AGCTTTATATCCAAATATTGAGCTTAGAAATAGAATTAACAGTTGGTTATCTGAAAGAAGTAGGCCGGAATTACCACCTCCGCGTCAAAATAGACACGCTGTAAATACAACAAATCATACTGGAGGAAGATGGAATTGGTTTAATTATGAAAGTTCAGGTGATGATATAATAAATAATTCAATGACGAGTATTTATAGAAATATAACAAGAGGAACAAATTTTCAAAGATATATTCGTAATAGAGAACAAACCATATCCAGTGCCAGAAGTCTAATTGAGCAAGAATTAAGAGAAGCAACACAATCTGACCTAGAAGCTGCTCGTGATTTAATTAATAGAGAGTTAGACAGTAGTGGTAATAATATAGTTCGCGATTCAAGTCAAGAGTCTGCTCCACCTCCGGCTCCAACTCCAACTCCAGATCCAGCTCCAGCTCCAGCTCCGGCGATTGATCATCGTCGAATAATATCTGAAATAAGTGATACAATTCAAAGCCAATATAATGAAGACGAATATCAAAGATGGTATGGAAATTTTATTCGACGTGTTAATAGGACCAGAATAACTTGTAGACGATGTGGGTTTAGAAGAAATCGTCTTGGCATAGAGTGCGAAGGGTGTGGTTGTGAATTAACACTTACACCCGGCCAGAGAACGATGGTTTCAGTAGTATATTTAAATTCTCGGTTACAAACTTTTCAAAGTCTTGTCCGCAGTTCACAAAATTTTGGAAATCCAATTACTGAGACAAATACAGAAACTAATACAGAAATGAATGATACGAATCAACCTGAGCAGAGTAGTAATGGCACAAGAAATAACATTGATTTAGAAGATGAGGATCAGTTCCCACCGCTTTCGAATACAAATACAAACACCAACACAACTAATTTAGATGTTAGAGTCGCCGATATTGAACAATGGAGAAGAAATATTCACGAAGATATGCGAAGTTTTAGAAGAAGTATGGATAGATATTTTTTAAGATTAAATGAGTTTGAATCAAGATTAAATTATGATGATAGACGGAGATATAATCCTAATTATATTAGTCCAAGAACTTCACTAGCATCTTATCACAGAAGAACACTATACCGTCCATAATATTGTAAAAAATTTGAAGTTATATAGTCTCTTAAATATAAGATGAAACTTCAAATCCAAGAATACCAATTTTTCTTGTAACAACAAGACTTGTAAAATGTCTTTTTCTTTTTCTAATCTCGTTTAATATATCTTTTTTTGAGATTGTGTTTTTTCTAACATGAACAAGGACTTGTCCATATAGAGTTGGTACATTCCATACTATTTCATAATAGCATTTTGAATTCGGTGGAAAATCCGCCTCATTTGTTTGTACTAAATATTCAGAAGATGGAGTGAAGTCTCTATTGCGTATTCTGGTAAATATATTACCAACATATCTTTGAATAGGAGTTTTGAAATTTTCCATATTTGCTTTTCGCTTAATACATTCATTCCAATCATAATAACCATCCTTGTGCCAGAAAACTCGATGTGGTTGCTCAAAATATATATCTTTATTATCAAAGAATAATTTCCAACAACCGCGTAGCGCATAAGCTCCTGGGGCAGTTTTCATTGTTCTGATAATAATATATTCTATTTTGTATTTCATTTTTTTGTTTAACTAAACAAACTATACTGAGGGGATGGCAAATCCTTTGGTGACTGAATAAAGGATAATACTTCAATAATTTTACGTGGATTTACATTTTTCCACACTATTTCATAAATGATATACATTACTGGAAATTCTGAATACAATCCTCGAAATTCTAGTAATTTACCCACATGATATGCTGTGTGCCAATCTGGAAGTTTCATATTTCCAAAAAGACGGCTTTCCAATAATTCCCACTTTTCATATATGTCCAATTCTTTAAAGTATTTTACATCATATTCTTCAGCATATGTTTTAGATAGTAAAATTCCTCTGCCAGAATGGGTTGTTAATATTAAATCTCCAATTCCAGCTGGACTTTCAAAAAAAGTTGAACGTAAAACAGTAGGAAAAATCTTTTGTGATAGTCTATACATTTCATGTAATCCGTATCGTATAAGAGCAGCTCGTGCATTCGAATAAGAATAAGCATCAAGAAATCCACATCCAAGAGCAATAATATTTTTAAAAACACCACATAGTTCTACGCCCAATCTATCTTTAGTCACATTTGTTCTAAAACTAATTGGATTAAATAGTTTGCTGATTGTTATTCCATCACCTTCGTTTTCTGTACCAATTGTTGCTTCAGCAAATTCGCCTCTGGATAAGGAGTCATACATATTTGGTCCCGACAAAACACAAATTTTAGATTTAGGAAACTTTTTTTTGATAAGTTGACATGTTGTTTGAATTTCTCCCCTAACACTAACTCTAATACTTTTAACAAGACTAACAACCGTTTTATAGTTAAGATTTACATCTTTTAGTGTTTCATTTATATATTCACCAGGAATAGCAATAAAAATAATTTTGCTATTAGAAATTGCAGTATTAATATCGATAGTTGCAGTAACATTAATCGGAAATTCTTTTGAATTTTTGGGTAAGTATTGTTTGTTTGTGCGAAAATTATTGATTTCATTTGCAACTTCTTTACGACGAACCCATAATAATATGTTATGATTGGGCGAAGACCTTGCTAAAACAAGAGCCATTGCTGAACCAAAACTACCTGCTCCAATAATACTTATGTATTCTTTTGTATTATTCATTATTACAAAATATAGCTTGTTATTTAACTAATAAATTATTAATGAATGAAAATAATATCTGGTATTGTTATTTATTAGTCGGATTTGGTGAAAAAAATACATATATTGGAGCGACAACTGATGTGAACAGGCGACTACGTCAACATAATGGTGAGTTATGTGGTGGGGCAAAAAGAACACGTTCTAATAGACCATGGCGTTTGCTTGCTTATGTTGAAGTTGGGGATAAAATACAAGCTTTACAATTAGAATGGCATATGAAACGAGGAAGAGGTCTTAGAAATAGATTAAATAGGTTTATAGAATTAAGTCAAGATAAAGGATTGATTGTAACAATTAATGAGTTTTAGAAAAATATAGAATTAACCCTTTAAACTTATTGTAAATTATATTGAATAGATTCTTAAAACATGGTAATATTATTGTAATAAATATAGTATCTTTCTTGAAATAATCCAGATTCATTGGATTTAATTCATCCGATTCAATTCCTATTGATGAATATGTATAATGTTTTGGAATATTACAAGGAATACTATATAATAGTTTCATACACTATATACATAATAATAGCTCTTAATATTAATAGACTATGTTTATATCATCAGACCCAGAAGACATTTCAGACCATTTTTCAACAAATACAACTATAACAGGGGGGGTTCCCGTACAATATTCCAGTCTAAGACAGAATGTTTATTATGATTGGGAGATTCCGCCATGGGAATTATTTATATTTGAAAATCATGTTCTTGGTGAAGGTTCTTTTGGAAAGGTATACCTTGCCAAATGGCGAGAAACCTTCGTTGTTGCTAAAATAATTAATCAGGAAGTATGTGAAAATAAGGAGTTTATATTGCGGGAAATAGATATCATGACTAAATTACATCACCCGAATATAGTACAATTTTTGGGTTATATCAACGTTCCATTTATTATTATAATGGAATATATTCCCAATGGAAATTTATTAGAACAAATAAAGTATTTGAAATATAAGAAAAAACTATCGATAATGATGGATGTTTTACAGGGATTAGCATATTTTCACAATAGACGTCCTCAATCTTTAATTCATCGAGATATAAAACCAACCAATATCCTTTTAACTCCATCATATAGAGCAAAAATTACTGATTTTGGCATTTCAAAGTTGTATAGTTTAGAAAGAAAGAATTCTTTCAGTGGAATAGATGTTATAAATAAGGAATCTGAATTGACAGCAGATGTTGGAACAATGCGTTATAGAGCCCCAGAAACATACAATTCAAATATAGAATACGATAATAAAGTCGATATATATTCATTCGGAGTTCTTTTGTATGAAATGTTTGAAGTAAGACGTCACGTACCCGATACACCAATGGTCTGGAAAAAATGTAATTCAGACATAAAAAAATTGATTGTTGAAAATATGTTATGTGGAGACCCGGATAAAAGATCCAGTGCAATAGAGTTAATTCATCAATTGAAGGCTATAAAAAAGAATAAAAAGCAAAATATACTTTCCAAAATGTGTAATTTTTTAAAATAGTGTAGAGTTAGGTTTCACTCTATATTCATAAGTATTTTCAAACGTATTTGCCCCATTTTTTATAATTTTATCGGCATGTTTAATCATATTATGGGCAGAAATAATAGACACTTCTTGGTCATTTATCCATTTTGAATTATAGCAAGCATATGCATTTTTTGCATTAGGAATGATAGCTTTTAATGGTTTTTTTGTAGGTATAAATGTTTGCATCAAGAATCTCGTGGGTCCGTTTTCATTTTTGATATACTCATTTGCCGGAGTGCTTGAATGAATCCAGCGACGATTATTAAAAATAGCAAGATCATCTTTCTGCCATTGAATACTAATTCTATGAGGAAGAACTTTTTCAGTCATAAAATTTTTCATCCACTTTCTGGAATTTGATACAGTCCATCCATTCACTTTCTCAAAAAAAGTTGGCAACACCAAAACTCGCGGGGATTCAGAAGGATCATCTGGGGCAAAAAGTATTGGAACCGAATTTGTTCCTTCTGTCATTTCTAAATGCGGTTCAAGTCGGTTAACTCCGGCATAATCCTGTTTCATTGTTCCAGTTACAAATTTTCTACGATTAATTTCTGTTAAAATGTTCTCACAAGCAATTTTTTCTTCTTGTTTTAGACTTTCATATATTCTTTCTCCAGAAATAAAGTCGGTATCACCTCCAATTAAAGGTTGTTCTACAATATAAAATGCGGTTACTACGTGAACTAATTTATAGTCATGACCCAAAATATCAGAATGCCATATATAATCCGTTTTAAATGGCTCATAGGGCTCAACTTCAATATTCTTAATATTAAAGTAATTTTTTAGAGTAATAGAACCTCTTGGTGCAACATGCTTACAATCCGGAAATTGGTCAAATGGCTGTAACATCTGATGTTGATATTCCAATGGTGAATCAAGAGCATCTAAATCGGCATCTAAGTCAAACTCTTTTGAAAAATCCAGAAAGGTTTCAGGACATACATGCTTACAATCTTTAAATATTAGCATCGGATATTTCTTAAAATCTTCTCTAAGACTATCAAATGTGTTTTTATCAACATTCTTTATATCACTAATACCCCTTACATATGCAATTTTATTCTCTAAAGGGTGAATATGCAGGTGATATGCCATCGTTGATAAGAATTGTAGGTATAGAAGACGCATTGTTGTTTATAGTTTATTTTAATAAAGATTTACTTATATCTACTTAAAGACATAGCTCTTAATACATATAGGATGTTTGTAAATTTACCTGTAGATGACGGTTTTTTTGAGAGAAAAAGAGAGATACAATGTTGTTTTTCAAAAAAAAAGTCAAAAAATAAGTCAAATAAAGCGAATCAAGAGATTAAAAATAATAAATATCCTAATTGTCATGTATGGGAATTTCACATAATAGAGCTCATGAGGTCAAAATTATTAGACAATAGAACTAATTAAGTATTAATATATAATATCATCTATGAATACGATATTCGGTGAAAGATTACACAAATTTGTAAAAAATTATAATTTACATGTTTTCCACTTACATGAAGCTGTGAAACAAGAAATTTATGTGAATTCTCAATATATATATGGACTTGAAAGTGTAATTAACAAAAATTTTGTATTAGTCATAATCGCAGAAAATTGTTTTGTAATACCAAAATTATGTGCTTTAAGGTGGAAATACTTTGAAGCAATTATAAACCGTAATAGTAAAAGGTTTAAAAAAGTTAACGGTGCAATTATCATAGATATTACAAATATGATGATTGATTCAGGATTACTTGAATCAATACGCTTTGTTAAATTTGGGAATACATTTCTCCGATTCTTGTATGAAAATAACGGATATAATTTGTTTTGTGAAAGAGAAGAAGTTGAAGCTTGGAAAAAATTCTTAGATTTATTAATTCCACCAAAAGATTATTGGAAATCAAAATATTCATTCGATTTTGGAGAGCCCGATAGTAATCAAAATGAAACCGTTCCAATTAATATAGAACCACCAGTCGGTTTACCAACTGATTTCAATCAATAATCGCAAACATTTGAATCAAGATACCAAGTAGATACTTGAAAGTTTGAATATTTCTCAATAAATTCAAAATCTTTCTTATACATTTTTTTTAAGAAATCCTTTGCCTTTTTTGATAGTTTATATCTTCTTCTATTCGTCGATACATTATTGTTGGGTACTTTTCCACCAAAACGATGTACAAGATAAGTTTCCATATCATCAAAGGGAACAACGTACTTCAATTTATTCTCATTAATCCAATAATGTTGCGGAGTATATGTCCACTTTAATGGTATCTTAACAGAATCTATCTTATGTTCATGATTTGTAACTTCATCAATAATAAGATTATGATATTTGTGTGATTTGTCACCCCATACTTCTGCCCATTGACTTGGAGTTTTAAGTCCTACATTGATAATCTTTCGAATCTTTTCTGAATTTGAATAGTTTTCAATCGCATATTTGACTGCCGAACAAAATCGAGAATATGGATCCCTAATTATAATCATTTGATTGTCGAGACTACTAATTTTTGCATCATGACCATTATATGATAACTTCTGGCTGTTATTACAATACTCTTCTATAGAAGTTCCCGCATTTTTTGGGATATGAATAAAGTTAACCTTTGTCATCAAGTATCTTTATTTCATATTTATTAGAAAACTAAAGTCATTTTTTCATTCTCTTTCATTCTCTTTCATTTCAGATAAAATCTCTATTGTTTCCTCAATTATGCTTTCCATATCCATCTCTCTCATATATGCCTTAATTTCTGCCTGAAAAATAGAGTGGGCATCATCTTGAATAATTGGTGCCAAACTGTCTGGTGTTTTTGAACGTCTTTGGTCTAAATTACTTGGAATAGTCATCGGACTATTAACTGGTGAAGGGGTACTTCTACCCCCAACAAAAGTAGATATATTATTCTGTGTATCAGTCTCTTCAAAACTATCATCATCCTCTAATTCTATTTCACTTGCTGAAGCAGTTAATCGTCCAGTAGCTCCGGTTGTTGAAGGAGCTTCGGTTTCTTGTCCGAATATTTCGGCTATCTCATTGTCAAATTCGTCGAGGGCAGCAGCAGAATCATCCATTGTGGTTTCTACATATGTATATTCAGTAACAATATTTCTAAAAAGCCTACCATTAGGTTGTAAATTTACAGATGTTGTGTTTCTTGGTAATTCAATGGCTTGTTCTTGTATTCTGGAATTATATAAACCCTGTTCAATTGAACCTGGTGGAAAATGATGATTTCTTAAAGATGCTATTGTTCCAGTTGAATCTTTATCACTCTTAGTCTTATTTGCAGGATTAATATATTTGATTCTAAGTCTGGACACAAATTGATATGAACCATTCCTAAGTGTATTAGAAATTTGTTCTAAATATTGATGCATCATCAAAAATTTAATAAGAATACTATTTTCAACATATCTTTGCATCTCATATATATCATAACCCTTATACGGTTTTAGAAAAAGTATAGGTTTTGTTAAATCAATACCAACCTTATAATAATCTGCAATTGTATCATATAATTCATCACTAATTGGAGTAAATTGAAAATCATAATCTGGATTAGTTTCATTATAAACGGTTTCAATCATATTATAATTAGTTCCACTTGGATACCAAATAACATCTTTATTATCTTTCAAATGTGCTATAATTCTTGGTATAAGATCTCTTTTCAAAGGGTCGTTAATACGTATATTTTCTTCAACATAATCTTCAGTAAGATGTATTGTGTTAAGTGAATCATTATCAAATTTGTTTTCCTTTATACCACTATTTATTTTTCTTTCTTTTATTTCTAAGCACTTTTCTCGGTTATATTTCTGAACATCTGATATAAATATTGTATTTCCATTATATTCATATTCTCCTTGATACTCATCTTCTTTACCAAAAACTGTAAAGGGTTTTTTATTAAAAAATTTTGTTTCAACACTATTATATCCCTCTTTTCTTATCATTCCATTATCAATCCATATATTTGAATCTGGATCTTCATCTATATCATTAATGTAGTAACATTCATGTTTCAAATAATCTAAATAGGGTTTAAGTTCACTTTTCATAACATCCGATTGAACAAAAACATCTTCATGTAAAAGTTCTGATATAGGCTTTAAATCTTCAATAAAATCGTAATATTTTGGCTGACGGTCACTTGATGCTCCAGCTCCAGTTGCTGTATCTTCCGTAGTTAAACATTCAGGATGTTCTATTATAACATTTTTTCTAACCATTTCAAAGTCCCAATCATACATTTTCTCCATTGCTCTTGGTGAATAATTGATAGTAAGCCATAAATATTCGATTGGTAATTGAATACTTGTTATATCTAACAATAATTTTCTTACATTAAAAGTTAAAGATAATATTCTATCATCTGCTTTACCATCATTCCTTGGTTTCTGAGTATCATCAATCCAATATTTAAGTAATTGCTTTGATTTCTTTGAATCAGCAAAATACATTATACCACCAGATGTTTCAAACATGTATGGGTCCATCATTACTCCCGCGGAATCTTGATAATGATCCGCCGCACGTGGGTCTGACCACCACCCTCTGGCCATAAAATCTACATTTTCAGTATCAAAAATATGAGGATACTTTCGAACAAACATATCTCCATCGATGTAAACAATAGCTCTACCTCCAGACTTTGCTAAGGCTTTTTGTATAAAATATGGTTTTGCATTGATTGCCATTTGATACCCACCTTTTTTTGCAAATGCTGGTACTTCCAATGCAAAATAGTTACATTTGCTTTCAGTACACTCTGCCTCCCATTTGTCTATCATTTCATTATATAGTATTGGTAACTTCCATCTAAAAAATGTATTTAAAATATCGTATATATTAGCTTCAATTTTACTATCATTTCTAAGAAGTTCAATATCTTCATTTGTCAGATTCTTATTTCTCAATATTGATTCAAACGCATATTTTTCATATTTGTCTAAATCTTCATAAGACAAATTTAGTTTTTTCTTGAAAACAGAATTAATCGCTTTTTTAATGGCATTTTGTCTCTTTGCCATTTTGGTTACAACACTTACAATTTCTGTTTGGTCCATTCCACCACTTAATAGTTGCTCTACCTTCATACGAAACATGTTTTTAGAGATAAGAAGTTTGGAATATTCTGTTAAAAATCCCTTGATTCTATTATAAATTATAATACTTAATATTTCAAGTATGTCTTGAATACGTTTTTTTGATTGTTGATGGTTATCAAATACAAGTTTCATAAAGCTGAACTTGTTTTCATAAATAAATGTGTCGCGAAGTATTTTATCTAAATTATCAGACTTGTTTACAATTGATGATGTTATTCTTTTTTTCAAATCATCCAAAAATTCAAGTACATAATCTGACTTATCTACATTCCCTTTTCCCGCACTATCCAATTTGTGGAGATTTATTTCATCTGTCATATCACCTTTTAGACTATTGTAAAAAACAATCGAAAATCTTTTACAAATTTTTTGTAAATTGCTTCTAATCTCGGAATATGGCATAAAATCTCCATTCTTAACCTTATAAAACATGTCTGGATTGGTCTGCATAGACCCATTATAGATATTCACACATGCTTTTTGTATTTGTTTAACAAACTGTTCATAAGTTGCATGACAATATTTGGAAGTATTATTGTTCCTATTACCTCTGCCCCACCAATAAGTAGCTATAATAAATTTACTATCTTCATTAACAATTGTTGGAGAAGCATCTACCAAAGCCTCGTCTAATGCTCTAATAACATCCTCATGTGGATTGGACATAATATTATAATAATATATTAAAATCTTACATTAAATAGTATGGAAGATTTTACCATTATATATAATCGTTGGCAAGGTGAAAATGATATCAACAATTATATCTTTACAAATAAAAAGACAAGTAATTTAAAAGAACAACACACGGTTATAAATCATGTAATAAGTCGTTTTGATACTGTTTCACAAGTTATGAAAAAAATCTATGTATATGTGTGCGAAAATGCTTTAAAATTGTCTGTTTCATTAAGTGATTTATATTTATGGATTGACGACAATAATTCGCCATTTATAGAAAACGGTAAGAAATCTAATATATGTGATAGTAAATATGAACATGACCTTATAAATATATTTCTGAATAATTCCAATGAAATCAAATTTACACTAACTTCTCATTTAGAAAAAAGACTCGAAAAGAGTAAGACTGTTGCTAAGTGGGTTGAATCATGGGTAGCAAACAATGCTTCCAAAACCAGCAAAATGGACAAATCACAAATAGAAAACATAAAAGAACATACCAATTTTATAACTAAGGTAGAAAGTACAAAAATTCCCAAAAAGACTTTACAAATAAAAAGAACTCGTCACACTATGATTTTTACAGATTTAGTATTATCTAAAGAAACAAAAAAAGATGGGTTGGATATAGACAAAATATTTAAACAATTTCCACTTAATAATAATGTTCCTCTAATAAAAATTGGAACTAAAACAAATTCAAAGACTAAAGTTTATAAACCAGCTATAAAAAGAGAACTTGATACTAAATTCTGGAAAAAGTGGCAAAAAGAAGATGATAAAGAGCAAAATCTTCAAATCAAATTTATGTATGAATTTTGTACAATACAAATCACAATATATAACAACTCAAGTATATCAGTTAGATGTTCTGGTGAAATAACAAAAGAATTATGGAAAATGGTATATGAAAAAATTTTAGAATGGATAATATTACCAATTAATAATATTGTACAATATGAGCTTAAACCTCTAAAATTCGAGAAACTTAAGTATAGATTAATTAACTCAAAAACACTGATTAAGAAGAATGTTAACTTAAAACCCTCTATTATCAATGATTTTATAGAATATGTACCTTACTTCTCCCTTTCAAATGAAGAAAAACTACGTTTTATAAAAGTAACAGACTATCAGAGAAATAGAATCACTGTCGCTAACGAAATATATAATTTATATCGGGATAATGAAAAAACAGTCAAAAGATTAGGAATATTGTTTATGATATCTGATAATGAAGCGAATAATGAATTAGATATACTTAATAATGATAAATTAGTACGGAATTCAAATAATGATATGCGACTATTAGATGAATCTTCTTTAGGCTATAGTATAAAAATAACATATGACTCTGAATATATTAAAATAATACACACTGGAAAAAATCCAGAAGAAATTGACTATGCTATAAATATAATTAGAAAACTTCTATTTATACATAGCATCAATACCAATAATTCAAAGCAAGATAAACCAGTTATAATAGATAGTGACGATGACTCCGATGATGATATTGATGCTCTAATTGCAAATGTTGACGATTCCGACGATTCTGACAGTTCAGATGATTCTGATGATGATAATGTTCCTATATTAAAAAGCGATAGTGATTCAGAATCGGAGTCAGAATCGGAATCAGAACCAGAATCAGACTTAGAAGACGAAAACAAAGATAATTCATGGTATAGTCTATCAACTACAAGACGTCCAAAAATTCCTCCAAAAGATGTAAAAACAATTCGTTTTAGTCTTCCTCCGGCAGGATGGAATACTAAGAAAGATAAGGCAGGTAATATTAGAACATATCGTTCAGAAAGACTTAAATTTTATGATCCTGACTTATTCAATATGAAGTTTAGTGAAACTGGCAAAGAGGTTAGTAGAAAAGATGGAAAAGTTGAGTTTAGTACATCTTGTGCACCTACACAATCACACCCTATTGCTTTTAACCATGCAGAACATGATAGACTATTAGAAATACTCAAAGAATATGTTGACAATGGACATCCAGAAATAAAAGATAAACCACGTATATTAGACTGGCTTGAATACAGAAATGTTTGGTACTTAGCATCTGAATGTATATGTGTGGGTTGTATGTTACCTCTTAGACTCGATGAACTGGGTAAAAACGACGAATGTCCAAAATGTAATAGTAACAAATACACAATACGCAATGATAATTCATCTACTGGAAATAAAATAAAGCTTGGCCCTGCAAAGTATAATCTTTCTGTATGGCCTTGTAGAAGAATTAGAGACCAACCATCTAATCAAAAGAAAGCACCAGATTCATCTACATATATTTTGGGTAAAGACAGATTTAATATAGAAAAGGGTAGACTTGGGGATTTGCCAGACGCTATGCATAAAATGTTTGGTAATGCTACTGATATTTCTAAAGGTCCAATACCAAAATCAGGAAATCCATATATTTTGAGATACGGTATTTATGAAAAATCATTTGATGATTCCTTTATAAAAGCTATTAGTGTTTTGTATGGCAAAAATGAAAATCAAGTCATTGATAGTGTTATTAATAATCTGAAAGATGTAACACAATTTATAAGAACTTGCGAAGGTTCTTTAATTAACTTGTTTTCAGCTAAAAGAAACAATGATACCAATGATTCTGATTATAAAAAATGGTTAAAAGAGCAAACATTCAAGGGGAGTATCTCATCAAAACATATGCAAAATATATATAATTCTTATGCTAACTTTTGTGATTTCTTGAAAGATAAATCAATCGAACACGACCATCGCATTATGTGGCCTATTCTATGTTATCCCGGCGTATTATGGAAATATGGTTTGAATTTATATTTATTCAAAACTGATAAAAAAACGGGAAATCGTGTGGAATATATATGCCCACCAAATGGACATCCCTTCTACTATCATTACACAGAAGAATTTGTCAATAGTAAAACTGCGTTTTTACTATTCTCAACAATGTATGATGGAAGATATTTTTATGAACCATGTGCTAAATTTATACCATCTGATAAGAAGCGAAAAGAGCCACAATTGTTATTCGATTCATTACAATCTCCTTCAAATACAAATAAAGATGGTTTATCTACAGCAGCTTGGAATAGTGTCGCTCCACTAAGACAACATTGTGGAACATCTTTACAAGATAATTATGTAAGTTATCTACGCAAAAATAATTACAAATTAAATCCACTTCCTTATACTTCTAATTATTCCTATTTATCCGATTACTTTATAGACCTAAATGCTAAAAAAATACTACATAAATTAGAACTGAAACCCATTGCGCAAGTTATGAACTCAAAATATCAATCCAATGGTTTAGTTGTATTATATCAAAAAGTTAAGTTCTTTATCCCTATAGAACCTCGGTCTGTTATATTAGACTTAGACATTCTTGAAAAAATTCCTTGTTCTAATATTCCAGACTTTAATTTGGCTTATAAATTTTATACTTGGTTAAGCAAAAATAAAATGCGCACCAAACCTCTGGAATACATTGTGGATTTGAAAACAAACAAGATAAATGGAATTATATTAGAAACCAATAATGTAATACCTATCAAACCATCGTCATTATCGCAAGATAATAATGGATTAAAGAAAAGTATCAGACCAACTTATGAATGTGACGAAGATATTGATGTAATTGATACAAGAGAAACTTATATTAGTGAATTCAATGATTATTGGTATGGATATGATGAATTTTGTATGAATGTTGCAAAAAATATAAAAAAATCGCAATCAAAACTTGATGATAAAGATATACAAAAATCAAAAGATATTATTAAATTATATTCTAAGTCTCTGGTTATTGATGATATTACTAAAAATTATTTAGACACTCTTCTAAAGGAATATGAATATAATTATGTCAGAAGAAATGATATCAAAACTGGCAAAAAGCCATTATTTATAACTCAATTAGAGAATAATAAAGTAGTTCCTGATACAAAAATATTTGATGACAATGAAAGTAAAGAGTATTATATCAAAAATCAAAAAAATCAGAGTACTTATGCCAAATACATACCGTTTTATAATCCAGACAATTTAGATATTTTAAAGGATAGCAAATTATATTCAATGAGTAATATTGGTCTTAAACTTTCAAAAACTTGGCAAAAAATCTTACATAAAGACTTTAGATATGCCCATTATGATAAATATGTGTGGATTGATAAAATTACCCATATCTCAATATATGACCTTCTAAAGGAACTTCAAAATGATAGAAAATGGATAGAAATATCAAGACAAACTAATTCATGTATAGTAATATTAGATAACAAAGGTAGTGCTATAACATACGGGAATAACAAACGCTCCCGATTTTATCTATTATTTTACTCTATTGAAAGTGATATATACCCAATTTTTTTAACTAAAAATTCAAATCAAGAATTTGATATGTCTTCTGCTGATTTGTCAACAGAGTTTATTGAGATAATAGGAGGAGATTGCCCAAAAAACATAGAGGATAAACCCAAAGATGATAAACCTAAAGAAAAGAAACCCAAAAATGATAAGTCTAAAGAGATATATTGTAAATTATCAGATACTAATGTAAGACGAAGGTGTACTAAAACAAAACTAAAGTCTGAAGATTCGGATGAATGCTTGTACGATAATAAAACAAATTACTGTAGAATTAAGAAATAGATTTAACTTAAAATGTTTATATATTTCATGTACGAATTGTTGTATGTAATTGCAATTTTATCTATTTGTTCCTATATATTCTATGCGTGGTATAATCCTAAACTTGTGTATGTAAAATCTAAGATAGATGGTAAAACTTATGTAGTTAGAAACGTAAAAAATAAACAAAATGCTGCGAATTTATTAGCTGATGTTAGCGTACGTTTACACACATTAGTTGATAAATTTAGCAAAAAATATGGTAATACTGACGAAAGAGTAAACTTAATGTCCAAAAGATTCAAAAATCATGAAATACGCGAAGCATTGCCAAAATCTGGACAAACAAGCTACAGTCTTAATAAAGGCGAACGAATAGTTCTTTGTCTAAGAGGAAGAACCAAAAACGAAACCATCGCGGATGTGAATACTATTATGTTTGTTGCTTTACATGAAATGGCCCATATTATGACAATATCTATCGGACATAATCAAGAATTTTGGGATAATTTCAGATTCATTCTTGCTCATGCCATAAAATGGGATTTATATACACCAGTCAATTATAAAGATTCACCAAAACAGTATTGTGGAATTAAAATTACAGAATCTCCTTTAAGAAAAGCGGATTCCGATAAATACTTTGGATGCGCACCATGTAAAAGTCCTCCTTGTCAATGCTAAAAAAGATTAAGACTACTTTAAGAACTACAGATTATAGGAATATGGTTGATTGTATGCTCATATTTTCATCATGTCTCATTGGTGGTTTAACAAGTATACTTATTAAAATGGGTACAACTATCAAATATGAAGATATAGATATAAGACATCCTAAATTATTTCTTAATGTTTTTTGCCATCAATATATTCTGGATCCATTACTAACATTTCTTATAGTATTAGCATTTCGTCCTCCAATAACACAGGTGTATGGTATGTTCATATTGGCAGTTACACCTGCAACAGCCGCGGCAAGTGTAACAGCTTATACTGTAGATGCAAATGTACCACTTGCACTTGCATTATCCATGGGTTCTGTGACTCAAAGTATCATATTTACCCCGTTAATATTTACAGCTTTGTTGGAATCATATAGAATAATTGGAAACATTGATAATAAGGAAAAAATTAGTCTTCCATATGGTCGAATGTTTGTATTAATGAGTTATGTAATGTTTCTTATTGGTATTGGATATAAAATACGTGAAAAATGTAGTGAAAATTTTGTAAAAAAAATAGGAAAGTTTTTTCTGAGATCGAGTATTATTCTTATGTTAACTGCCTTTGCTTTCTATTTTGCAAGTAAAACATATATTGAGCCTATGACATCGAGTAATCCTTATAAATATTATGGTTCTATGTTACTTATGATTTCTAGTCAGTTATTATTTGCGCATTTCCCAGTTTATTTACCAGTTTGTAATTTAGAATCGAAACAAAAAGACGCAGTAGTATTAGTAAGCACCAGACGTAGTCCCGGTATTTCTCTTGCCATTACCGCATTATCATTTCAATCATCCGATAAATTAGGAGAAATTATAGCATATGTTTTGGTCTATAGCATGATTCGTGATTGGACTACTATGCCATATCTTATGCAATTACGTAAAATTCGTCTTGGACATTATTGTTATAAAAAGAAAAATCCCGAAGAAAAAGAGGATGAAACACCTAATGACTCGGTTATGTGCGAAGAAGGTAACACTAGTAGTGAACAATCTGTAAAGATTGAGCTTCCACCACTAGGTTTGCGGTATACTATGTATGGGTCTCAAAAACCCTAGAATATGAATATTACATCGAATTCAGTTTTGCGAATATCTTCGCACACATTGTAACATCTTCTCCGGCACGATGTTTTTGAACAATATTTGTTTCAAATAGAGAGTTATATAAGTTTACAAGTTTATATTTATGAGGTTTATAAGGTCCTTTAACTTTTTTTCTTGCAAACTCCATCACACAAATAAACTTCTTTTTATTAAACTCTTCAATGAAATCTTTACAATCATATCGATAGGCTTCAGATAACAATACATTAATATCAAACTGGGCATTATAAGCCAGAACAGTATTAACATTAACCAAATCTTTTTTAAACTCTTCAAGAACTTCTTTAAATGGTTTTCCTTGTTCTAAAGCAGTATTGTGTTCAATACCGTGTATCTCTGAATTATTTATCTCAAAATTATCAGGATATATAACACTTGACATTGGTTCTTCAAAATTCCAAGAATTATTTATCTTAGATATTTTTCCATATCCAAGTTCAACTAATCGAGAACTATCATAATATTTCGTCTTTTTAGGATGATAAAATCGGTTATTTGTGTATCTTAACTTCTTGTCCCTTTTTTCAATAGGAATTCCCGTTGTTTCACAATCAAATATTAAAATAGGCATATCTCTTACTTTTAACTAATCATTATACTATTCATTTTTATATATTTATATGTCTATCATATGGGGCTATATTACCATTCATTCGTATCCTTCTAAAACGAAACATAATGTGTTTATAATATACTTTCTTATCCAATAAATATCTTGCCATTACTGTTTCCGAATGGAGAGACATAAATTTACTAATGGATAACAACTGATGAAATAATTCTCCGTATATTCTATAATTATTATAGTTGGTAATTGCAAACCTATCATTAAACTTCCAAAGCCAAGAATTTTCATACTTGACATTAAAATCAGGTATACATATTCTATTATTACATACGGATTCGAAGAAACTTTCCTCTAATTTATTTAAATACTCTACATCTGGTCTTAAAAAGATAATATAGTCGAATTTTGTTTCAGTGTCTTTAATCATTTTTGTTAATTTCAATTTTGAATATTGAGCCAATATAAAATTATCTACTGAATTATATTGTGTGTTCCAAGGATCAGGATACTTTCTGTATTGTTCCAGATTTAGATTTTTCTTAACTTCATCCTGATTCTCTATTACAAAATAATCGGGATTAAGCAATTTATATTCATCATTATCAATTTGTGTTGTTGATTCCCCAGTTCTTACATTATTGTAGCTGTCTAAGCCATATGTATGTAAAAATATTTTGAAATCATAACCAAGCTCATTAAGTGAGTCAGTTATATTATGTTTTATCGAATCAATTGTAAATTTCAAGCTTCTTGTTATACCAAAAAAACCAAGTGCCACTTGCATTATTTCTAATATTATTCATTTTGGTTACAAAAACCCCAACATATAATACTTATTCTTCCTTGGGTTTCGTTCATTTTTGGAGGTATACCGTGTCTCCAAGTGGTATTAATTTTTCTACCAAAACCGTAACACATTGAATTTTGTAAAACAAACTCAGTTCTTGTTCCAGTTTTAGCATGTTGAAATGTAATACTTCTTTCTGCTCCAAAAGACACTCCAATTGTAATATTTTGCTTCTTAGCCTTCTCTGGGTCTAATGCAGCCGCGTCAAAATGGTATGGTTTCCACTCATCACCTTTCTCATACAAATTGAATCGGGTAGCATGTATATCCATGTTAAAGTAATTCGCTATTTTATCTATTACTTTGTTAAATAGTGGACTTTTATCTTTACATTTTGCTCTATCATTCATTATCCAATGAGTTCCATCCAGTTCCTTATTACCATGCCATGCACAAAAATCATCATAGTTCATCTCATCCATTAACTCATTATAAGCATTCCTAATATCACTAAAAACATTTAGAAATAAAGCGGGTACAAGGATGATATCATTCTCCTTAATTGGATATGCAAAACGAGGCCATACACCATAACCAACTTGTACTCTTAGATCCGCAGGACTATAATCCGGTTTAAAACAAATCGTATTACGCCTCTTCCTTTCCTCATAAGTATCAGATGCAGGTAATCTTGTAGACATTACTACTTAATAAAGCTATATTTTTATACTTTATATAATGAAAAACAACATTAGAAAACAATGGGTAAATTTATTGAAACATTATTCGGAAATATAGTTTAAGGTAAATAATATATATTTGATATGGATTTGCCTAGAGAACTAATATTAGAAATAAGCGAATATGCTGGTATATCTTGTTATATTTGTGGTAAAAAACTTTGTCCATGGACAATCATCGGATATTCAGGAATATATTTTTGTAGGAATGAATGTTATGTTTAGGCAATTCTCTCTATATCAATAATAGTTAAGTGGTCCACATTATCTTTATAATCTCTAACAATTTTGTCTCTTTTAAATTCCTCAATTGTAGATGGAAAAATACAATGACATGAATTATGAATACACATTTTTCTAAATCCATGAGGACAAACTTCTGATAAAAGGGACAATGGATCATTTGTACATCTTTTACATTCCATTAATCTTGAAACAACTCTTGAACGTAATACATGGGGATAATATTCAGTATTATTAGTTATTTCATCATCAGATTCATGGATATATGTATGTACATATTTCACCCTATATATCGGGAATTCGGGTATTATATATTCCTTAATCAAATCTTTTATTACAAAATTCAAATCATTTTCGCGAGACATATTCTTTACATTACTTTTTTTTACTTTCTCCACTTCCTACCGCAACCAAGACACGTAATAAATATTGTTTCCGATTCATCACTTGACCGTGTTTGCATTGTGTAGTAAGTCGTTTTGTTACCACCACATTTTGCACATTTGAATTGCTCGGTAGCAATACTACTATCAATTTCAGACACTGCTGCATCCCGTTTCTTTTTCTCTTCTATGATTTTTTCCCACCTTTCTGGAAACAAATCACACGGAGATGCAAATGCTACTTCATGTGGTTGAAACTCTCCATCTTTTAGACGATTAATCAATGATTTATTCCCAACATAACAATTTGGAATCAGATTTGCACATACTTGTTTCAGCTTATTTTTATAAGTATTCGTGAAAGAAGGACTATCCCACATACATGGTTGATGACGAGCCTTTGATCTCCAAATAGTATAATTATATATTCCACGCTCCAGATTAATAGTTATAGCATTATCATTGATAATTTCAGCTAAAATATTTCGCGAATTAATTCTTAAAGTTTCTACACTCATACTACTATTATATCTTAATAGTCTTACAGTAGATTTACATATCATTTTTTAAATCATGTTTAAATCATGTTTAAATTATTCGTTCATTAGTCTGTTATTATTATGTATTGTACAAGACATGAGACTACAATTAAAGAAGTTTGATATGTCTTCTATTGCTGCAGATAAGGTAGTTGTTATGATAGGTAAAAGAGATACAGGAAAATCATTTCTGTGTAAAGACCTTTTATGGCATCAACGAAAAATTCCAGTCGGTACAGTTATATCTGCAACTGAAGCAGCGAACTGCTTTTATGGAGATATGGTCCCACCAATATTTATTCATAACGAATATAGTGAAGATATTATACAAAGAATCTTAATGCGCCAAGAAAAATTATTACATAGAAAGAAACAACCCGGTGGATATAATATTAATCCAAGTGCATTTTTAATACTTGATGACTGCCTTTATGATAATAGTTGGACAAAATCGAAACATGTTCGTTCCTTATTTATGAATGGACGGCATTTCAAAATGTTTTTTATTATTACAATGCAATATGCTCTTGGTATACCTCCAAATCTAAGAACAAATATCGATTATGTATTTATTTTGAGAGAAAATATCGTACAAAATCGCAAACGTCTTTATGATTGTTACGCAGGAATGTTTCCCTGTTTTGAAGTCTTTTGTGCCGTTATGGATCAATGTACAGAAAATTATGAATGCATTGTTATTAACAATAATGCTAAGAGTAATCGCATAGAAGACCAAGTTTTTTGGTATAAAGCATCCAGTCACCCCCCTTTTAAATTAGGTAGTGATAGAATTTGGAATTATAATAATAGAAATTATACCGGACCTAAAGCCCCAAACTCGGAACATGATAGAGAATGGGACCCCGGAGCTTTTAAAGCAAAAACAAACAAACCTACCGTTTGTGTACAAAAGTACAACTCGCTATAATTAATTAACTACAAAATGATATAAATCATTATGTACCTTATTCACTTTACAAGCCTATTTATTGCTACTTTTGCAGGTCATGATTTGATATATCATCCTACACATGAACCTACACACGAACCAACTGAAATTCCCAGTTATAATCCAACAAACTCTCACTCGCCGACTTGCCAGGGACTTTTCGAATACGGTCCAACTTGTGTACCCTCAGCCTCTCCTACATATTCGCCCACAAACTATCCAACTTTAAAACCAACAAATTACCCAAGTCCAAACCCCACATATACACCATCATTTATACCTGTATCAATTCCAACATATGAACCATCTAATATACCCACATATGGTCCAACATATCATCCCAATCCAAATCCTACAAAAAAACCATCTAATATACCCACATATGGTCCAACATATCATCCCAGTCCAAATCCTACAAAAAAACCATCTAATATACCCACATATGGTCCAACATATCATCCCAGTCCAAATCCTACAAAAAAACCTTCCAGTAAACCATCATATAACCCCACATATAAACCTACACGCAGCCTATAAATCAACAACTAAGTAAAATATTTTAACAGAATTATAAAATATCATTATATGGAATTTATAAATAATGAAAATTCATCCGATTTAACTATTCTTCTGAATAATAAACTATGGTTTAGAGGTAAAAATCAAAAAAACCGCGCTATTTCTGAAAGACAAAAATTATACGGAAACAAGGGAATCGTAATTTCAAAAAACGAGTCTAAATCCAATAAACAAATGAGCAGTGTATTTGAAAATCCATATGAACTATACGATTATACAAAAAAAACACCTCCTCACTTAAGATGTTTTTATGAAATTGTAGAACATAACAGTAAATTATACTTTGATATCGAATATGATAACTATTGTCTTCTTTTAACAGAAGTATTACAACACTTATATTCCATTTTAAAGTTATTATACAATATTTCTCCAAAAAAACGCATTATACTTTCAGCACATAGATATAATAAAAAATCTTGGCATATCATTTTCCCAGAATATTCTATTAGTCCAGAAGAACGTAAAAAACTTAGTAAATACTTACAAACTGCCGCCAAATCTTATGTAGACTGGAGAGTATACAATACGAATCAACCCTTTCGATTATGTGGTTCTTATAAATCAATAGATTTTTCCTCGAAACTTTATCTTGTCGATGAGAATGAAAATAAAATATTAAATTATGACTCGAACACTTTTATAAATACAATGGTTACACAAATAAATCCAGATGCAATATGTATTGAATCCAAAATATAGTAAATTTAATTTATTTTAAGATTATAATGTCAGATAGTGAAGAATCATTAGAATATGATACTGAAGAAGTATTTCAATCGGATAGTGAAGAATCATCGGAACAGGATGGTACTGATAGCTATGAAGTGTCAAATAAAGAGTTGTTACACATGTGTAGTGGTTTGAGTGATACAGACATATCATCAAATATAGAAAGACTAACACAAAAGAAAATAGAAGCATTAGAAAATGCAAAACTGCAATCAGACGATAATGTAAAACAAAACATGATAAATTCAATAAATAAACACCATAAAGACGATTTAATTCGTTTAGAAAAAGCTGCTAGAATGGATAAAGGTTTATTAAATTATTTATATGATTGGGCTGCTGCAAATGGTGGTATAATAGGAGGTTCTACAGCTCTTGCCGCTGAACTTACACGACAAAATAAAGGAGAATATATTGGATGGATACCAAATGACATAGATATTTATTTCAAGACAGAAGAAGGTGTCCATTTTGATCCGAGAAATTGGAAAGAAATAGACTTCGGAAAAAAATATAAGACAGCTATTGTTCAAAGTTTTAAGGCGCATTTTGTTAGATTTCTCCAAGCGTATAGTGATAGTGGTCAGACAAATATAGCAGGGAGAGGATTCAAAGATTCACTACATGAATCGTATGGATTACATAATACATCAGAACTCAATGGTTCAACAGAAACACCTGAAGAAAAAATTGATAAAGAAAAAATTGATATGACTATTCAGGTATTTAATTATAGTCCAAATTACTCAAATCGATATGAAATATGGGAAATAAGCGAGGATTATAATCCCAAAAATATACATAAAGTTCCAGGAGATTTATATTGTTGTTACCCTAGCAGAGGAGGCGTCCTGGGTCGATTCCCACAACCAACCCATACCAGACCATTAAAAGTAAAAAAAGGAGACATTGTTTACTTTGATCATTGGAGGGACGGTGGCATTGTTTCTAAAAAGCTCTATATAAATGGTCAAGAGATGATTGAGAGAAATATTCGAAGAATGATAGGAATGGCCGAAGAAGAAGTAGAAAGAAATCAAGTAATTGGTCCTAATCACGAATTTTATGACAGATATATTGCAGCAAAGGCAGATATTACAAACTTGAGAATTGAAGCAAATAATGCTGCGATTGAAGCAGCAAAACAAACAAATACTGTATTACCAAAACCAGATAAATCCAAATATAATGATGGTTATGGTTACGTTAACGTGCGAACAGGAATATATGATGCTAATTATGGCATTGTCCCGTGTAATATTGTACAGAAGAAAAAAGTTCTTCCATCTCTTAAAGTTCAATTAATATTTTTATACGGTAACGTATCCATACCGAGATATATTGATTTATATTACGATTTTAGTATTAGTAAAGTATTTATAGATACAAAAACGGACTCCCTTACTAAATTGCATCCAGATGTTGTTGATAGTAAAAGTCTTGATAAACCACAAAATGAGAAATATAGTACTTTAGGCGGTGTAGTTAATACCGTAACAAGAAGATGGCTTAAATATATAAGCCGAGGATTTATTCCAATACAAATCAGAAATAGAATATCCCGCATTAAAAGACGAGAAGTTAACGAGAGTTGGACACAACATTTGGACCAAAAGATACTTAATGCTGAAATTATTTCAGGATTTAACGAATTTATGGATGATTTAAAATACTATTTTTTACAAAAAATAGTTGACATTCAAAATAGTACTTTACCACTCCAAAATAGAGCCTTTATTTATAGATATTATATGCATGGAAGTATTAAAAAAGCTATGGAATATCACTGGGATAATGGAAAGAAAGAATATATTATTAAGCTTGGTGATCATGCTACAACCCGTCTCAAGAAGTGGCATTATTTAAGTTCAAAATTGCCGCAGTTGAATACACCCTTTTTTCCAGATTTTATGAAAAATATTATACAAATGCTGAATGATATGAATATTAATTCAGATGATTTTTCAAATTCGTCTACATCAACATTTATAAATAACCAACTTGATACTGAAATTAATAATATAATTATAGAATTTTACAATGAAATAGATGTTATTTTTGCACTTTATAATAGAATTCCTAGAAATTCCAAATACGGATTTTTTACCGAGGGCCGCGGCGGCAGAGATCGAACTGGACCAACACTTTTGACTTATTGGAATGATATGAGAACAAGAAACGGACAGTCTGAAGTGGATGAGATAGAAGATGAAGATATGCCGAGGATTGCTATTGGGTGGCGAAATGTTGAAACACCTATACGATTTGATACAGACGAAGAAGGACGAGAAGTTTCAAGATCAGATGTTGAAGACTGGGAACAGGAGCGTTATATAGACTCTTCAATTCGTAATGCAACTACAGTTAGATCTATAGAAGATGAGAAGCAAATAGTAGAATTAGAAAAAGAACTTAATTCTAGAAAACTGGGTTTAGTTCAAAGTGTTATAGATAATTCATTTGATGACTCATATGATATGGGTGGTGTTAGAAGAACCATGGGACAAAATGAAGATGTACAAAATTTGATTGGTCAATATTACGGAGGTAGAAACAAAAGCAACAAACTATTACGATATGTATATTCGAACTAAGGCTTAAGAACTATAACAATTTAATTAACCATGATGATTACAACACTTAAGGAAAATATAGATAAATTTGTAATATCAACTCGTATATCAGGATTGCCGTATATTGGTGTAATTTTCATACCTTTATCTATAACATATTGGCCTATATTGGATTTTTCGGACTTAGTTTACATGTTTTTATCAGTAATTGGATATGTATATGGAATGTTAATCAACAATTACTATGACTATGAAATTGACTCAAAATACAGACCAGAGAAAATTGGTTTTTCAAAAAAAGGCCTTGAAAAAATGTCAATAATTTTTGGAAGTTTGTATATTATAATCAATTGCTATTTAGCTATAATAAGTTCTATATACTACTTATTCGGCGGATTAAGTACGTTTTGTATTGTTAGTATTTATACTCCATTTTTGAAACCAAAACCACTTATCAAGAATGTATCAACCGTTTTATATATGTGTTTTATTCCTATACACATCTTTGTACAGAATCAACTGAATAAAGTATCTGATGATGTAGATGTAAATTTTATGAATGCTTTGATAGTATCATTGCCTTTTTCGTTTTTGGTATTAATCAGAGAAATATTGTTAGATATAACCGACATAAATGAAGATCTTGCGGCAAATATTGTAACTTTGCCAATTTTGCTTGAAAAAATAGCGACTCAGACTATTTTGAAAAGGTGTCTAACTGTCTTCTGGATACTTGGTCTATATTTTAGAGTTGTATCTCCACAACTTTACCCATGCCAAGTAGGATTAATAAGTGCAATAAGTGCTTATGGTTTACATAGAATTGACTGTATATATGAAGATAGAGAGTTTATGATGGGGGTGTTATGGTTCTATTTACTTTGGAATTTTATACTTTACATTGAGAACATAACCATTTTGCATGCATTAATTGGTTTATGTGGTATAGGAGTTATAATTTTTAATAAGAATCCTTCAATCAATCAGCTGAATCCTAATATTCAGAACGTATTTTGCAGAAAATTGGTACATATGTGCATTGGATGTCTAGCGTTATCAATTAATCCAATGACAGTATCATATATTGTGGTTGGTGTCAAGACGACATTACGAATATTATTGCCTCGTCTATCTCTAGGCATAGAGAAACAGGCTGGAACCAGTTTGATAAACGATACTGGAGTAAAATATTGGTTATTATTTCTATTAATATGGTCGATTGTGAATGTAGACGCTAACAACAACATAAATTGGGATTTATATAATAAGGGATTACCATTTTTTATATCTGATCCAGCGGGTGCAATGGTTGGTCGAACAACGATTGTTGGCGATAAAATACTTTTGTGGAAAAGTAAATCTGTACAAGGCACTGTTATGGTAATATTAACCACTTATGCTTTGAATAAATCGGCAATACTATCTATTGGAATTGGATTAGCAGAATTATTCGGAGGTGAATGCGACAATGCTATAATTGGGAGTTTGTTATTAGCTAATAGATTTAAACAAAATGTATTATATTCAGCTTAAACGGGTTTTCAAAAATAAGATAATTAATCAAGCTTATTCAAATCCATACACAAATTGAAATAGTCTCTTGTCCAAATTGGACTATTTTTCTGAATTCTTTTCGGTAAACTATAATGAATGCTGTTAGCAACTTCTTCAGGCAAAAATACATTAAGAGTTATTTTTCCTTTTTGATTGTTTGTTGAAACATAATCTTCAGTTATTAGTTTTTTCATTGGAATATCAAAATATCCAAATAGCGTATAAGACTTAATATCTTCAATCGCTTTTTCATAGTTCTTCCCATTGTATTTTATTTTATAATTTTCTCTTTTGAAACTTACTTTTCCTAAATCATCAACTTTACAAAACAAATAAGCTCTTAGTATATCAAAATCATTCTCATTATAAGATCCTTTAGTTTGCTTAGATTCAAGATTCCTACCACTAGATTTAGCTAAATATACGTAAAATCCAGTAGTAGTCTTATGAACATAACATATTTTTTCTTGAATTCTTGAACCATCTGGGTCTACACAATCAACGCAACTGTTTTCTATTTCATTGAATCCACGTCTTTCAGAAACAATTGGTAGATTTTTATGTGCTTTGTATAACCTATTCGCATAATCTTCAAGAAACTGAGAAGTACCTATTTGTAAATCGTAATAATGTAGCTTATGTTGCTCATAATTTTTCAAATAAGTGGTTAAAAATTCTTGTAGCTTATTGATATCTTCTTCTTTATCATAACACAATGCTTCTTTAAAGTAAGTTTTTTTAGATTCTTCTAATGTGCCTTTGCGATTCAATAAATCTGAACCATGAAAGAACCATATTTTCAATGGCTTTAAGCAAATACAAATTATAAGTGAATTTGGATAATGATTTACATTACCAAATTTCGCTGTTGGTATTTTGTTATGGCCATTCGCTGTTTGCTTAGAACAAGATTTTATTTGAATACCATAATATAAATCAGTATCTTGACTATCTTTTTTCTGAAGCGCAATATCGTTATGTGCTCCATCGCGAATAAGTACAATATTCCAGTTAATTTCCAATAATTTTACTAATTGTCTAATCGCTTCACTTTCACATTCATGATTTCCACCATATTTCAATAAGCCTTCTTCTCTTCTTTGTTCTTTAGTTTTGCTTTGTCTTTGTTGTTTTCTTTGTAATTTATTCAAAGCTCTTTTTTCATTTTCAAATTTTATTGCTTCTTGTTCATTATCAAAGGATTTACGCTGTTCTATTTTGTTTTCCTGCCAAGTTGCTCTCCATTTATTCCCCTGTTTCCTAACCATTTTAGAGAGGTTTTATTAGTTTATCTAGTAAAATTATACTTAAACGCTTTTTAAACAAAATGTTTTGTTATTGTAATAGTTAAATCTTTTCATGAGAATCTTTAATATAATTAGGTTATTCATAACCATACGGTGTTTATCAGTTAAAAGAGACACATTATCTGCAAAAATCGTCTTAAATAGAGAGATTAGTAAACGGACTGCGAGACCAATTATACTTGAAATTCAGAAAAATAGATGTTTAATGTGTAATCACAAATTTGGTAGAATGGTTCCTCACGAAATACATCATGTGGATCACAACAAAATGAACAATACATTATATAATTTTGCAGCTCTATGTTCAAATTGCCATTCAGCTCACCATCGATATAATATAAAATTTCCACATAAGAGACATATACTAATGTTTTTTGACCCAGATAAAAAATGATATATATGTACGCTTAGTTCATTAAAGATATATAACAAAGTAATAATATGGCACAAAAGATTTGGAATTCCGATTTTGTAGATGCTCTAAATGAGCTTGAAACAATATCAAAAAATAAAGGCGAACCGTTTCGGGCTAGAGCTTACAAAACAGCCTCAGATACGATTCTAGCTATGCCTGAAGAAATATATGATGTAAATCAGCTAAAAGATGAAAAAGGTATTGGAAAAACGATATTTGAGAAACTAAAAAGTTTGGTTGAAACTGGTAAAATTAATGCTATTGAAAGAGAAAAATCAAATGTTTTACATCAATTATGTAAAATATATGGTGTTGGACCAAAAAAGGCGCTCGACTTATCTAATAAAGTCTCATCAATTGAAGAATTAAGGTCAAAACAAGAGCTGTTGAATGATAAACAGAAAATTGGTCTCTTCTATTTTGAAGATATTCAAAAAAGAATACCGAGAGCTGAGATTGAAGAATTTGACGCTAAAATCCAAGATATTATCAAAGATTTAAAAACGCAAGATAGTTCGGTTAATGCCGAAATCGTTGGATCCTTCCGCAGAGGATCATTATCATCTGGCGATATTGACATTATATTTACAAGTGATGATCCGAAAAGTTTTAGCTTATTTCTTGAAAAAGTATCTGATGCGAATATGATTCTTGCATATTTGAGTAAAGGTTCTAAGAAAAGTTTGACAATCGGAACGCTTGGTAAAGATGATAGTATTGCAAGGAGAATTGATTTCTTGTATTCTCCTCCAAAAGAATATCCATTTGCGATTCTATACTTTACTGGTTCTATGGCCTTTAATGTTGTAATGCGCAGACATGCTTTAACATTAGGATATTCTTTGAATGAGCATGGATTTACGCCAGCCCCAATCAATGAAAATTTCAAAACAGAACAAGATATTTTCGACTTTCTTGGTCAAGAATACAAAAGTCCTAGTGAAAGAAGTAGCGGATCCGCCGTTGTATTGAAGGAAAAAAATGATGTGATTAACATGAATGGAGGAGCAAAAGATAATAAACCTGATATATCATTAAAAAAGAAAAATCGTGGTGTAAAAAAGATGAAATACGATGGTTCTCAGTTTGATGAAAACTATAAGAACATGGATCTGGGCGATATTGTTAAACTAATCCGAAGAGCAAGCGATGCATATTACAACTCCAGTCCCATAATGACTGATACAGAGTTTGATATTTTAAGAGATCATGTTGAATCTGTTGCACCAGATCATCCTGTATTGAAGGAGATTGGAGCACCAGTTGTGTCGCGCCACAAGGTTACTTTACCTTATTTCATGCCATCCATGGACAAAGTGAAGCCAGAATCTCTTGATAAATGGTTGAAAACTTACAAAGGACCATATGTAATCAGTGCAAAGTTGGATGGTGTAAGTGCAATGTATGTTCAAAAATCGGATAGCATGAATCTATATACTCGTGGAAACGGTTCTGTTGGTCAAGATATCAGTCATTTAATTCAGTATATTAGAAATATACCTCACAATAATGGTGAAGATATGGTAATTCGTGGAGAATTGATAATTTCTGATTCTGATTTTGAGAAAAACTTTGCGAATGAGAAGGCAAACGCCCGGAATATGGTAAGTGGTTTAGTAAGTAGGAAAAATGGGCTTCAAAAAAATAGAATGAAATATGTGCATTTTGTTGCATATGAAGTAATCTCACCAGTATTATCTCCTTTAGAACAAATGAAATTTGCTGAAAAAAAGAATTTTGAAGTAGTACATAATGAGACTATTGACAAAATGAGTGTTGAAAAGGCAAGTGATACTCTTGTAAACTGGAGAAAGAATGATGAATATTCCATCGATGGTATTATCATCAGTCAGAATGACATATTCAAGAGGGAAAACAGTAATCCTAAACATTCTGTCGCATTCAAAATGGTTTTATCGGACCAATCGAAAGAGTCTGTTGTAACTGGAGTTACATGGAACACCAGTAAACATGGTTTGAAAAAACCGATTGTTCAAATTGAACCGATTAATATTGGTGGTGTTACTGTTAGAAATATTTCTGGACAAAATGGGAAATTCATTGAATCGAACATGATAGGACCCGGTGCTATTATTGAAGTGGTTCGACGAGGTGATGTTATTCCTTATATTGAAAAGGTTATTAAGCCTGCGAATAAGCCTGCGATGCCCGATGGTGAATATGAATGGACTGCGACAAATGTTGATATTATTGTCCCTGTAGATGATGAATCACGAGAACGTTTAGCTTTAGCGTTCTTCAAAGATATTGGTGTAGATGGAGTTGGTATTGGAAATATAAAGAAATTTAGTAAAGCTGGTTTCAAAACAATACCACAGATTTTGAAAATGACTAAAGAAGATATTCTTAGCATAGACGGTTTTAAGGATAAATCTGCCCAAAAAATCTATTCTGGACTACAAGAATTACAGACTGATAATTATGCTAAGGTTCCTATTGAAAAATTGATGGGATTATCTGGAACATTTGGTAGAGGAATCGGTGGAAAACGTATCAAAGAAATTTTCAAATTATATCCAGACGTACTGAATAGAAACATTTCTGAAGGTGAAATGATTGAACTTATTCAAACCGTTCCTGGATTTTCTGTTAAAACTGCTACTCAATTTGCAGAAGGTTTAGAAAAATTTAAGAGTTTTGCACAGAATATTGGATTTAATTATATTACTCATGAAGCTCCTACTACAAATGTAGAGAAGAAAAAGCAAGGTGTGCTTTCCGGTAAATTAATCGTATTTACTGGTGGAAAAGATAAGGAACTTGAATTACTAATTAATGAAAATGGCGGAGAAATCGGTTCTTCTGTATCTTCTAAGACATTTGCAGTTGTTACAAAAGATATTAACATATCATCTACAAAGACAAAGAAAGCTGTATCTCTTGGCATACCTGTATATTCTATTGCAGTATTCAAAGATATGTATTTATCATAAAAATCAATAAAAACAAAAAAAAATCTTTTTGTAAGTAATGTTGTTAGCAGTAATCGCCATAGTTTCGCTTATCATTTTTTTCAGTTATTTTGTTAAAATTAATCTTAGTTTTCCATCGAAATATGATAATTTAAAGAAAAAGCAAAAAGTGGAAGAAGAAATTGAACCAGAATCGGCATCATTTGCGGTATATAAACAAATGCGCTACCAATTTTTGAATTTTGCTAAGTTTTTTCTATTAGTTAAACGTCCACATGGACTACAACCAGATATCGACCTTGAAATGGGAGAAACCGGTAATATTAATGGAAAACCACGAGGAGAACAAAATTCTGGGAATCCCAAAGGATGCCAACATGTCTGTTCAAGCGACCCAACGTGCAATGCTTGGAAATACAATAGTATAGATGGCAAATGTAAAAAGTATAAGATTGACGATAGGGGAGATGTAACAATCAATGATGATGGAGAGGACCAAATTGGTTACGTATTCCGTAGTAAAGACAAATGGGCTGTTGAAGATTTATCTAATTTACCAGCTGATAAAGACTCTTTCAAAGCCGTCGCAGATATGGTTCTTAAGTTAAATTGTAAAATGCCCGAACTTAGAAAAAGAGCAAATAGAGTTATTTCAAGCCCTAATGTTAGATATTGCTTTGAAAAAGAATTAACAACAGATGGCTTAAGCCCAGAATATATATTAGCAAGAGATGAAGCAATCAAAAGTTTAGAAGCATCTATGAAATTTTTCATTTTCTCAGGAGATAGTGGTGATTTCCATCATAAAGTAGAATTCTCATTATTAATGGCTAAAACTTATAAAAATATGTCGGAAAGATTACAACTATACACTGATAATGCACATCTATCAAGTGCTATTGATGAAGCATCCTCGGAATTAATGGACTTTTATCAGTTCTATAATCTTGTTAAAACTTATTTTGATCAAAATCTTGATAAAAATCAAAATAGTGTTATTACAAAAGATGAATTACTTGAAGTCTTTAAGGACATGATGTTGAATGGTCAAAATTTAGAAGGTGATATTTTCAATGACGCGGACTTAATGTTTGATCAAGATACGTGTTTCAGTCTTGACAGTATTAGAGAAATGGTTGATAAATTCTTTCTTAAATTTGATATGAATCATGACGGTGTCATATCTTTATATGAAATGTTATCTTCAAGAGAAATCCCAAAACCTAAATATGAATTGCCTAAATGTAATGAAAATTGAAGACATTCACATCTAAACAGAAACGAACTTTTTTAAATTACATATAGATAATGTGGCTGAATATTATAGCTGTTATTGTTTTAGTACTTTTTTTTAGTTACTTTCTAAAAATCAAAATTAATGTTGGTGATAAAAAAGAGAAAAACGATGATAAAAATGACAAGGAAAAATTACCTTCTTCATCCAGTCAGGCTCGATATGAAGAATCAAGATATGCTTTTTTGAAATTCGCGGAATTTGTTCTTCTGAAAAAACGACCATTTGGTCTCAATAGTATGGATGATAATTCAAAAGGAACAATATCCGGAGATTCAAGAGGAAACCAAGCAGCTGGTTCTAGTGGTGGTTGTAAAAACATATGTCTTAATGACCCAGAATGTAATGCTTGGCAATATTCATCAAATGATGGAAAATGCGAGAAATACAATATCCAGAATAGAGAGCAAATTAAATTTAGTGATTCAGGAGATAATATTGGTTATATATTTCGCCCAAAAGATAGTGATTGGGCAGTACAAGACCTTTCTGGATTACCAACTAAAGCTAACTTTTTCAAAGCTGTCGCAAATACTGTACTTAGATTAAATTGTAAAATTGAAAAACTAAGAAATAAAGCAACTCAAGTTATGAGTACATCTAATGTCAGATATTGCTATGAAAAAGAGGTCACCTCTGGAAGTCCAGATGAGTATTTACGTGAAAGAGATGAAGCTATTTCTTTATTAGAAGATGCTACAAAATTTTTTATTTTTTCTGGAGATACTAAAGAATATCCTGAACAAATTGAATGCTCTTTATATTTCTCAATCATTGTAGAGAATATGAAAAATTTGCTATTTAAATCCAATAATAATTTGAAATCAGGGGCTATAAATGCTGCAAATCAACTTAAACCACATTATAGTAATTTTCTAACTGTTCGAGATTTTTTTGATTCGCGTATGGATAAAAATTATAATAGTTCTATCGATAGGTCTGAACTAACAGCCGTATATGAACAAGCTCTTAAATCGGGACAAGGAATAGCAATGGATGTTATTGATTCAGAATTATCATTAAAAATGGGTGATTGTAGTGAAGATATACAAGGATTAGTTGAAATGTTCTTTTCAAAATATGATACGAATGGTGACGGTCTTATTCATTTACATGAATTATTAGCATCATATGATATTCCAAGACCATCTTATGAAGGTGGAATGTGTTCTTCTGGTAATTATAAGAACACAGCATCCCAAAACGGTAGTTTTCCTACAAAATGCTATGGTTGTACAAGAGTTACTCGTGGCAAGAAACAAATAAAAAAATGTAAGAAAGTTCCCAAAGATAGATGTCAAAATGGCAGATATATTTGTAAACCTGGCAAAATTGATGATAAAGGAATATGCCCCATGAATGATAGAGTTGCGTGTGCATGGGACAATTCTAAAAATAAATGTGTACGAGATAAGAATTATAGTAATTCAAGCAATAGTTCAAAAGATACTGATGACTCCCCCTCGACTGATGACTCTGCTTTAGGAGGGGGAGGTGGAGGTGGAGGTGGAGACGGTAATACAAAATGTAAAATCCACAGTTCAGAAAGACTTCGCGATTGGTTAGGAGGTAATATTAATGCACCAAAAAAATGTCAGGATGTAAACAGACAAATGGTTAAACAGAGAACTCGTTTCGAAAGAAAGGGGGCAGATATGGGCGATGGATATGGAGGTATGAAATATACTTGTGAACGTACAAGAGAAGTCAGTCAGGACGGACAAACACAACGCGGATGTGTATTTAATCTAAACGAATCAAATTTGGATCCAAAGGGAGACGGAAGCGGAATGAGAAACTGGCTTATCAAGAATATTGGAGACCAGGAAGATGACCCAGAAGGTGATTTAGCAAAAAAAGGACCTTGTCAACCAGCAGACGTGTGTCCTAATCAGGAATTTAGAGATTAGACCAAACTAAACAATAACATAGCATTTGAAAATGCTAATAAATATGTACTTATTTTCCACCAGTTTATAGGACGACTTAATTGATTCCAATATAAATCCATTTCATAATCAAGAATTTCTAATTTTTCATCGCGACTTAATTCTTTCCAACCCAATGGAGGTTCTACTTCATCAATATCGTCTCCAATAGGGTCTTCAAATCTCGGACACATTAGCAATCCGGTTCTAGTAAGAGCATTTTCCTTCGATTTAGCTTTATGTAACAATGTCTTAATCTTCATAGATAATATATATGAACTATCCCTTAAATAGTTGATTTAACTATCAACCATTTTCCACAAAAATGAATATAAACTACACATAAACAGTATAATACTATGATGTTTCTAAATATTAAGCCTATTCCCTCTGGTCCAGAGTTGGGTATTCGCCCGTGTGACAACACTTCACCTTCTGAGGAACAATACAATTTTATCAAGAATTACTTTGAAACAAAGATGAACACTAATACTACTGATTCGGGTTTAGATCTTCCCCTTCCTTATGACGTTACAGTTCCTGCGAAAACATTTGGATTCAAAATTCCATTGGGTATTTCTGCCCAACCTGTATTTGAAGATGGTAAAATTAGAGGGTATACGTTATACCCAAGAAGCTCTACTGGTTCAAAAACACCTCTAAGACTATCGAATGGTACAGGGATTATTGATTATGAATATAGGGGTGAAATAACCGCATGTGTTGATAATATTTCGGATGAACCATATTTTGCAAAGCAAGGACAACGTCTATTTCAAATTTGCTCTCCGGATCTATCTCCTATTAGCTATGTTGTATCGGATGAGATTAATACAACCAGTCGTCAATCTGGCGGATATGGTTCGACAGGTGCTTAATTTAGATAGATAGGTCTGAAATCTTTGTTGAAGTCGAATGCTTATTCTCTAATCCTTTTTCTTCTTCTATCCATTTCTTTAATTTTTCTGATGAAGATAACTTTTTTTCGACAGGAAGTTCAGAAATAGATGATGATTCTTTTACCTTCATACTCTCTTTTATTAGAAAGTCAAAGTCATATAAACATATGAATGAAATTACGATAACTGTAAACAATGTAAAACGGATTAAGTTTGTTATCATTGCTGAATATCTATATTTTATTATAAGAAAAATCTATTAGAATATTAAACATGGTCCGTCATTATATTCCTATTAAAGATAGAGACTTTGAAAACGGAACATGCTATAAAAAAGAATTTCAGAAATACAAATGGAATTCTCCATCTGAAGATAACACCAAAACACAACTTTTACCACATCAACAATGGTTAGCTAATTATATTAACCCAAAAACCCCATATAAAGGAATGCTAATATACCATGAAACTGGTACTGGAAAGACATGTACAGCTATTTCAATTGCTGAAAATTTTAAAGATGAACTTATCAGAGACAAGAAAAAAGTAATTATACTTTGTAGTGATAATATTAAACCCGAATTCTATAGAACTATTGCTAATACTGGAGGGTCTTTCAAATGTACTGGGGATACATACAATAATATGATAGATTCTGAAGATATTACTGAAAAAAACCTAAATCAAAAGATTAATGAATATTATACCTTTCTAACTCATCAGAAATTTGGAAAAGACGTTGAAAGACATACAAAGAAATTACCATCCGCTATACACAAAAAATACTCTAACTCACTTATAATAATTGATGAAGCACAACATTTACGTTCTAAATTTGACACTAAAGATAAGAAAGATAAAGGAGAAAAACTTAGTCATGATGCCATTGATTTGATAAGTAAACATGCCGAAAATGTTAAAATTGTATTTTTAACAGCAACTCCAATGTATGATAATCCAATGGAAATTATTTGGATGATCAATGTGCTTATAAGAGTAAATGGCGATAACATTGATGAACTTAAAGAAAAAGAAATATTTGATGAAAATGATGGATATAGTTTTAAAGAGGCTGGAAAAGAACTATTTATACGTGCTATCAAGGGAAAGGTTAGTTTTTTAAGAGGTGGAAATCCGGAAGCTTTCCCATTAAAATTACAAGATCCACAAGGAACCACAAAATTTCCAAAAACTAGCTTTCTAAACAAACCTATTATTGATTCAAATATACAGAATTCGAATATCAAACTAACTGTATCCACTATATCAAAACCACATTATGAAATTATTCAAAAAAGAAAGCAAGAAAAAATTGACTATGGAACAAAGGATAGTTTTCATATGCAAATGTTACAATTAAATAATGTAAGTTGGTATACTAAAACAAGCGATGATGACGATAGTAACTCTGGTAGTGGATTAAGTAATCATTTCAAAATTACAAAACAAGGTATATATACTCCTATTGAACCAAATGTTCTTAATGAACTTGATAAATATGCTCCTAAAATCAATACTATTTTGAATCACATACTCGAAATGGGGGATAATGGAATCGCATTTGTATTCTCACAGTTTGTATCCTCAGGTGTTATTCCTATGATGTTAGCATTAGAATCAAAAGGTTTCTCAAAATACGACGGATTGAATTCCAAATTTCATCATTTGAAAATTCCTCGTAAAAAAGATGAGAAACAGAGAGGTAAGTACATAGTTATTACTTCCTCTAAGATATTAGCAACAAATCGTCAAAATGAATTGATTAATATTGCTAAAAGTAAAGGTAATGAAAATGGACAGAAAATTAGAGTTATCATTGCATCGGGTGCAGGCGGAGAAGGAATAGATTTACGTTGGATCAGACAAACACATATCATGGAACCACATTTTCATTTCTCTCAAATAGAACAAGCTGTTGGTCGCGCAATTCGTAATAACTCACATTATGAATTGACACCTGAAAACAGAAATTGTACAATATTCTATCATACAACTCAATACCCTAAAGGTATTGATATTGAAACAGTAGATATGCACCTTTATAGAATAGCTATGAAAAAAAGACAAGCTTCTCAAACGGTTCGTAAAATTATTCAAGAAAATAGTATTACATGCGAATTCTTTAAAAATGCCAATTTATTCGATTATACCAAGTTTTTTAGTAATTATATTGTTGATAGTAAGGGCAAAAAATTCAAATTTACCAAGAAAATGATTGTTGATGAAGGTTATAGTGAAGAATGTTTAACTTGTAATACAAAACACGAAATCGATTCCGATACATATATACCTCTTTTACATAGTAAATGGCACATTTATGAAACAATGAGATTTATAGACCAACTTTTTAAAGAAAATGATAAATATTCACTTAACGATATTATTCAACATATTAAAACATGGAATCATGATATTGATAATGAAAGTATCTATTTCGCATTAGATATTATTACAAATTCACCAGAAAGAATTATTGAAAATCAATTCGGAGTTAAAGGAATCGTATCTTTAATAGGAAATTACTATATGTTTGCTCCAGAATATTCCGAATATAATGGAGATTATAGTGGAATACCATTAATCTTATCCAATAGTTTCATTTCATTAGATACAATTCAATGGCCGGATAGACCAAGTCCAAATCAGTTTTTTCATTCAGATATTGACATTAAAATTGATAATGATTATGCCAAGTTATTACAAAAAATTAACTTCAGTGACGATGGATTTTGGTCAAATATTTCTAATATCCGAAATCAACTATTAGCAGATGTTTTGATAGATAAATTAAATCCAGAACACAGAAAAATACTATTCTTTAGTGATAATAAATTAAATGATAACTTTTTGAACAATTCTCTTGATAGATACAAGGAAGGAGAATATTTTATAGACATAACCTCTATTGATGAACCGTACAAAATCGTCAATTCAAAAAACAAAATTATTAAAATAGGTCCAAAACCCAGAAATACCAAAATACCCAAAAGAACACTATTCGGATATCTTGATATAATTGATGATAACACACATCTTTATGTAATGGATAGTAGAACAAGCTCCAGACCAAACGGATGGAAAGTTTTAACTCAACAAAAAGACAAGATCATATCCTTTATAAATAGTTTAATTCAAATCCAACCACAAAAAAATAAAGAACCCTTATTCAAACATCCGCGATACATTTTAAACAATCCTAAGAAAGGAGATTTATTACTAAAAACAAAAGATGTTAAAATACTTAAAACAAAGGATATTAAGGCACCAGAATTAATAATAGAACTTGAAATGTTGTTCAGATACCTCAATACAATAATCGGTAATACTGAAATAAAATGGTTTTATAGTCTATTAGATGCATATGATTACGGAATTGAATCAAAGAAAACAAAGTCAAAAAATACTGATAAGAAGGGTACCGCTATTATTAAAACAAGAAGAAAAAATACAAACACTTCCAATAAGCAAACTAAACGCAAGAAATAAGCATTTATACATAACAAATGTCACTATATACCATTATCTCATATTTAACGGGATTATAAAAACAACTACAATACTTTTCTAAAAGAGATACAGAACAACTACAATACTTTTCTAAAAGAGATACAGATTTTTTTTCATCTTCTAACTCATTTGATTCAATTTTTAACGGATATCTAAATTCAGTCAGAAAATGATATCCATATTTATCTGGTACTTTTACAAATAAATGCTTTTTTCTCTCAATTTTAATCAAATTATTCAATTCAATCGTCTCTCCATTGTATTTTTTTATTAAAAAATTAATTTTTTCAATTAATTTTTGTTTTATTAGTAATAAATCATTCTCATCATACTCACCAAAACTAAAAATTAGTCTTATTTTCATTTAATATAATCAGATTTATGAGTTAAATCTTATAATTAAAATCTTTTTTTTCATAATGAACCATTTATTCGAATCAAAAACTATTATTAACACTTGTAAATCTCTCATAGAAAACAAACAATTTATTGTCGTAAACACCATTTTGAATGGACTTGTATATAATGTAATTAATGTTCCCAATATACCAAGAGAAATGATAAGTTATGTTAGAAAAAACAACAATACATATATTGTTTTAGTTGAATCCAATGGAAACGGTCATATTACTCAAATGAAGAGTATTATTCAAAATTTAAAAGATACTTTCGTCTGTGTTGGAATTATTATTGGAAGAGAAAAACCTTTAGCAACTAAATTCGCAAAAGATAATGAAATACCTATTTTAAATCTTCACGAACCGAAATATGTATCAGACCAAACAACCGATAGCTTAGTAACTGAAACACTATCATGTATTGTTGAATATAGTTACCATCATTACACAACTGTTACTAAATTTATTACTTCCAAATCACCAGAATTCATAATTAATCTACACTTACCAATAAAAATTCTTTCGAATTATACAACAACCGTATTCAATATAAGCAGTCAAAATCGTTTAAATTTTGATGCAGATGAAAAAAATATATTGTCCGAAAAAAAATTTGATAAATTTGATACATTACTTGTTCAATTCTCCAGCTATATGATTAACAATAGTCATTTTAGAGCACATAAAATAGCAATAGATTGTATTCCTAATCCAAACATTACTACCATCCCCCCATTAATTAAGAACATTCCTTATTTATCAACCGCAACAGATAACTCCATCGTTTGTTACTTTAATGTAGAGCCGCCCATATCATTCTATAAAGTCTTTTCAAAATTTCAGAATATAGTATTTAACATATTTATAGAAAATCTACCTTCAAATAGAGAAATGATGTATTTATCCGATAATATCCATTTTTATGAATTAGGTCACTTATTTCATGATATGAGAGATCGATGTATTGGAGTTATTTCTTCATGTGGAGTAGAAAGTGTGTATGAAAATTTTCAATTAGGATTACCAATGATATGTATACCATCTAATTCAGAACAGTTATTCAACGCATATGATCATTCAAGAAAAATACCCGGATTTGATTATACTTTTGAACTTACTCAAAAACATATTCTATGGTTAATCAATTTCAAAAAAAATAAATATTATTGGAAAAAACATGAACAATTCAAGAAATACTTATCAAAAGACTATTTGTTAAAAGAGTATATTAAACGTGTTCTTGATAGTCCTTGACTATTGAATACTACATTCGTGATGACTTATATCGTTATTTATATCCTTATCATCATTACAACAATATTCCTCTTCAATAAATGGATCTTCTATATCAATCCAATTAATTATAATTCTTTCTGATAATACAATCTCTCTATTAATTTTTAAAGTAAATAAATATCCAGAATAACAATTCTCATCCGAAAATCTAAATATTTTTATTGTAGTCAATTCATCAATACCCCCAAATTCTAAATAAGCATCAATATATACATAAAATGTACCTTCACTTGTTTGTCGTATCTTTCCAAGTCCTCTTAATTCATTATCAGAAAATATACCTAAACGATCCCACTCTTTTACCACTTTTATATCCCATATATTACACCTTGCATACTGTGCGTAACTCACAATCTTATCTTCATCATCTAAACCAGATTCATTGAAATGAATTAACCCAGTCCTCTCTGGAAAATATGGCGGTATTTCTGGTTCTGGCTCTGGTTCTGGTTCTGGCTCTGGTTCGGGTTCTAACTCCGGTTCCGGTTCCGGTTCTGGCTCTGGTTCCGGTTCTGGTTCTGGCTCTGGTTCCGGTTCCGGAGGATTTTCTGGCTCTGGTTCCGGTTCCGGTTCTGGTTCTGGCGGTGTTTCAGGCTCTGGCTCAGGTTCTGGCTCTGGTTCCGGTTCTGGTTCTGGTTCTGGTTCCGGCTGTGATTCGGGTTCAGGCTCTGGTTCAGGTTCCGGTTCCGGTTCGGGTTCCACTTCCGGCTCTGGCTCTGGTTCTGGTTCCGGTTCCGGTGGTGTTTCCGGTTCCGGCTCAGGTTCCGGTTCTGGTTCAGGTTCTGGTTCCAAAGTAGTTTGACCACCACCAGGATTACCCGGATCACTCGCATCATCTCCGCTTGCACCACTTATACCACCGTCACTAGCACTATCACTATCAATAATTGGAACTTGTCCTTGTGGTATAATGATTAGATTAAAATCTGACTCTGCTTTCAACCAGTAACCTTGACCACCACTAAGTTTAGTCAATGTTGCAAAATATGGTACAAGAGAATTATAACTTAAGGTCATCGTCTTCATTTCTAATATTTTTGAGCCATAACTCTCATTTAATATAGTACTTAAATTTGTTTCACCTGAAAATGGAAATGATATTTGATTCCAACCAGTTGTTAATGGTATATCAATAGATGATACCAATACACCAGATATACTTATAGTCGAATCACCATTCGAACGCAGCCAATATCCAGATTCTAATGTAAATGTTTCATTAGTTAAACTTGCAAAACCCGGATTTGTTGAATTATAACTGTATGCACCGTTCTTTATCTCTAAAATCTCTGTATTACTAATTAAATCTGTAAAATCTAAATCTACATAAAATGACACTAAATTCCATCCATCTTTTAGAACTAAAATTTGAGTTTCTGTAATATTGCTATAAGTTAGCGCATATACTTTTGAATCCGGTTTATAATCCAGTTTATAAAAAACTTTTATACTCCCCATTAACATATTTGGGAAAACAATTATAGTTAAGGTACATCAAGAGGAATTGGACTACTGATGTTTGTTGAACCTTGAATTAATTCATTAAAAATATTGGAGGTATTTTGAATTTCAGTAACATAACCCTCAGTTTCATTAATAAAATGGAACACTTTAATCAAACTAATCTCTTCTGGATTTGATTCAGTACCTTGTGTATTAATATTTACAGATGCAAATAAAGTATCCGGATATTGTGGGTGTTTCTTTACACGTGATATAGGTGACCTATTCTCATCCCCTACAAATACAACTATTACATCATTCTCTTTTATATTTCCAGTTATTGGATAGACAATCATTGTATACGGAATTGAGCTAAAGGTTATTGTTTCACCAAATACTGTCTCCATATTATATAATATCATTTCGTTTTCTGGCTCCGGTTCTGGCTCCGGTTCAGGTTCTATTTCTGGTTCTATCTCTGGCTCCGGTTCTGGTTCAGGCTCGGGTTCATAATACGGTATTAATCCTGACACATCTAATTCAATTAGACTATTTAGATTATTATTTCCCGGATTTATTACAAAATTTTTAGATTCATAATTCATATTTATCAAAAATCCATAAGTTGAGTTGACATAATGAAATATCTTAATCTTTGAAATCATTTCGCTTGTTCCATTAATATTTACATCTATTGAAGTAAATAAGTCATTACCATACAAACTTATCGAACTTTGTCCTCTATTTTCAGTATCAATATATACAGATACTATATCTCCAACTTTAACTTCCCCAATTATTGGTGATATATATAACGTATATGTTCCTTGCATTTCACCAGGTATTATTACATCATTTAATGCTTCATCTAATGTATATAATCTTGTAGGTTCTATTTCTGGTTCTGGTTCTGGTTCCGGTTCTGGTTCTGGTTCTGGCTCAGGCTCTGGTTCAGGTTCTGGTTCTGGCTCTGGCTCCGGCTCCGGTTCTGGCTCTGGTTCTGGCTCAGGTTCTAAAACCATTCCTGACTCTTCTTTAGAATAAATCAGAATTTCAGAAAGATAAATATTACTACTATTCGTTGAATCATGAATATTTATTCTTAAGCCAGTTATATTGATATAATCTGAAAATTTGATAAATATATCAGAAAATTCATCTGAATCCTTAATATCCAAATCTGGTAAAATTTCATGATATATAGCATATTCCGCTTCAATTGGATTTGATATGTTCTCCATAGTATAAAATAACGACCATTTACCATTTCTTGTTACTGAAGTATTCAATTCACTCCATCTTAATCCAATTCCATCCAATAATTTACTTTCAATAAAATAAACTCCAATCGTTCCTATTTCATTATTTTCAGAAATCCAATAAGTATCTTTATTTCCATCTATAATATAGTTATGCTCACTTAAAGATACTTGTGGAGACCATGTTATAATATCTGAACCTTCTACAATATTATCAGTTCCAACATAGTATTCCAGTTCACAAATTTCTAATAAATTTATCCAACCAGAAAAACCTCTATCAAATTCTTGCCACGTATTTCCAACTAATATTGTATAATCTTCTATATTTATAAATGAATCTATATTACTCAAATTCAGAATTACTCCATCATTTATTGTTTGAAGAACATTCCAGTCATTAAACTCTGATTCTTGTTTATAACATATCTTAATCGTTTTTGAAGAAAAATCATACAAAATTGACACAAAATATTGAACTTCTTCCAATAATATATTATTTTCATTATACGTATGAAGATTATCAATTACTGATGTTACACCATCATTTATTACTATTTTTGAATTATCTAATAGTTCTATATATGAACCATTATTATTCGATTTTAATGAGAAAATTCTATTCAATGATGAATTTTCTATCTTTTTGAAAGATACTTTCATTTCCCAACTTTTATTCCAGTCAATTTCTATTGTTTTACTTATATTTTTGCCAAATATCTTATTCAATAATGGTTCACTGTGATTAAAAATTTCCTTATTAATTGAATATTTACTAATATAAATCGGTTGTGCCTCCGGTTCGGGTTCTGGCTCCGGTTCCGGTTCTGGTTCGGGAGATTCTGGCTCTGGTTCTGGCTCCGGTTCATATTGTGGAATTTTACCAGTTATATCCAGTTCTAGAAAATCAGATGTATTATTTCCATCTATTGATAATTCAAAATTTTCAATAGAATAATCCAGTTTTAACAATAAACCTTCATCTTCGGATACATAATGAAAAATTTGTATTTCCGAAATTGTTTCATTACCAGTTGTATTCACATTGATTGTTACATATAAATCATCACCATATTCGTTTATTATTCCAGTACCTCTATTTTCATTTCCAACAAATATTGCCACAATATCACCCACATTTACATTCCCAATAATTGGGTTAATATACAATACGTATGTATCCGCCCCTTCATTCGAATAGTTGGGATTTGATACAACAGGTAATGCTTCACTAAAATCTTGTAAAATTAGAGATTCTGGTTCAGGTTCTGGCTCTGGTTCCGGTTCCGGCTCTGGTTCAGGTTCCGGCTCTGGTTCTGGTTCGGGTTCCGGTTCTGGTTCAGGTTCCGGTTCAGGTTCTGGTTCAGGTTCTGGTTCTGGCTCCGGTTCAGGTTCTGGTTCGGGTTCCGGTTCAGGTTCTGGCTCTGGTTCCGGCTCTGGTTCCGGTTCAGGTTCTGGCTCTGGTTCCGGTTCAGGTTCAGGTTCCGGCTCTGGTTCTGGTTGTGGCTCCGGTTCTGGTTCTGGCTCCGGCTCTGGTTGTGGCTCCGGTTCTGGTTCTGGCTCCGGAGGTTCTGGTTCAGGTTCTGGTTCGGGTTGTGGTTCTGGTTCTGGCTGTGGCGCTGGTTCAGGTTCTGGCTCAGGAGGTTCTGGCTCCGGTTCAGGTTCTGGTTCAGGTTCTGGAGGTGGAGCGTTGAATTTACAATATACGTTGCCTTTTTTTATAGGAAGTAAAGTTTTATGATTATTAGAATTACAAGGGTCAATTGATTTTGATATATGTATGCAAAGACGTTTTTCTAAAAGTTCTCTTGCTGACCTCATGATTATAAGAGATAAAATATTATAGAATTCTTATAACATATCATAAAATATAATAAGAGTTCATTAATAACTGTTATCATGAGTTATTTTAGAGTAAAATTAGGATTCGCAAATAACATGTGGTATGTCCTAGCTCAACCAAAACTTAAGGGTAAAACTAAGCAAGAAGTATTTAAAATTCTTAAGGATGAATTTGAATCAAAAAGAATTTATATACGTCGAAATTCAGTAATTTGTGTCGAGTAAATTTTGTCACATACAGTATGTCGATCGTCGAAACAGAAAGACCCATGATTATCAATCCAGATTCAAAATTGAAGTGTGATTTGTTGTGTGAACTGAGATGTGTTTATTCAAAGGGGAATGTTTCATATGTATTTGATGAAAATGGTAAATTGCATTTTCAATTTAATGGTAAAGATAGTGTTGACGTTTATTATAAAAATATTCCTTATCAATTGAAAGAGATATATATTGGAAAAAGAAGACATAAAACATACCCTGAAGACCCATCGATTGTTGGTGAATGTACTCTCTTTCATGTAGGCGAAAATGAAAACTTAATTGTATCAATCTTTCTAAGAACTACTCGCGGATTTAGTGATTCTCAGGATTTCTTTAGTCAATTTTTAAGTAAACAAGTCGGAACTGTTAACTTTGATACAACTATTGAAATCGATACAGACCCAGCATGGTCTCCACAACTTGTTTTACCTTCTAAATCAGATTATTATATCTATCCTTGTCAAGATAAAAAAAGTCATAATATTGTCTATGTTAAACCTGTTGAAATTGATGCAGACAATTTTAATAAGGCCCTATTATTACAAAAAACGGTTTTAAGTGAAAGGAAACAAGGAGGAGAAGATTTCTTATATTATCACCCTATTGAATCTACTGTACCAAGCAATTCAAAAAGTGTAAAACAGAAGAAATGTAAACCACCATCTTTATTCAAAAATATTGACCCACATTGTGAAATTAGTGATTCAAAAAAATATAATGATTCTCCAGCAGAATGGGACGGTATTAAAGGATATGAAAATATGATACAATCCACAGTAGTATCTATTTTCCTTTTTATGCTTGCAATCGGATTTTTTAAAGGATTACCAAGACTTCCAACAAGAACAGGCTCTTTAATACTTAAATTTTTAGGAACTTTTATATGGTTACCAGTACATTTATCTTATATCTGGTTTGGACAAGGTTCCGCCATTTTTATATTTTTCTTCGTATTCATTTTTGGTTATTTGAAAGAAAAATTTAACCAAGCAAAAGATAAAATTTCAGGAAATCAAGATACAGACTCTGATAATCAAAATACACCACCCATTCCACCAGTTAATTCACCTATTAATGATTCAACATCTTCCACCAGTTCACCATCTGTAATTGATACCAATGATTCATCTACTCCAACCGCAATGATTCAAACCATTCCAACATATCAACCAGATTCTCAACCAGATTCTCAACCAGATTCTCAATCAGATTCTCAACCAGATTCTCAACCAGATTCTCAACCAGATTCTCAACCAGATTCTCAACCAGATTCTCAACCAGATTCTCAACAAAACGCTCAATCAGATTCTACACCAAATACTCAACAAGACACTCCATCAGATGCTACACCAGATAGTCAGTCAACTCCAGTACTTGATGAAAATGCTTCAAAAAAAGAAAATACATACAAACTATATGAACATCTTAAAGTTTGGAGCTCACCTTACATGAAAAAAATACACAGAAGATCAAAGTATTATTATCATAAATTGTTTGATCTTCCTAAAGATGTAGATGCTAAAACCGCAAGACGTAGATTTCGTGAATGGTCACTATTATTACATCCAGACAAATGTTCTAAGAATATGACATCTGAAAAATGTAGTGAAGGTTTTAGAATTATGAGAGCAGCATTGCCACAACTTTTGAAATGGATAAAAATACATGAATCCAAATTTGGTAAAAAACCCTCGAAAACACCTGAACCATACTTTCCATCCACACCAGGTGTTCCATCTACACCAGATTCTAATCCAGATGTTCCATCTACTCCAGATTCTAATCCAGATGTTCCATCTACTCCAGATTCTAATCCAGATGTTCCATCTACTCCAGATGTTCCATCCACACCAGATGAGAAAGAAATGGAAACTGAATCTGAAGAAAAACTACCAATTGGACCCGACGGTATACCAACACCATTATTACCACCAATACCTAACAATGTAGACAATAATGCTGTAGATGTATATGATCAAGAAGAGATAGAAAAACTACCAATTGGACCCGATGGTATACCAACACCATTATTACCACCAATACCTAACAATGTAGACAATAATGATGTAGATACCGATAATCAAGAAGAGATAGAAAAACTACCAATTGGACCCGATGGTATACCAACACCATTATTACCACCAATACCTAACAATGTAGACAATAATGATGTAGATACCGATAATCAAGAAGAGATAGAAAAACTACCAATTGGACCCGATGGTATACCAACGCCATTACCACCAAGACCTGACAATGTAGACAATAATGCTGTAGATGGAAACAGTCAAGAAGAAATAGAAAAACTACCAATTGGACCCGATGGTATACCACCGCCATTACCACCAAGACCTGACAATGTAGATAATAATGCTGTAGATGGTGATAGTCAAGAAGAAATAGAAAAACTACCAATTGGACCCGATGGTATACCACCACCATTACCACCAAGACCTAACAATGTAGACAATAATGCTGTAGATACCGATGGTCAAGAAGAGATAGAAAAACTACCAATTGGACCCGATGGTATACCACCACCATTACCACCAAGACCTAACAATGTAGACAATAATGCTGTAGATGGTGATAGTCAAGAAGAGATAGATAGAAAACCAATTGGACCCGATGGTATACCACCACCATTACCACCAAGACCTAACAATGTAGACAATAATGCTGTAGATGGTGATAGTCAAGAAGAGATAGATAGAAAACCAATAGGACCCGATGGTATACCCGATAAAGATGAGAATATTTTTTCAATTAATAAGGATCAAGATGATAAAGATTTAGATAACTTGATAAATGATATAGATGATAATCAAGATAAATTGAAAGATGAAGATGTAGATAAGTTAATAAAGGATGCAGAGGATGAATTGGAAGATGAAGATTTAGATAAGTTAATAAAGGATACAGAAGATGAAATGATAAATGCATGGAAAGAATATGAATCAAAGAGTATTCCTCCTCCTCCTCCACCGCCAGCTCCATGGCAATTCAATACATATACGAGAGAACCTCAAAATTATAATGTAGAATGGAATAATAATCAAGCATATCTCGACCAATCTCAGCAACATAAAGGAGGAATGGATCTTAGACAAAAGATGGGGTTCGCTCCTAAAGCTCATGCGGAGGTATTCAAATATTATGGTAATACAGCTGAATACAAGGAACACATGGAAAGTTTGAATAATATTCCTGATGAACAAAGAAAAGCCACTATAAATACTGTAAATGATTCTTACGCGGATATAATTCGGGAAATTAAAGACTATATTCTTACAAATAACTTCATAGCGGATGAGTCATTTGTAAACTACGTAAAAAATAGCAATACATTCCGAGGTAATTACGATGAAGTTATTAATGATATTTCGCAAAATAAGAAACATAGGTTATATGTACATGAAGGAGTATTTAACATTATAAAGTCGGAAAGGGATTCAAAAATTGAAAAAGAGAATAAAAAGAAGGAAAAAATGAATGAAGATAAAGAGAGGGCAATTTTATGTGAATGGCTTTCAAGAGAAATGCCAATAAAGAATGATGAAGATGCTGCGGAAGCATTTGATTTAGCAAGGGGAAATTTGAATCGTAATTTCCCAGAACAAGTTAGGGAATATGAACAAATGGCACAATTATATCGTAAATATGAGAGAAGAGGCAATATTTGTCCACAAGGAAGTGAATCATGGGCATTATTTATGTCAAGAATATCAACTGGTATTTATTCCAATAATCATCCCGAATTTAAGGTGACTTGTTTCGCTCTTGCTATATTCATGATGCTCTATCTTTTCAGTAAAATATTTGGTTCTCCTATAAAGTTCAAAGATAGTAAGAATAAGACTACGACAAATAATACTTACGAAGATGGAAACAATATTTGTAGAAATAGGATTCGTACTCTTGGAAATGGATATGCTATAGATAGTTGTTATAGACCAACTGATTTATCGAAATATATTCTCGATGATAATTATCGTAATTTATTTTATGAATCTTACATTGATTTAAGAAAGCAGGGACGTAACGCATATGATGCTTGTACTGTTTCATTTAAGAGAATTGACCAACAACTTGATATGAAATATAATTACAAAATGGATATTGAAAATAAGGAGGGTTTAATAACAGATACTATAGAGATTAAGGGTTGTAATTTTTTCAATGATTTCTTTGCTGAAGGTGTCAAAAGGGCATGTAGAACAAAGAGAATAACTAAAAAATTCGAGAAAAGAAATGCGGAACCTTCTTGGTGGCAGAGGAGTAGTAAAACAGAAGATGGAGAGGAATCAAAGGGTTGGTGGGGAAATTGGACGGAATCACGACAAAAGAAAAATAAGGAAAATCAAGAAAGAGCTATTTTGTGTAAATGGCTTTCAGAAACAATGCCAATTGAAAATGACTATGATGCAGCAGCTGCTTTTGAGATGGCAAAAGCAAATGTAAATTATGAAGATGAAAGAGAAGTAGCTCAATTCGAAAGAATGTCAAATATATATAACAAATATAAAGATTCTGATGAAGGGATTGTTTGTAAATTAGGATTCTGGGAAAGATGGGGATGGGGTAAAGAGGACACTCCTCCACCAGCACCAGCTCCAGCTCCTAAAAAATCAAGAAAGAAGAGAAAGAAGGAAAAGAAAAAGAGAAAAGAGAAAAAACAAAAGCAGAAACAAAAGAAACAGGAAAAGAAGACAAGAAAGAAGATTAAGAAAGCATTCTGTTTTGCACCAAATACAAGAGTCTTAATGAGTAATGGGCAATATAAATACATTCAACAACTAAACGTTGGTGATATGTTATGGGATAATAATATGGTAGAAGGTACAATGACATTTACAGGAAAGAATGCTGATTTAGTAATAAATTCTGGAATTGTATCAACATATGACCATCATATTTTACATAATGGTCAATTTATAAAGAGTGGAAACGTTCCAGGAAGTCAAAGATTATCAACAAGTGTTGATTATTTATTTGATATTGATACATCGAATCATCGTATAATTATACTTAATAATAACAATCAACCAGTAACATATACGGATTATACTGAAGTAGATGATACAACGGGTAAAGTATATGAATATGAATTAGATTTACTAAACTATGAACATTCAAAAAAATTAAATGCTATATAAAAATCATAGAATTAATGAAGAATATGGTTGTTAAACCAATTAATATTTATTTTTGAACGACACATTGGACAACTATACGTATTATGTATATGTCTACCACTATTAATATCTTTTGAAATACAGTTATTATGAAAAGAATGTCCGCACGGGAATGTACAATTTGTATGTTCAGAAAGTTTTAAAAGACAAATGGGGCATATATCTGTTGTTTCAATCGAATTCTTTTTATTCAATATGGTCATATTGATAATATATCCAATACTATCACCCAATAGTGTATATAACCAATAAAGTTGATCAGTAGAAAATTCTTTAACATAATTGATTAATGTGTTGTTTGTAATAGTATTTTGTGAATCTAAATCAATAAATAGATTACAAAAACTTTTCATATATGAAAAGTCTGTATTGAATTGTTCAGAAGAATCATTCAATATAATGCCAATTACCATAGAGGTACCTTCTGTTAAATTTAATTTGTATCCATCTAAACGTTTACTCAATAACTTTTGTAATGATGTTGTAATCTTCCAGCGTAATTCAAATATATTCTTAACAACTGCTCTTTTCAATTCAATATCATCCGATATATTGAATCTTTCATTCTTAAGAATACAACAAATATTTTTGCAATTAATAAACTCAAGTTCAGAAGATTGAACATTCGCAAAAAAATTCCAAAAAGCGGTTGGTTCTTTTAAGAGGAATAAAGATATCAATTTATTTTTACAAAACTTACTTTGTATACAAATATCAAAACATTCTTGTATATTGATATTATTAAGACTAATATCTTTACCCGTAAGCCACTTCCATTCATCCGTATAAGTAAATTTAGCTTTACAAATTTTCATTTCATCTTTTCTAAATTCATATCCATATTGTATCAGTGAATTTTCAATTGATTTGGTTATTTTAAGTACATTATTTTTAAATAATTTCTCTAAGAATTGCATTCTATTTGATGTACCACAAACATATATAATATATAACCTAAGCTTGCGAACTTCTTGTAAATACCATCGTCTTCTCCAATCTGAAATGGTTGGATATTTCTTCTTAAAACCTTTCATATATTCATTAATTTTTCCCGATGTCCAAGAAAATGTATCAATATCATTTATCCATATGAAATGAGATAAAATCGTTTTATGAAAATCAAACCAATCGGAACGACCCCTCCATCCCATAAAGCTTGTTTTAAGCGTTAAGTAATCATTATAATATTGTTTGTATAAAAGAACTCGTGGATTACGATTTAGTGATGTAATACATGCTGTAATTATGACTTTTTCATGTTTAGGGCAATATTTAATTTTTTTATATAGTCCGGTTCTTCCATTAAGAACAGATTTCACATAATCTTTATTGTCAAGTGCGTATTCAAAAAATCGTTTTAAAATATATTGATTATATCCATATAATGGTTCACATATTCCCTCTTTTAAATTTGTAAGTAAATATTCGAAATTCATATGATAATTATTATTAATTAGTACAAGGTGTTTTTTAAGTATTGAAATTCCCGCGAATAGAGCTTTCAAAAGAGTTAATAATTTGATTACTTAGGACTTTACTATAATATGTTATCGGATTCATTTCTATAATATTTCCAGATAAAACTTGAGATTCATAATAGACCATACTTTCATGAAAAATAAGATAGTTATATTTTGATGATATATCATCCAGATTGAAATGAAAATGCTTTACTAAGTTATATATATTATTCAAGTTTCCCACAAATATGTTATCAATACCATCATATTCCCCTGATTCATGTGAAAATATTATTTTATTCGGATTGTCTATAGATTCTTTACACATTCGTATAATATGCTCTTCAAATATGTCATATTTTTTAGTAGTATCACATGAGAAAAAATCCATTCGCATATTAAGAACTATTGTATTATTAGTATTGTATTTTGATAATATTGTTTTAATACCAGAATATTGTCCATACCACATTCTTTTCCAACAAATGATAGGAATCGCTCCTATTTTACCATAAGTGTTTCCATGTAAACGAATATGTTCTTCATTATCGATAGTAGAAGTTACATCAGTATCAAAGTAACTATTTATATCATGTTTTGTTATATTTCTCGGAATAGTATTCAGATTTCTCCAGCTCAATCTTGCTTCTGTTTTTTCCCATGTGTGTATATGTACATTTAAATTCACATTCAATTCAACACCTAATCTATTGATAAATACAGATAACCGGTTTGTTTCAAATGTATTTCTTTCATGCCCTCTTATCAGAATTACAAAACTCATTATATTATATAAAAATATCACATTCTTATTAATGGTAAACAAGCTTACAATATTGCTTCCTATAGTTGTAATTGTACTTTTAGTAATAGTTATACTTATTATGAAAATGGTAAAGGCTAAAAAATTCGCATTTTGGAATAAGGGTTCATCAAAAACATCGAATATCCTTATTCAGAAAGAAATGAAAACAGACTTCGAAAAGCCATTGCCTAATATGAAATTCTCATACAAATTCGACTTAAGAGTATATTATACAGGTAGTGCTAGAGAAATACATGTCATATGTGATAGAAAATCACCAATTATTAGATTAGACATGACTTCTGGTAGACTTCTTATTGATTATCTTGCACCAGTAGTTACACCATATGCCGGACCACCAGGTGAACCGGCAGAACCTGTTGTTGACCCAGATGAAGAAGCAGAAGGAGAAGCAGAAGGAGAAGCAGAAGGAGAAACAATAGAAACCTGTGTATGTCCAACACAACCACCCAACGATGCAACGGATGAAACCGCAGCAGCTCTTGCAGAAAACTATCCAACCACAATGAGAGTTGCTACTCCATCAATACCCTTCCAAACAGTCAATACAATCGAAATACAACACAATTTGAGAGAAGTTGATGTATTCGTTAATGGAGAAATTTTCTATTCTGCTCTTATAGATTATGTCCCATTCCTCTTTAAAGGTAATGGACGATTCTTAACCAATGATGCACACAAATATATGTCACTAAACAACTTTACATATACAAATATGTAAAATTAAGATAAAAATAATTGATGAGAATAAATGGCAGGACTTCTTAGAGCAATAATTGTAACATGCCTTTGTTATTTTGCATTAGAACGAATATGGTTTTCAGATAGGAACCCTTTGGCTAAAGAAAAGAAAAAAGAATATGAGAAAAAATTTATTTTTGCAGCAATCTTCTTTATTGAAATGTTATTCTAATCTCAATAACACAACCTGTATTATAAGATACACAAATATTTCCTTAATTTTCTATAATATTTCCATTTTTTCTCTTGAGTTTTTGCTTCATTTATAGCATTATTTGCTTCTATTCTTAATTTCTCATTCTCAATAGCATCACTTAACTTATCTCGAATCGTTTCATGCAATTTTTTCAATTCCTCTTTCATACTATTCGATTCATCTCGAATTTGTATTTCCTTCTTCTTCTTTATGTCTAAATTGTTTGTCTCTTTTAAAAAATTAAAAGGATCAACTGTACCCTTAGTGTTGATTTTTGTAATTTCCTCTTGTAATATTGTTATTTCATTATTATTGTTCTTTATCTTTTGTGGTAAAGATTCAAATTTTTTAAACTCATTCACAATATCCGCAATATTTGATATAAAAATACTCGAATTCTTAAACTCCTCGTCACTCGACATTATTTATAAGATATAAATATGAAGTTAACCAGAAGACGCAAATGTTCTGATTTTACAAATCCAAAACCAACCTGTTATACAAAAGACGACTTACTCGCATTTTCATCAGATTGGAATAGTGAACATCCAGAAAATAAAATTAAAAATGCTAAATCTCTTACTAAACAAAATTTGTGGATTGAACTCAGAAAAAGACATAAAACAATACATGAAGACTTATGGCCCAAAAAAACCAGAAAAACGAAAAAAACCTCGAAATCATTTGCACCAAAAGTCCCAAGCCAATGGAATAAAAATCCAAATAGTTGGTTAAGTGATGCGGATATATTGAGAGCTATGAGAAGATATGAAAAAAAATTTCCCAAATTTCATTTTTTAGAACCCGCTCCAATTGATTTTGATACTAAAGATCACCATGGAAGATGCGCCTATAGCAATTTATGTAACTATTCCTATTCAGATTTAGCAAAAAAATACAACTCATTTGCAGCAATCTTTAATACAGACCCTCATGATAAATCGGGGCAACATTGGATAGCCTTTTTTGTTAACTTGAAAAAAGGTGAAATATCCTATTTTGATAGCGTAGCAGACCCTCCACCAAAAGAGGTTAAGAATCTTATTAATAGATTCGCTAAAGAAGGACAAGCCTATCTCAAAAATAAAACGATCAAGGTTAACTACAACAAGACAAGACATCAACTAGGTAATACCGAGTGTGGAGTATATTGTCTCGCATTCGTCCATCATATGTTGATTAACGGTAACTTTGACAGTTTCACACAGGAAAGAATTCCTGATGAAAAAATTGTTAAGTTAAGAGCATATTTTTTTGATGATGTTACTGGTGTATATGACTCAATCTAATTTCCGAAGAAAACATCAAGAGCAATGTACATACCAATTACGTGGAATACCGAAGGAAGAGGCTTCAATACGGTGATGAACTTAGCTAAAAGTTCGTTCCACATAAGTTGACCGAAAAAGGCAACGGCCAATAACATTATTACGAAAACAACGAAGTTAATCCACGACTTAGGTACAGTGTACCCGGGGTACTTGCTTCTCTTGGAAGCTTCAAATCCTTCAACGCCTGATCCAATAACACTTTCGAGAGCCTTGCAGATCGCCATTTGTATAATAATACAAGACATTAAAAATTACATCAAATCATTATCCGGCACTATGCTTTGGTGCCAAACACATCTTAATTTCACCTAAACTACCAACACTATAACACACAATTAATGGATAGTCATTCTTCAAATAAATTTGTATTGAAGGACACAAATTTGTACATTTAGCGAACAGGGTCAAATATTTTAGCGAAAAAATTCCTTGTATTATTTCGGGAGTCTTATCATCATTATCTATATCCTTATCCTTACAATCTTGCGTTTGACAAAATGATATACCGTTTGACGAACATTCACCAATTACCGTTTCTTGTTCCGCAAATTCACCTTTACAAGTTAGAATTAAGCTGCTATCTACAGCCTTTATTTCAATTTCATCCGAAATATTTACCATATCACGACAAATCTTCTGGAAATCGGTAGATTTCATTGTTATAACTGAAGCAAATTGTGCCGGCGGAATTCTAATATTGCCATTATTCAAATCCATCAAATTCAATTTGAATGTTGTCGACGCTTTACGTGTCGAATTCTCTATTTTTACACCCAAATGATTCATATCGTTCTTATGTACAAATAAGGCAAGAGTGTCATTATTCGTTATCGTTTTTATCAATTTGAATAAATTTATCATGTTTACACCAATTATTTGCTGATGAGTACAATGAAATTTCTCAAAATTTGTAGCTCCTAGGTTCATATGAACAAGCGTTGTATGAGTTGGATCCATAGATAATATGCGAACACCATCTTTACTTACTTCGATATTCGTATCAGGCAAAATATCCTTTATCGCTTCAGTCAAAAATTTGATAATTATTGATTGAACAGTTACAATATACACAGAATAACTTTCGAATTCATCTGTGGAATCCATTCTTATCAAACATAATTAATAGAACCTTATGCTCTTTTAATGTCTCAAATAAACGCACTATTTTTTGATACATGTTCAAAATAAACGCAAAATTCAAATTTAATAAGAAAAAATCACAATTTAATCAGATAATCATTACACATTTATACATGTACAAAAAAAGGATACGGAATTTTTATAAATTTTTATTTTTTTGAGTTTTTCGTCATCCGTGACAATGACACATCAAGAAGGAACTCTTTTACAAGTTGTCAACTCTCCTTATAGAAAAGGACTAATAATATCAGTTAGAAAGGCAAAAGCCAATATCATATTAGTCCTAAACAATCACAATATAAGATTAACTATTCATCGTTGACCTATAGTTTATATCTTAAAACTCAATTTTATTAAGAAGTTTAAGTAGTTTAAGAAGTTTAAGTAGTTTAAGAAGTTTAAAGTAGTTTAAGAAGTTTAAAGTAGTTTAAGAAGTTTTAAGTAGTTTAAGAAGTTTTAAGTAGTTTAAGAAGTTTTAAGTAGTCTACACATCCTCCTCCTCATTATCGCTCTCACTCTCTCGAAAGGCACACCCTAACAAACCCTTCGGCTCATCAAGCATGAGCTGAGCAACCTTCCACGTAACTCCAAACTTACCGCCAGAGAACCAGACACCAGAACACTTGATAATCGCCTGAACAGTCTGTCCCTTCTGGACAGAGCCAGTCCAATCACCTTCAAGCTTCTCCTTATCCTTACCCTTTCCCTTCTTTAACCAAGCCGGCGGTTCCAGATCAGTAGTACCATACTTATATCCAATCTTGGCTTTAATCGTAGGAGGGTACTTCCCATCGGGCTCACCAGTTTCCTTATCCTTAGACAGCTTAATCGACGGACTATACAACGTCCGAAGCACATCTTCGGAAACGGTCTTCTTCCTTAGCCAGCTTAGGGAATTCTTCTTAGCATCCTTGATAATCTTCTCATCAATAGAGTGGATAGCATCATAAAATGCCTTCATCTTGGGGTCATCTTCAAAATCACGTAAGGACATATCCAACGAAAGCTTAGGAGCCTTCCCATCTTCTTGGAACTTACCTAATCCATATGGAAGACGCATCTTCGGAGTATGAAGATGAATCTGCTTATTACCACTATAATTTAGATACATTTGCTTAGCACCAGTGTTGCCCATCGGGCGGATATCCGTGTACGAAATATCGCCAGCGCTAAAGTCAATCGGTTTCATCACAAGTTCAGACATTGTTACTCAACTATCTTATAATATATATCAAAGCCAGAACCTTAATCATTTTTTTAAAAAATGTTATTTTTAATGGAAAATATATGTATTCATTGATTATCCCCAATACAATATAAGAATTATGTCTAATATTATCTTATTTAAGTTAAATATACCATATTATACTAATAATGAAAAATACGATATCCTCCCGATTCAAGTTATTGACAACTTCACTTAACGCTATTGCTACCAAACAAAATAATCATTGGAAGTGGATGTCACAAAATGATCTACAAAACCATATATCAGGAGCTGTTAATATTTTAAAGAAACATAATATAGAATCTGGCGATAGAGTATTATATAAGGGGTCAAATTCTGTAGAATATGTGTCTTGGAATCTTGCAACAAATTCTCTTGGTGCAATTTGGGTGCCTACTTCCAAAGAACAATCATTAGCCAGTGTTAATCATATTATTAATGATTGTAACCCTAAATTATACATTAGCGATGAAAATAACGTAGATTCTATTGACAATAAAATAAAACCTTCTGATGAAGATTACAATATACATACAAATGACTGGGATCTGTCCACACTGATTTATACATCGGGAACATCTGGAGCTCCTAAAGGCGTAGCCTTGACAAATGCTAATATATTGGCTAATATTGATTCAATTTCAAGGAGGTTCGAAGATCATAAAAGTCAAAGAATGACAAGTTTAAATCTTCTTCCATGGTCACACATTTTCTCTCTTACGACAGAACTATATTATAATCTACTAAATAACAACTCCATTGCCATTTGTGAAGATAAGACAAAATTTGCTAAAAATTTAAAAGAGATTCATCCAGAATATCTTTACGTTGTGCCAAAAGTATTGAAGTTAATTAAGCAAAAATGCGAGCATTTAGAAAAAGTTCCATTTTCCAATACTATTATCCCTAAAGCACTTTCCTATACATTTGGTGGAAATATTAAAACAATATTTATTGGTGGAGCAAAATTAGATGAAGATGTCGCTATTTTTTTCGAGAAGCATGGTTTTAATCCTTGTGAAGGGTACGGTTCAACAGAGACATCGCCAGTCATCTCGGTAAATCACAATATAGAACCGAGAGACATAAACTCAGTGGGCAAAATTCTAGATAATGTAGAAGTCAAAATTCACAATGATGAGATATTAGTATCAGGACCAACTGTGATGACAGGTTATTGGGGAAATTTGGCTGCAACGAATAAAGCTCTAGTCCAAATGGACGGCAAAATTTGGTATAAGACTGGCGATTCAGGCTATGTAACAGACGATAATTTTCTATATTATACGGGACGAATGTCTGACAATTACAAGCTTAGCAATGGAAAATTTGTTGATGTTCATGTTGTCGAGACAGAAGTTAGAAAATTCGTTAGTGATGGGAACTTTATTGTATGGGGAAATGGTCTGGATTATAATGTATTAATTACTGATGTTCATGTTTCTAAGAATACACTTCATAACATCAATGAAGGATTAGATACATTTATGAAAATCAAAAAAATAATAAAAACGGATACAGCTCAATTCGAAAATGCTATGACGCAAAAATTATCAATAAAGAGACAACAACTTGTGAATCAATTAAATCATCCGCTGTTAGTAGATTCTACTTCTAAAGGATATACTAAATAAATTTATACCAAAAATCGATTTTGGGTTTCATTATTTTCGAGGGGGTGTTTTTTTTAGCACAACATTTACTATGTTAATATAACAAATGTGTTATAAAACCTTTTTGACGTAATTATGCCTTTTTGGAAACGTATAAAATATTACTATATACAAATCACGTTTTTTAATCTATTTTTAAACAATATTTTGCTATATATATTCTTCCACAACTATAATAGTATAATCTACGTATATTGAATCAATTGGATATTTTGTGTTAAGTTATATGAGATTTTCCTTGTTTTCATCTGGCCCAAAAAGGTCAAAATGGGGTTTTCAAATGGAGGGGGGGGAGTTTTTTTTTGAAGTTTATTTTTTTATTTTATAAAATTTCATAATTTGTAGTTTTCTGATAAAGTGAGTGTTTTATCAGAAAATGTGTTTTTGCTAAAATGTACATTTTTCTCGTGTTTTTTGTGCTAGTTTTTTGTCCTCTAATAATTCTATTTCTTAGAGACTCTTCTTCTTCTTCTTTTTTTTTTCTAGAAAAAGAACTAGAAAAAAAAAATATGACCCCCCCTGCCCAGAAATAGACCCAAAAAACCCGCACCATTCACAAATTACTGATAACCAAGACTTTGATAGAGATAAAATCGCAAAAAACTCCGACCTTTTTATGAACTGAACTCGTTCATAAATAAAAAACTTCTCATAAAATATGAAACTCCCTCATATATAAAACATTAAAGGTAGTGATGACCAACATCAAGTCAATATACGCTATATATGACCTCTATTTTGTGTTTATAAAATACCATATAGGTTATTTCGAAGGTATTGTACCAAAGAATACAGGTATCTATAGGACAACCTATATTCTTTAAGAGAAGATTTCTAATATTTAGAGAGAAATTGGAATGGAAATATATTTAATATTTCTATATGTTAATATGGCAAAGAAAACTAAACGTATATCTGTAAAAGAGCGTGAGAAAATGAAAAAAGACCCACAATTCAAGAAGATTTATAATAAATGTCAAAAAAATTGTGAAAACGAATCACAAGTATTCTCTATTGCGTATAAGCAATATCTCGCATTCTTATTCAAAACGAAGAAATGCGACGATAAAGGAAAGAAAGTTTCTAAAGCTGTTGAAGACAAAAGAGAACACAAATGCTTACTTAAATTTGAGAAGGATACTTTAGAACCGGCGACGCACAAATTTCTAAAATGTTATCAAGACAAAGTAGATCCATGTGTGTATAAAGCTTTTGAAAAGAAGTCAAAAAAAACACTAAAAAGAACATTGAAAAAGAAGACGAAAAAAACACTCAGAAAAAAAGGAGGATTTTTTGGAATGTTTAAGAAGAAAGAAAAGGTGGATAAAAAACAAAGAGAGAAAATAATCAATGATGTACTCAATGTCTTAAATGGAAAAAAATCGATTTCTGGTGAAAACTTCTACGTGGCAAAAAAATCTGAAAATATAATAACAGATGATGACCCATTCAGTGGACAGTCTCCAACGGAGCTTGAACGTTCTCGCAGACATATTACAACAGCAAATGCAGCTGAGGCGGAATTTGAAGCACAGCTTGCAGCATTAGAAAGTAATAAGGAATCTCTGAGAGAGGAAGATATTTTAACAAATACAATAGAGAAAATATTAGATGAAAATTATCATAATGAACAATTCAAAAACAAGAAACTTTATACAAGTGTGATATTACCCGATATAATTAATAAGGTAATTTCTTATAAATCTGAATTGGAAGCACCATCTACATCAAATGCGAATCATTTCTAATAAAAATGATTAGGTAATTACTATTTTTATTAGATAAACATCTAACAGAAGAAAAATATAATCAAAACGATTGATTGAAATATGGCATCCTTTCCACCTTCAAATAAGCTTAAAAGAGGAGAATTGAGAAAATACTATTTGAATGAACCTATTGGTAGTGATTCAGAAGATTCAGATGACGAAGAGGATTCTGTTTTAAAGACGTTTTACAACAATTACAATAAAATGAAGGATTATTGTGAAAAATTGGAAGATGATGATGAGAATGTTGATTTATTCTATCGTGATTTGGAATCATTAAATGATGCGCATGATACATATGTATCGCATACATTAGAAACAAAATTGATCATTGGCCTGCCATGGTCAAAAGAGCAGCTTGATAGTGAAGATGGACAAATGGACGGTGACATGCAAATGCAATATAATATTTGGAAACTTTCTAGAAAGTTCTGTAATTATTGTGCGAAATTTAAACTTGAAAAAGCGAAGGAATGCCATACAAAATTACTTGACCTTAGAAGAGAATTCTTAGATTTTGCAGAGAATCAAGATGGGCTTGTTCGATCTACAAATGTACGATCAAAAGAGTTTAATTCGGATGATGGTTCTAAAAAAATCAGAATGAATGAATGTGATGTGACATTACTTCCTGCTGGAGAGGTTTATCGTCTAGTGGCAAATAGTATGAAAAATCACTATGATTGTGAGATTGAAATGTATGAATCGTCATATGATTTTAGAAAACAGTATTCTGTATATAATTCTTATATGTTGAATAAACATCCGAGTATTTTCAGCGCAACTCCAGCAGTTTCTGCGAATGTTGATGACGCTTGCACAAGCAATGCTGTGGTTAATGGAAGAATGCAAAGTGAAAATTATTTCCAAGCTGCATGAACATTAAGATTGGTCCTATTCTAATTAGATTTGGTTATTTGAGATTGATTATCTATAATGGTATATTCAACTTGATTTCTCAATTTTCGATCTACGGCTTTATTTTCAAATATGGGATTCATTTTCTCAGCCCAAAGTTTTTGTATAAATTGTGATGCTTCTTCATTGAAGTCGTTGCCATATTCGGATTGTAAGCGGTCTACAACATTGACTATTAAAGTTTCAATAGCTTCTCTTTTTCCAACAGTATTCCATGTTTCTCCATTAAAGGTCTTAGCTTGACTTAATTTTTTGTTAGGAATCTTAATATTGTGATTTTCTGGATGATCTTTGTCGAAATGTATTTTCTTAACTATTTCGGGTATACACGTATTTACGCCTTTCATTATATTAAGAATGTCCGACTTTAGATAATCCCAATTCTCCGAGCCATGAGCATTTTTTTGGTTTTTTGGTAAATTAACATTATTTGTAATATTGATGGTGGTATTTACGTTATTATTATTACAATTACTTTGTACATTAGAAGAAGATATTGACAATTGCTGTTCAAGTTTTTCAAGACGCAATTGTAGATTTTTCTCCCTAATTTCGATACTTTTCTCTAAATCATAATATTTCTTACTTAATTCCATATATTTTGCTTTGTAGACATTTTCTTCTGACCAATTCTTGCAATTATTCATTGCATTATTGATTTCACTATTGTGTATTAGATTGATATGTTTTTGTGTGTTTAGATGTCTATCATATTTTGACTTTGTTTCAAAAGAAACATTGCATAATGTACATGTAAATCGTTTACAATTTAAATCATCCATTACTAATTATAAGTAATATTTTCTTAAATATATATTAAAAAATTAATAAAAAATGAATTAAACCGATATAAAAAGAAAAAATACAATTAAAATCTATTATATTTCAATATAAGTGATTTTTTTCAATAAAAAAAGAAGAATTAATTTATAATATTCTTGAATATGATGACAATACATAAACTTCCTAATGAATTATGGACACATATTTACAAATATTGTTTAGTAGAAGAGTTATGTAAATGGGATGTTGTATCGAAGTCATTTAACAATTTTAGTAAAGATAATGCAATAATATGGAGAAATTGTCGTAAATGGTCTGATAGATTTTGGGATATTGCAGAAAGTAGGAATCCAAAACTATCTAAACCTTTATGTAGTTATCGTAAAGAAGTGTTTCGATTGTTAAATTTTGAAGGTTTAATTATACCATACAAGGTAAGTATCGAAGATTATATAATAATGTGGAGATATTTCGATACTCAAAATGTAAAAGAGGTGGGTTAAATAAAAAGTGAAATTATATAATGATATCAAAAGATTCAGATAGTATAACTGCCGAGAAGGGTTATTTAGTTCATAAAATATTGAGAGATCATTTTCAAATAGAAGATAGCCGTCTTAGAAAATTAAGCTATTGTGACGACTTTAACAAGTTTTTTTTATATATATATTCAAAAGAAGAAATAGAACATGAATTATCTTTTAATTTTGGTGAGATAGAAGAGATGATACAGTTATTTATTTCAGTATCAACGCATTTGTTAAAGAAATATGGTTACTCCCCGATATGTAGGAATACGTGGAAGACTATGGGGCGAGAATGGAAATACTATAGAACAGTGGATGCATTAACTTTACCAAAAAGTGATATATTATTAGTAAATAACGAGTATCCAGTATTGGGTAATGTTCCCTTTAGACATCCTCGTGTAGATATACCGATTAGAAACTGGGACTTCGCCCTCTATTACGATTTGGCACGGGTTTTTTTTTGATTTCTTTGAGATCGATTTTAATATTTGTGATCATATCGTCAAATTTGTTGATATCTTCTAATACAATATTAGAAATAAAGTCTTGAATAAGTTCATCATCAGTTTCAACAAAATCTCGAATAAATAGTTCATTTTCCAATTCAAATTGTCTGGATTCTAGAATGAGATGATATCCATATTCGCTTTTAGATATAGGAGAATATTGTCCAATATTGTAAGCCTTATTCCATTCAAGTATATTAGTTGGAATAGATACTTTTTTTTGTTGTAATTTTTCAATAGTAATATTTGATGGGGTTGGTTTACAAATGATCCTGGGGCTAATGATATTTCCATTAACGTTAAACCATTCAATGTTTTTGGCAAGGCATTTGTATATACCAAGTACTTTTCCGCATGACGTAATGCTTCCAACCTTGAGAGAATCAATTCTTTGATAATCACCATTTAACATTCTAACGCGTGTTTTACCAGGAAGACAATTATTTCTTTCGCCTAATTCATATTTAGGATTAATATTATTAGTGTTATTACTGCCCATACTTTGTAGAATAATGGACGCAATTTTACATTGAACTTCTTGTTCTTTAACTTCTTCATAGTCTTTGAATGTAATTCTACCTGATTTGATAATATTATTAGATGTAACAAGACACATAAGTGTATCAGTATTCTTAATTTGTGTGTGTTTGCTAAATTGTATATCCTGAACTTGTTGCCAGCGATTATTGTTAATTAAGAGATGGTCCCCTGTAACATATGTATTTCTACCTAATTGAACAACTTCAGCATTAGGAGATAATAAACTAACAAATCCTGTTACAGTACCTCCTCCAGATAGTTTATCACCTAAGGAAATATCTTTAATTTTACATTTTACATTATTTGCTTTATCAATTAATGTATCGGGTGTAAAACAACAATATGCCTTTTTCTCTGCGGCTTTTTGGGTTAAATTAGCAAGAGTAATAAGAGCGAACATAACAATAGAAAATGGAAGAAGTGCAATCCAATAAGTAGCCGCCATAATAGCAAGAAGATTGATAACAGAAAGCATTCTTTGAAACCGAGCGATTACTATAGAGACGGTGTTAATTTGTGCGATTAAGTAATAGTAAATTGACCAAACAATTGCGTGTATTTTGTAAAAGATATTTTGTATATTGTGTGAGGTATATACCATAATATTGACAAGTCTCTCATAAACAGCGTAAATTGAAGCAAAGATACCATCAACGACTCCTTTAGTTTCTTGAGCGTCTTCATTGGTTTTAATAGCGACATTGATAGTTTTTTTAGTTTCTTTTGCGGCAGCATTTGCTGCATCATTTAATTTTTTTTGAGCGATTGCTTTAATCATCGGATCTGTCTTCTTTTTTAGACAGTAATTAAAATTTTGAACAACCGATTCTTTAGGATTAATATAATTTGCGAACGGTAAAGCGAGTATATCGCATCTATGTTTTTCCCAATCTGATTTCCATATATTTTGCATATAGAAACCGATGGTAAGTATGAAAATGAGACTACATATTGACATATACATAGAAACTTGAAATATTCCATAGGGTGTATGAGTTGGTGTTGATATGCTCATATCTTTTATAAATAAAATTTTTTTTATTTAACAAGAACATCTCTCCACTTATCATATATAATAGGGGATAGTCTAAGACAGTGTAGTTCACTCCATTCAAGTATTGTATTACAAAGGGCATCATCATTGGTTTGATTGTGTATAATTTTGAAAAAATCATCTTCTTTGTCAACACCTCCGACCCTGGAAGAAATATCGATGGGATGAATAATAAAACTGACCATTTTGTTTAATAAAACAGATGGCGTAATGTGAGAACTAGTCGTTAAAAAAACGAATTTAACGCGATGTTCTACCATTCTATCTTCTAAAAAATGAACAAAACTTTCAGTTAATGTCTCATTTTGCTGATGTATAATCACAACTTTAGGTTTTTTTGTGGGATTATCTGCAACAACGGCTTGTTGATTACAGAAAGATGTAATTGTCTGTACAAGTAAAGATTCACTATGATTATCAAGAATATGTATTTCAAGTATAAGGCTTTTGTTTTCATAATGCGGCGATATAATGCTGTGTGCAACTTTTCTAACATCATTTTCATGTGGTCCACATAGATGTAGATGTGGAAAGATTCCATCCTTCACCATACTGTATATTGTTTCTATAAACATTTTACGAGATATATTCGTAGTCATTAGAACCAATATATATATTACCACTTATCTGGTTTTAACTATGTAACAAATATTAAGCGAATTGCTATGAATTAATACAAATGGTACTAAGATTAGTAAGATTATGGTTATCATTTATAATATTCATAATACCGGTCAGTAGTGCACAAATATCCCCAATATATTTTAAGAAAGATTTACCAAATCGAAATAATAGTAACAAATCCTATACAGAGATAGTAAATACAAATAATAGTTTAATAAATGGTAGTAATGCAATAATGTTTACGAAAAAAACGGGTTCTCTAATACTCTTGTCACTATTGCAATTGTGTGCTATGTCACCACCATCTTGTAATAAGATGATGAATGATTTATTTGGAATATTAACAAGTAAGCCGAATAAGAGTCAAAAATATAGCTTTTTTGAAGTATATACAAATGGTAGTCCTGATGGAACTTCATGGGATGATGTAATAGGAAATAATGAATCTGTAAATGAGTTAAGACGATTAATAAGTCTATCTTTATCAAGAGATACTGCTTTAAGAGCAAGAAGAACTGGTGTATCAGTACCTAGAAACATTCTTCTAATAGGTCCGCCAGGAACTGGTAAAACATTGATGGCAAGAGCTGCATCAGAAGAAATGAAAGTACCATTACTTGTTGTATCAGCTTCAGAAATTGTGAAGGGAAAATATGGAGGAGTTGGTGTAGAAAGAATAAAAACCTTATTTGATACTGCTCGGAGAAGAGCTGTTAGTAATAAGAATCGTATTAGTATGATTTTTATAGATGAACTTGATTCTTGTGGACGGAGTAGAGGTACGAGTGATTCGTCTGTATCTATCGATCATGCTAATACTTTGAATCAATTATTAGTAGAATTAGATGGATTTAAATCAAGAGATGAATCTCAACCATTAGTGATAGTATTAGCTGCAACAAATAGAAAAGATATTCTTGATTCGGCATTATTGCGTAAAGGGCGCTTTGATAATATTGTTCATTTAAGAAAGCCAGATTTGAAAGACAGAATAAGTCTTTATAAGTATTACGTTAATAAACAAAGAATTAATGGACGTTCTCGAGAAATATGTGTAAATGGTGGAAGGAGGAATGAAATAATTTTTCAGGCATTAAATGAAGAATCCATTGATAATAATCAGAATATAACAACTCTTAAAATAGTTTCTCCAATAAAATTAAGTGGTAACAAATATCAAGCAAAATTATTTTCGAACAAAACTGCTCGCGTTAAAACAAAAGACATTTCCAACTTATTCGGAAGATTAAGGGCAATGAATAATAATACAAGTGAGTTCAATTATGATATAAAATACAATGGTTGTATTGAAAATGATAACATTGATTTTATCGAAAGATTGGCAGATTTATCAGATGGATTGGTTGGAGCAGATATTAATGCTATAGTGAATGAGGCGGCTTTAAAAGCGATGGATGAGGGTCGCATATTTGCAACAGAAGGTGATTATTTGAATGTAATAGAAGATACTATTCTTGGAAAACCGATTAGAAACATAGAGAATGGACCCGATTGGCGTATAGCAATTCATGAAGCGGGGCATATACTCGCTTCATTTGTATTGGAAAATGTTGATTTTGCAACAAGAGCAAGTATTATACCAAGAAGTGGTGGTTCTTTAGGAGTTACTATGTTTGGTGCGAATGATATAAGGAATTTAAGAGCATCTGAGCTTAGAGATCGTTTAGTGATGATTTTATGTGGAAAAGCTGCGGAATCATATGTATTTGATGGAGATTCTTCAACTGGCGCGTCTGATGATTTAGATAGAGCAACATTATTAGCAAAAGCAATCGTGAAGAACTTTGGAATGAATGGAATAAAGTATACAATAGAAGGGAAGGAATCAAAGATGAAAATCCAAAAAGAGCTTATAAATGCTGAAACAAGAGCAAATAATCTTGTTAAAAAGTACAATAAAACATTATATACTATTGCAAATGAGCTAATGATACACGAAACGCTAAATACTGATAAATTGAACATATTGCTCGCCAATTCAGATTACGAAACTAAACAACAACCAAATAGTCCAAATAGTGTGATTAATACTATTATGAATGATTTTCGTAAAATAAGGGATAAAAATATTAATAAAGATGTAGTTAAAACAAGGGGAGATAGAAGGAAGCAAGCTTTTGTGCTATTATTGATATTAATTTTACCAAATATTTAAGCAAAAATGATTAAGATTTGGAGGATAAATAAGTAATATGAGTCATATTATCTTACAATGTGTTAATGAGAAAGGAAAATTAAGAATAAGGTTCCATTCATATGTGGATCAAGATGGTAAAAAATATCAAGATGCTTATAATAACAATTTGAATTGTAGATTTCCGAAGGATATACGTGAAGAAGGTAGATACTATAAAATCAATCCGGAAGATTTGAAGATAACTTTACGGACTAATAGTGTGCCATTTTATAGCGTTAAAGGTAAAAATGTTAAAATTATAAGTATTTTGGAAACATTAGAAATTTATAAGGTTGAAGAATGCGTGTGTTGTATGACTGAAAAACCGAATATAACTCTGTTACCATGTGGTCATCATTGTACGTGTAAAACATGTTATGAAACTATGCGTATAAAACACAATCGCTGTCCTTTATGTCGTATTGTTATAAAGCAAGCTTATATCAATAATAATTAGTTGGATAAGGAATTAACACACATTGAATAGTATAGTCTGTTAATGAAGTAAAGGATAAGTGGTTGCGATAAAAGAATGAGAGCATTCGACGCTGGCATTGGTTTTTTGTCAAACATTGATGCAGTAATAGTGATTAATGCTAAAACAAATAAGCCAAAAAAGATGATTGAGAGAATATAGAAATAGTCACAGTATTTCTTGCTTAAAGGAGTAAACAAATTTTGCACCTTCAACATTGTATAATAATACACAATATAAATTTTAAAAGAATTATAGATTAAGTTCGGATGAAGTTTGGATTGATTTGTTCAATAATGCAAGTTCATATTGATATACAAAGTTTGTATTATCATCTACTTCTGTAAAGTCGGTATATATAACATGTTCATTATTATCGTTAAGGATAGTGATTCTATGGCTGGTTGTGTCAATATCGTATAAATATGGAATGTGTTTTTTAATAAGTTTGACACCTGGTACAGAACCACTTTTTTTGAATAATCCATTGTGAAGAATATGATGATCAACGGTTGATATAATTCCGACATTATCGACCAATTGTACATTTGTAGCATCAAATTTCATGGTACCGGTTACAACAGAACCATCTAATAATTTATCACCAATTCTGACATCAATGATATCTTTGAATTTCCCATCTTGTAATAATACTCTTGCATTTGGTGCAAAACAGAATGCCTTCTTTATCTTTTTGCCTGCTTTTTTAAATCCTTTACCGATACCTTTTAGTGCTTTTCCTGGTTTTTCAACAATTTTTACAGCTTTATCAAGAGCTTTTCCGCTACCAACTAATGTAGGGTCTTTAATCATTGCTTCTAGTCCTTTCATCATGGACCATGCAAAATAGAGTAGTGTAACATATAGGGCTAATAATTTTTGTATCATAGCTTGAACTTTCATCATTAAGAATTGAGCAGTTGTACCCATATTTCCCATTTTTTGCATAACATTATCGAATCCACTTGTTACATTCTCTGTCAAATCAGACATAATACCTCTAACATCTTGTAAAGAACCAGACATATTGTTGGCAGTAGATTTCATAACTGAAAAAAGGTCATCGTATGGTTTAACAACAGGTCCAGTAGCTTCAGAAACATTTTTGGATAAACATTCTGTAAATGTTATAGATGGGTCATATCCAAATAATCCTGCGAAAGGTAAAATTAATGGATTGCAGCGATATTTATCCCAATGTTTTACTATTTGTCTGCGCATACCAATAAGAAGTACTAAGAATGAAATAACTGTTAGAACTAATAAATATCCAAAAATTTTGGATGTTCCTACAGCCCAAGTCGGTATGAATACATAAGCCATTACTGAAATGTAAGATTTAAAATATAAATAAGAAAATATGGAACAGTTCAGTGAATTTAATCTTACAAATGATTCCGATATCGAATTTATGCCGAAACAAATAAAAGAATGGTGTATATCTACATATAAATACTATTATTGTATTGATATTGACAACAAAACTAATTTGCGAATAGCAACTAAACAAAAGAGGAAACCAGAATGTATTGGCGAAATGGTTAAAATAATCAAAGGTTTTAGAGAATCATTCCCAAAGTCAATTTTTGGAGTAACAATAACATATTTACCAACACCGTTTAAAAAAACATGGAATAATGTTGATAAATTGACATCAGAACATGTTAATAGTGGATATAGTAGTATTAGTAAAATAAGTAATGAAATATTAATTTTTAGAAAAGAAGAATCAAATAAGGTACTGATTCATGAACTAATTCACGCATTACATCTACATTGTGTATATGATTCTACAATTGGGGGAGATTATAATGGAAGACCTGACGAAAGCATTGTTGAAACTTGGGCAATAATTGTAAATTGTCTTCGATTGAAAGCATCTACACAAGGAAAATTGCGGATAAGCAATAAAGCTTCTGATTATGAAAAATTATTTAGGGGAGAAATATTTAAACAAGAATTAGATTTTTCATTGAAACAAGCAGCTAAATTATTAAGAGCTCATGGATGTACAATTGATACAGGTATTTGTTATAAGAAGTGGAATAAAGTACCTGCAATATTTTACTATTATATAGTAAAAGCATCCTTTTTATGTGATCCAAATAGATTTGTAAATGATTTTAGTTGGAATAAAATACAAAAATGTAGAACTATACCTCTTCATATAATCAATTCATATTTACAAAATCCTGTTTTTTTAGATGGTATTAAAAAACATTTCAATAAAAAACATACTAATTCGATGAGAATGAGCAAATATGGTGATTAAATTAATATAAAATTTGGAGAACTAACATTCATAGATTTAACGAATTTAACCATACCATTTTTAAATGAGAATCTACTAACATTATCACTGTCCTGATTCGCAACATAAATATTAGAAGAACTATCATCAAATGTAAAGTGGCGAGGTGTCATACCGAGAGTAGAGAAATTATTGATTATCTGAATATCTGAACCTTTAAATTTAAATACAGATATACTATCATGTCCTCGATTTGATACAAGAAGGTATGGTTGTGTTTGATGTATTGCAATAGATCCACACTTATTATTTTCACTATTAACATTTGGTGGTAGAGTAGAGATGGTATTTCTATGTATCAAGAATGGTCTTGATTTTCGTATATTTTCTTCATTTCCACTGGGTCCGCATCTAAATTCTGGGTTTATGTTAGATGAATTAGGTAATGAAAGTGTAGTTCTACATAAATATGAATTGTTTGAAATAGGTGGTGGTGGTCCAAATATTTCAAATATACTAACTGTTGAATTTAATTCATTTACTACATAAATAAATGTATCTTTCTTAACCATATAACGTGGTCCAGAACCGGGTGTAAGTGGTATAGAAGATTCCATAGTTAATTCCGGAATACCATTATCTTTGTATATTAAACGGAATATATGTATTTTGTCGAGACCTAGATCCGGCACTAATAAATAGGTATTATTTCTAATTACTACAAATAATGCGGAATGGTAGTGTGATTCGGATTGTCTATTTTTAAGGTGTGATTCTAATCCAACTGGTTTAATACGATCATTATGTCTAAAAAGATGTATGGGTTCTGATAAAAGATGATTTTCACTATTAATATTATGAATACTTATAGATGAATCCCAGTAATTAATGTTAATCATATATTTCAAAGTGGGGTCAAATGCTAAAAAACAACTTGATTTTCCTCCACATGTTACAATTTGTTTTAGTTGATTATTTGAAACAACTGCAATATGCCCTGTTTCAATAGACTCTAGGCATATGTAAAAGGTATCATAAATACTATTTTTTTGTGGATGCTTAATCATAAAGGCGGGATTATATATCATCTTGTTATCAACACTGTTTCCTGAAAATAAGAGTGGCGAATCAGCACATTTTCCGGAAGGTACATGTGCAAGACATTTGTATTTAGTATATGAAGAAATGTATAGCTTATCCATAATTTCTAACTATCTTACCTTAAAATAGAGAAATTAAATTTTTTCATTATTAAATTTATGTGATAAGCGTTGAAGCCATATTTCATCACCTTGTTTAGGTCTTGTACCACATTTAAGACCTTTTTGGCATAATTCATCCTTAAATATACAGTGGTATGGTTCTCCATTATATTGTGCCGAAACTTTATTAGATTCGCAAATATTGCGCTCTAACTCCTCACATTTTAAATTACGATAGACAGGCTCTTTACATAAAAGTCTAAATCGGTCAATAACATGAACTATTCTGGATTTAGTAGTAGTCAAACCATTATCATCTGTAACAGAATATCTAATAATATATTCTCTTTCATCTGTAACATTAACTCTTCCATCAATTTTTATACGCGTACTAATATCTACACCATTATCAAATGCTTTAGCTCCTAGTTCTTCATATTTACTACTATGGTCAATAAGCATTGGATTTTCACCATTTAATGTAATTATTGGTTTTGTAGTATCTACAACATAAACAACCCGTGTAATTGTTTGGGCAGGATTTCCAGCCAAATCTGTAACATTATACTCTACATTATACTGACCAACAATATTTGTATCTACAACCCCATCTTCAATTCCATTTACTTTAATTTTTACACGCTTATCAAGTACTGTTCCATCATCATCAAGTGCTCTTGCTCCATATTCTATATATTTGTTATCATCTCTGCCAGCTACTCCAACTTCAATACCTGATTCTCCAGGATATATTGGATTATTCAATGCAAGTTGAGGAGGAATTTTATCTGGTTCAGGTAATATAAGAACTTTTCTTCTTATAGTTTTAGATTGGTTACCATCGGCATCTTTGCCGTTATATAATACAGTCCATACACCTTCAATTTTTGTATCAAGTTTGGAAACCCAATTTCCTTTGGGTGACTTAATACGAGTTTTAACTTTATCATCAAGGTCATATACCTTTCCATCATCATCTCTTAAAGCGGCATAATATTCTGTATATGTTGATCCCCAATCTAATCCATTTACTCCCGGATAAGGTTTCTCTTCTTTCCATCCGGGAGGATTTTTGAAAGTTATATGAGGAGGGGTTTTATCAACAACATGTACAATTCTTTCAATCTCACCACTTGAATTTCCAGCTTTGTCCTTTGCGTGATATGTAACTGTATATACTCCTCTTTTACTTGTATTTACATTTCCTTGTGGTGTAACATCTATAATAGGTACGACTGGACCATCAATATCATCATTTGCCTTGGCACCTTCTTCAATATATCTACTTCCTTGAGGAACTTCCATGCTACCAGGACCATTTAGTTGAATAGATGGTCCAGCTTTATCTTTTACAACAACTTGTCTTATTGCATCTGGATTTGTAGAATTCTTTGCATTATCCTGAGCACTATATCTGACACTATATACTCCTGGCTTATCTGTGCGAATATTTTCCACACCTTCTATTTGATATTTTAAATTCGAATCTATATTATCTTTTACAGTTGCGCCATATTCTACATACTTATCTCCTATTGCCAATTCGATTACACTATCATTTTTCAATTCTATGGTTGGCGGTGTATTATCTAAGACTCTAACTAATCTTCTGGCAGTTCCTATATTTCCTGCGCTATCTTTGGCTTGATAAACTATTTCATAATCACCAGGTTTGCTTAAATTAATTGCGTTTTTACCAGTCTTAATGGCTTTACCTTGACTATTAATTTGACTGGAACGAACAATGGCTACTTTATCATTACTTACCTTATCAACATCATCCAACACTTTTTCAATTCCTGGGTCTATATTCTTATAATATCCTGATTTTTTAGCACTAATATAATGAGGATTGTCACCTGCTAATATAATATCGGGACCTGCAGAATCTTTAACAACAACAGTTCTTGTTACAGATTTTGCAGGATTTTTAGTAGGTCTGGCATTATCTGTTGCGCTGTATGTAATTGTGTATTTACCCGGTACATCTGTTCTAATATATGGATGGTCACCAGATACTGTTGCTAAATATTTAAGATTTTTGTCTACATTATCAGTAACTTCTACACCGGGGTCAACCCATTTGTCACCTATAGTTAATTCAACATCTGCAACTCCACCCGAACTATGGGGTTTTAACTTAATTTGAGGTGCTACAAGATCCAAAATTTCGACTACACGCTGTTTAGTAGTAGTATTGCCATATTTGTCTTTTCCGATATATTTAACAACTTGCTTACCAACTTTATTTGTGGAAAAATTTGCATTTTGAACACCTACGGTTGGATTTGGGTCATTTTGGTCATATAGAGCACCTTTACCTTTTGTCCTCCATTTAGGGTCAATCCATTTTTCACCCAGTCCTACAAACTCTGTCCCAAGTATAGGATGTTTATTCCCGAAATTTAACTCAAATACTGGTCCAGTTTTATCATACTTACATAGATTATTGTTTTTGGGATATTTTGAATTAGCCCATTTTGGATTAAATTCAAGTGAATTTGAATCTTTACACTTTGGGGCATAATTACAATTTCCCCCTTCTATATATTTATTATCGTTAGCTCTACTATTAAGTGCATCTGGGTCTTTACACCCCTTATACTTACATTTAGAAGGGTCAGATTTACCAGGCCAATTTTTATTATTATAATATCCTTTTTTTGAGTCATTAACTGCACTTGGATCTTTACATCTTGGCTCATAATCATTTATTCCACATGCCCTTGCTGTTTTATTTGGATAATCATTTGGAGCATTTCTGTTAGATAAGGCATTATTATCAAAACATCTTTCCTTATATTTGGTTTTACATTTAGATTCATTGTGTTGATATCTTTTCCCGTTAGAAGATACATCTAATTTTACACCAGACTTAATGAAATCCTTACCAAATTTGGGATTAACGCATCCAGCATAAACACATGCAGCCGCGTCATTTTGACCTTTCCAAGAAGGATATCCTTCAATAGCATTGGCATCCTTACATTTTTTGGGGAATGTACATTTACCACCTAGATGTACTGAACGATTATCTACAAACTTATTAATCCATGAATTTTCCCAATTTCCATCTCTTATAGCATCTCTGTCTGTACATTTTTTCTTATATTGACAATCGTTCGGATCATTTCCGCCTTTCCAAGAAGGATTTCCATTAATTGCATTGGCATCTTTACACATTTTCTTATAATCGCAATCGCTCTGATCATGTCCACCTTTCCAAGAAGGGTTTCCATTAATTGCATTGGCATCTTTACACATTTTCTTATAATCACAATCGCTCTGATCATGTCCACCTTTCCAAGAAGGATTTCCATTTTTAGCGTCAGGATCTTTACACATTTTCTTATAATCACAATCGCTCTGAGCATGTTCACCTTTCCAAGAAGGTTTTCCATTTTCAGCGTCAGAATCTTTACACCTTGCCCTATAAGTACATAGATCTGGAACATGTATTGCGGATGAGATGTTTCCTACCCAATTATTATTTCTAATAGCGGCATCATCTTTACATCCCCTTGCTGCTGCTCCACATTGTGAATTCGCCGCTTCACATTCTTTTCTTGAAGAATTCCATTCGCAATTATAGAGTTCACCATTTCCTTCAACTACATAATATCTGTGACAATCTTCTTCATCAGTATCCGCTTTACTACACTTACCAATCTCTTCACGATCACTACAATCGTTAGCCGGTCGCCGCGTTGGAGCTGGTGTTGGAGCTGGTGTTGGAGCTGGCGTTGGAGCTGGCGTTGGAGCTGGCGTTGGAGCTGGTGATGGTGATTCCGTACTTGAAGACGCAGAATCTGGTGTATTTTTACACATCCATTTCTTATTGACAAGCCCCCTTCCATTCTCTTTGTGTCCACATCCTTTGCTGCCGGAGTAGTTACATCTCATAGCTCCCGAATTTTTTGGAGCCCACGACCAATGGTCCTCACAGTTACTACTACCCGCATCCGAACAATCTGATACAAAAGATAAGTCACTACAATTTTGATTTCCACCACCAAAGGATTCGGTCAATGCATTTTTACAGGTAGATATATAAAAAACCAATACAAAAATTAACAAAATTAAATATGGTATTATAGAACCGTCCATTAGTATAGTGATATAAATAATTTTAACGACCGCCGAACATGTGCGATAATCGTTGTAACCAAGGTTCTTGGGATGGTGGTCTTATTTCTGGTCTGGTTCCACAAGCTTTACCTTTTTCACATTTAGTGGAATGTTGACTCCATTGACAGTGATATGGTGTATTTTCATATAATACAGAATGTGAATTATTTTTACACATATCTTGAGGCATATCTTCACATTGACCTCCTTCCCAAATAGGCTCACCGCATAATTTCTCATTTGAATCAGTAATTATTACTTTTCTTGTTTTGGAGGTCTTATTATTATGACCATCATTTACAGTATAAATAACAGAATATTCCCCAGCATTGCTTGTATCAACATTCGAGTTTGTTTTTATATCATTACTAATATCTATACCATTATCTGTTGCTCTTGCGCCTAAATCAGTATATTTAGAATTAATATTCAGTTGTATTGGATTATCGCCAAAAATTTCTAATATCGGTTTAGTTTTATCTATAATTTCAACATATCTGTATATTTCAGTTTCGAGAGGAGGATTTGAATCATCTCTAACCCAATATTTAACTTCATAATCACCAGCAACTCGTGTATTTACATTGCTCCTATGTTGTAATTTAGAAGTTAAGTCTACTTTCTCACCATCTATCATTTGATGTGCAGTAACTGCGTCTCTTTGTTCAATATATCCATTTCCTAAATTTATTTTAACTCTTTCTGGTCCATTTAATGATATTACTGGAATATCTTTTTGTTGTATAGTAGGCTCTGGTATTTGAAGAGGTTTAGGGGCTGGAGTTGGAGCTGGAGTTGGTGCTGGAGTTGGAGCTGGAGTTGGAGCTGGAGGTGGAGTTGGTGTATTACACATATTACCTGAAGGTTCGCACTTTCCATCACTATTATTAACTTTAATCATATAATCTGGATTTACATAACAACTCTTACCATCTCTGGGTATTGTTTCAAGTAGTTTATCTTGTTTATGAAAAATATCACATCCGCGTGTGAACCATGGACCAGTCGAATTTACAGTAATACCACTGTACCCATCTTTACCGTAGTCTCTTTCTGCTACCTTCTTACATTCTCTTAAAATATCATCATTACTCCAACTCATAATCCGTTCACCGTCATTATTAGCAGGACCTGCCGCACCGATATGAAATGCTCTTAATCCACCTCGCATTGTTCCACCAGAATTAGCCTTATAACAACCTACATTAGTTTTTTTTCCAACTTTTCCTGGATTAATTTCTGCTTGAGACTTTAGAGAACTTTCTCCAGGGGTAAAAGTACAATAATTTCCAATACCAGATTCCATATTTTCATAAGAATTTTGACATATTGTTTTATCACTGTTATTTTGGCTACAAGAAGCTATTTCATTAAAAGATGGGTCACATTCGTCATATTTGGGAGCTGGAGCTGGCGTTGGAGCTGGTGTTGGAGCTGGTGTTGGAGCTGGTGTTGGAGCTGAAGCTTCTGTTATATCATTATACTTACAAATTGTAGAAGTTTGATAAATTTTACCCATTTTTGGATCAAATTCACCAGTATAATTAGAAGCAGAAGTGTCTTTACACCCAATATAAGTACATAGACTTTGATTATGAGTAAATTGATTCTTTTCTTCGGGACTTTTGTTATTTGCAAAACGAGTTATTCCAAGTTCTCCACCATTAACATCCTCAATTTTAGCATGACATGTTTTACCATCATCGTATATTGGTGCTCCCGAACTACTTGTTGGACATATAATACACGCTTCGGGTAATGGATTAAATGATTCTGATTTATTAGTTTCGTACAAAATGATTATAAGAATTATACAAAAAAAGAGAATAGCGATGTTCTTAAGTGCTACCATTATCTTTAATAATATTAAATTATTCCAACATTACTTTGAAAACATCATGAATATTTGAAACAATTTTAACTTGAAAATTCTCATCCATAATATCAGGATGTTCATCAATAATGCGTTGTAATGATGGTAAGTTATCCTTTGGACATAATACTTTCTTACATCCCGCCATTTTTGCCCCAAAGATTTTACTTTCTAAACCACCAATTTCCATAATTTTACCGGAAAGATCAATTTCACCCGTAATGGCAATATCATTGCGAATTTTCTTACCCGATAGTAGAGAATACATTGCGGTTGTGATAGCCGCTCCCGCACTTGGTCCATCTTTAGGAGTAGCTCCTTCCGGACAATGTACATGAATACCCTGATGACCAATCTGCTTCCATTGATCCTTTAGTTCATTCCGAGAAGAGTCTGTCAATAAACTCCATGACAATGTTTTGGCAACATGCATACTTTCCTGCATTACCTTACCTTGATGTCCGGTTAGTTCTAACTTTAAATTACAATCCGTAGGTAACCAAACCGCCTCAATTTGCGTGATTCCACCTGTATCATTGCACGTGGCATATAATCCGTTAATCTTCCCAACCATCGGAGCCGAATGGATTTTATCATGCTTATACGGAATACGCAAGTTAAGAATATCGTCCTCTAATACTTCTCGTGTAACAGTATAAGGATACTTAAAACCCTTATTTGTCAAATTTCGAAGATTTACTTCGCGAACAATTTCATAACAAATTTTCTTCAAATTTCTTACTCCACCCTCATGTGTATAACTCTGGATAATCCATTCAAGGACATCATCCTTAAAGATTATATCCTTTTCACGAACACCAACATCTTCCATGATGTTCTTTAGTAGAAAATTCTTAGAAATAACAACCTTTTGAGGCAATCTGAAACCCTTTGTCTTAAGATGAGTAATTCTATCCATCAATACCGGATTGATTGCATCACGGTCATTGTATGAGAAAATGAATATCACTTGAGATAAATCAATGTCCATATCCGCAAAATATTTGTCTCTGAAGTGATGATTTTGAGATGGGTCAATCAGATGAATTAACAAATTATTAATTTCATCACCTTTAGCCGTTCGGCTAACTTTGTCCAATTCATCCATATAAATAATCGGGTTCATACACTTCGCTTTGATAAGAACGTTTACAATCTGTCCCCATCGAGAACCCTCATATGTATAGCCATGTCCTTCAAGAAAGCTTCCATCTTGAACACCTCCTAAAGGAATAGTCGCAAATGGCCTACCCAATGCTTTGGCAAATCCATTTTCAATAAGAGTTGTCTTTCCATTTCCCATTGGTCCTTCAATTCCAAGAACTAATCCTTTAGGAGATGGGTTCGAAATATTTTGAGCAACAAATTGTAAAATCTGCTGTTTAGCATTTTCATGCCCATGAACAGCTTGATTCATACATTGTTCGGTTCTGTTAATAAAACTCCGGATCTCACTTGTTTTTGATTCAGAATTTACTTTACTTTTTACAAAGGTTCCGAAAGGAATCTTTAAAGCAGTATTAACATATTCTCGATATTTCGGACATTCATCTTCATTCTTCTCCAATGATTCTAATCTTGAAACAATATCATTTTTAGAATTTTGTGGAATGTTAGAAAGCATAATACGATAAATAATCGGACAGTTTGTATGTTCCTTTGATTTTGAAATTTGAGAAAGAATCTTCTTTCTTTCAAATTTTGAAAGCTTCTTAAATGTCTCGATATGAGCCTTTTTGCTCTGAAAAGATGTTTGATCACGTTCCTTCAAATATTCTTTAAACTTCTTAGTATCTTCATCGGTATCCTCACATTTAGTCCATTTACCATTTTTCTTAATCCAACCACCTTCTTTTCTCGTATTTTGAGTCAATTTACGACGCTTTTTTGTGTGTTTACCTTCAGACTCGGACTCAGACTCTGAATCATCATTTTCAGACTCAGACTCCGAATCTTCATTTTCAGACTCAGACTCAGACTCCGAATCTTCATTTTCAGACTCAGACTCAGAATCTTCATCTTCGTCGTCATCCATCAACTCTTCCTCCATAAACTCTTCTTCACTCATATCATCCGTGTTGAAATCGGAATCATAGTCCTCTTCATCTTCATCTTCTTCATCAGATGAATCATCCTTTCGAGACCTCTTAAATCTTTTCTTAGCTAATTCTTTCAGTTTTACTGGTTTTTCTTGGTCAAATTGTGACATATTTGTAATCATATTATGATGACGTTTTATCTGGCTATTTAACCATGGAATAATTTTACTATTTTTGTTACGATTTTTCTTAATCCATTCGGAAAGTTCTTTGATAACAGTTTTGTGAATTTGTAAAAGCATTTTATCTAAACAGCGTTTATCTTTCTTAGACATCTTGCCCGTCTGACGCACAAGAGGCGCCGAACGCTTTAACTTTTGAACAAAATGCTCCAATTTCTTTGTAGATTTATTTAATTTATTAGCAACTACATTCTTTTTCAAAGCTCTATAATATTCAATTAGTAAATGGCATGTTCCCATAAAAGATTCCGCAATTTCAGAAGACATTCTATATATATATTCTATATATCTCTAAAGTTATATCATTTTTTTCAAAAAAGTTATAGGAAAATATGTTTTTTTAGTTATCCTTTAATCATTAATAGGCATCTTTTTCTTGAATGACTCACCTTAATAATATAATCTGGTCCCATATTTGCTAATATATTGAAATTATATTCTGGGAAACTTGATGTAAATTTATTCAAAGTATTGGCATTCATATTTAAATCACCAATTATATAACCTACATTCGCATTTCTCATCTTTGACAATATAAACTTAAAATCTTCGCACCCATAACGATACCAAGCCTTATAATCATTGTTCCTTCCACATTTTGGGATATGAATCGATGAATACATAACATTGTTTTGTAGTCGAACCAAATACTTGTATCCATTCTCATAAGGCACTTTCTTACTTTTTATTGGATTAACAAATGTTTCACCAAAATTAGACGAATCCTTAATTATCAAAGCACATCCAAAAGATTCCATATAAACCCCATTTATATTGTATGATATTCGATGAGGAATGAAGCGACATACATAATTCCTCTTATCAAGAGATTTTACTATCGCATTATAAATAGAATATTCACATTCTTGTAAAGCATAGCATTTATAATCATATTTATGAATCAACAACTTCAATTGAGTTGCAATCAATGAATATCGGGCCTTTTCTGTAAATACTTTTGCATTAAAGTATCTTACAACATTAGAATCGATATAGTCATTAGAACCATTGTAGTTATAATGGTGTAAAACATTCCATGTAAATATTCCGTTGTATACAAGCGGATTATGGTCACTTAAACGAAAACCAATTCGTTTGAATGAGTAATTCAATGAATCATTATACCTCTGTAATTGCTTGTATTCATTTTGAGAGTTTACAACCTTTAAATAATTATCAAAGTCCATATATTTGAAAGATTCTCGATTCATTTTCAAATAACGGATATTATCATAACAACTGAAATCAGGTAACCATACATTTTTAAATAAAGTCTCAATGGTTTTCATATACTTCATCCATTTTCTTGTATCTGAATCAAATGTTGTTAAGATTGTATAAATTTTACTTGTCTTATCTCGCTTAATTATATTCATTGTTGGTCTAGTTTAATATTTTGAATTCAAATATCATTTTTTTAATCTATACATAATGGATAACATTTTAACTATCTTTCATTATAAATCGCATGAGTTTTTTCCTTCTACCCCCCTTCAAATGTGATTTTATATTTCTCACAACAGCCTCTTTATTATGCTTTCCTAATTTTTGTAAATTTTCAATATTACCTATGAGAGTTTTCATATGAATATTATCGGGGTCTATATTATAATTAACTTCACCTGTATATTCCTTTTTTCTTCTTCTAATTTCAGCACTTAAATCACTATACTCATAATCCGAAAGAGAAAGATGTCCTTCTCTCATAAGGTATTCTGCATCCAAATTTATATCACTTGGGTCTTTTGGTGGTTCCATTGATTTGGACTCCTCGACGCCATAGTCTTTGCCCGCGACACCTTGGAAGTCGGTTTGCACGTCGTCTTCATCATCATCGATATTCGCCTTTTTATCTACAGATGCTTGGACTCTAGCTCTATAAACTCTATTAGCAATTGGTTCATGAATTTGAGCAATAAATTCTGCTTGACTATATTTATCTTTTACTGAACCATCATCATTATAAACATCAAGTTCTTCAGATAAATATGACATATTATCTTTAGAATCATATACTGAGATGTAATCGTCTAGCTCATCGTCATACAGACGTTCTATAAACTTATCGTATAAAAACCACATGGTTTTACCAAGAAAATCCAAAATTTCTTCTAAGAAAGATGTTAGTATTGATTTAGATAAAATTAAATCTTCATCAGAAAAAGTTAAAGATATTTGTCTTAAAATGCTTTTTCCATGAGACTTTTTCCAAAACTCCACCATATCAAAATTTTTAAAATCATCAATTAAATGGTTTATATCTAGTTGAAGTATTGTGTAGATACCATTTGCTTGTTCACTTGAGAACGGTTCTTCACCTTTTTGTTCATATATTTGTATTATTTTTTGATAGAGATAAAACTTTAACAAAATAGTCATTTTTTTATAAGAATCTGCTAGTGGTGTTAATGATTCTTCCTTTTCAACATTAGTCCATCCAGTCATTGATGCATCTTTATAGTGCGCTGGTATAAATCCTCGTTGTGTATATTTTATAAAACGACGAGTAACTGTTTTAAAACAAGCTGCAAATGATATATATTTCCAATTATTTGGAATGTTCAAAATTCTATTTTTTATTGATTCTTCGTGCAAGCTTACTAATTTGTTTTCTTGTTTTAATGCTTGTAAAGAAGTATACACTTTACAAATAGAAAAATCATAATTCTTATCAATATATTGACTAACATCAACATCTTTTTTTAAAAAAATTAATTGTATTTCTTGATGTCCCATAGGATTCGGTGCGTAGCCTTCTATTGTGTCTCCATTAGCCCTCTTATCATAATTAACCCCACCATTATTTTTATATTTGTCACCATTATATCTCTTTTCATTATACCACCTACCCCCATCAAGGTCCCCGATTTCTCTTCTTTTATAAGTTGAGATTTGCGTCCAAAGTAAATTGGAATGTTCTTCTTGTGGGAGTCCCGCAAGATTGTCGACATCTGCGTAGTAGTTAACGGTTGGAGTTTTGTAAATTCCACCAACCTTCTGGTAATAATTGCCTAATTCTGTTTGGAACATTCTATCAATAAAGCCCCAATGTGACTGATTATTCCCGAATGGATCGTCTAAGGCGATGGCTCTATCTGGGTTGAACGGCGGCTCTGCTATGCGATTCAGCTTCTTGCGCCCCTCCCCACCTGGTACGTAGGACCAGCTTCGCCTTCCATCACTTGTCTTACACGGTATATAAATATCTATGTCATATGGACGATATGATGGCATATTATTTTTTTCTAAATACATTGCTAAAGCACACGAACCCGCTATACAACCACCATGTAAATAAGCAAAATTCAATATACTTAATGCTAAATTAGGTTCAAGTCCGGTTACCTTTGAAAACAGTTTATGTATATCACTATTTTCTAAACCACTGTTAATATACATTGATTAATAATATAAAATATTATGATTTACATATTTCTAATCTATAATGAATAACATTTTAACTATCTTTCATTATAAATCGCATGAGTTTTTTCCTTCTACCTCCTCTTAAATTTGATCTTATGTTTCTTACAACAGTCTCTTTATTATGTGTTCCCAATCCTTGTAAATCTTCTATATTACTTATGAGAGTTCTAATATGAATATCCTCTGGGTCTTTATTATATGTTTGTGAATCACTGCGTCTAGGTTCGCTTAATTGCGAAAGAATGTCGTCACCATATTCTTCGAAAGAATCATTTGACTTGGATTCACCCACACCTTCATCATCGTGATGCGTTGCTCTATTCCTATACATTCTGTTAATAGAAGGTTCACTAATTTCAGCAAGAAACTCTGCTTGATTATTAAATTTACTTTTTATTGAACCATCATCATTAAAAACTTCAAGTAAATTAGATAGTAATCCTTGATGTTCTTTTGAAACAGGAAAGTTTACATAGTCCCACCTTTGCCAGCGCCCAATTGTCGGAAATTGTCTATGCTCTCTTACAGTCTTATTGAATAAAAACCATAATGCTCTACCAAGAAGATCTTTAATATCTTCTAAGAAAGATGTTAGTATTGATTTAGATAAAATTAAATCTTCATCAGAAAAAGTAAGAACATTGTTATCACTATCACTATCACTATCACTATCACTATCACTATCACTATCACTATTCTCAGGTATACCAGATATTTGTCTTAAAATTGCTTTTCCAACAATAGTTCTCCAAAAATTCACCATATCGAATGATTCGAAATCAGCAATTAAATTACTTATGTCCTCATCGAGGAAAAGATACATACCACCCGCTGTATCATCTCTAAAACTTTCGGGACCATCTTTTTCATGCATTTGTAATATTTTATAATAGAGATATTGCTTTAACATAATAGTCATTTTTCTATAAGAATCTGCTAATGGAGTGCTTGACTTTTCTTGTGAAAAGTTCCTCCATCCATTCATTCCTTCTTCATTATAATCTTTTTCGATTAATTTCTTAAGCGATTCTTCACGCATTTTAACTGAATCTGAAACAATACCAGCATTGAATTTCATACTTGATTTTTTCATAGCATCATATATAGCTTGCTTTTTTAACAGCGGTGCTTCAAATGCTTTATAGTGTATTGGTATAAATCCTCGTTGTGTATATTTTATAAAACGACGAGTAACTGTTTTAAAACAAGCTGCAATCGTTATGTATTCCCAATTATTTGGAATATCTAAAACTCTATTTTTTATTGATTCTTCGTGCAAGCTTACTAATTTGTGTTCTTGTTTTAATGCTTGTAAAGAAGTATATACTTTACAAACAGAAAAATCATAATTCTTAGCAATATATTTATGAACATCAACATTTTCTTTTAAAAAAATTAATTGTATTTCTTGTTGTCCAGGCGGCACAGAGCACCAGGTTTTGTTCTTCTCTCTCAGGCTCGAACAGTCATAATTCCTGCCATTATACCTATATGTATCGCCAATATATCGTTGCTGCAGTCCGCCCCTTCTTTTAAAACTTGATATTTTCGTCCAAAGTAAACCGAACACTTCCTCCTTTTCATTTGTTGTTAAATTATCCATATTTGGAAGATTCCCCATTTTTGGAAGATTGTCTCTGTATGTTATTTGTAAATAGTAACTATCAGCTGTACCTTTGTAAATATCGCCCCCGACTCTTTGGTAATGTTTACTAAATTCAGCTACAAACATTTTATCAATATCACCCCAATGCGACGGACCGTGTCCGAAATCCTCCGAAAGATTAAGATGGCTATATTCATGTTCTCTATCAATATTACATAGAAACGGTCGGTGAGTGAACGGCATCTCCTTTGTATCCAAGTAATGTACTCGAGTTCGTGATTGTCTGGATGGTATGTAAATATCTATGTCACCTGGGCGAAATGATGGCATATTATTTCTTTCCAAATACATTGCTAAAGCACATGAACCAGCAATACAACCGCCATGTAAATTAACAAACTTCAATATACTTAATGCTAATCGACTGTCAAGTCCAGTAACATTGACTAACGATTTATGTATATCACTATTTTCTAAACCACTGTTAATATACATTGATTAATATTATAAAATAAATTATCTTATTTTCATTTGTTAAGTTTTTCTTGTAATTCTTAAGAAGTGTAAAGTAGTTTAAGAAGTGTAAAGTAGTTTAAGAAGTGTAAAGTAGTCTAAGAAGTGTAAAGTAGTCTAAGAAGTGTAAAGTAGTCTAAGAAGTGTAAAGTAGTTTAAGAAGTGTAAAGTAGTCTAAGAAGTGTAAAGTAGTTTAAGAAGTGTAAAGTAGTTTAAGAAGTTGATTATTATTTTTGACTGGATACAATTAAATGTTTGTTATAATTATTTTACTTAGTGCTGTGTATATCCACGAAAATAATTCAGGAAACTTGAATTATATATATATTTATTTATGAGTCAAGTTGCTGTGAGTTTCCTTATTTAAGGAAATATATCTAAAACCAGAAAATTTGTATATTATATAATTATTGTTTTAAATTGCTGTATGGTTTCTTATATTTCCTTAATTTATATATATTAATTTAGTCCTTAAGTACTATTTTAATAAAATGGCTTAAAAGCATATTCATATAAAATATTAATGTTTGCCAGATTTCTTAATCCGCATGCTAATTTACCTGACGCGAATCCAATAGCTAAAATGCTACATAAAGAAGGTATTACAACTGACAAAGAAAACGATGTGGTTATTAATGAAAATGGTGCAATTCAAATTTCTAAAAATGGACTAAGTGATGATAAAAGAAAAGCAGCTTACCTTGAATTGTTTATCAAACTGGTGAGGGATAACACATCTACAGATATGGTATTGGAAAATGTCGAATCAATTTTGAAATACAATACTGATTCTGAAATTACAGATATGGTAGATGGAATTTTACGTCAAATGGCTATGACAAGGTCATTTCGTATTTCTATCGGGAAAGGTGAGAAATTACAGTCTCAATATTTGATGATGGCTTTGTATAAAAATATGCCAAACTTGATGAGTTATATTATTCCAGTCGCTTCTAGAGAAGTTGGATGTTGGAAAGACATTGTTGTAATGAGTAAATATTGTATCGATAATGAAATTTATCCAAAGCTAGTTGACTCAATTACAAAAGTTCACTCTAAAGCGATTCAAGACGGCGATTATTTAGCGTCTAAATGGGCTCCTCGTGAAAAATCTTCTTTTTCGAAAGTTGCGAAGCATTATGTAAAACACATTTATGGGAATCGTAATCAAAATTCATGGAAAAAATATCGGGCATTACTAAAAAACAATTGTAGTTCTGATAAAAATTTCCTTCTGGAAACGGCAATGTGTTCAAGAAACTGGGTTTATATTGGAAAAATGCTTCCTAAGCTTACAGCTCTAAATCATACCAAATACAGGAAAGCATTTGATAAACATATTCAAAAACAATATAGCGAATATTTATCGGAAGCAGCTTCCGGAAATAAGAAGATCAATACAACGGGTCTTCATATTGATGGTATTGTTAAAACAATGCTTAAGGGAGGCAGCGCAATCCATGGAGCTGTATTCAATTCTAGTTTATCTGAAAATGAACTTAAACTTCTGAATTTACAGTGGAAGAAAATTGAGGATGATATGGTAAAATTGATGTTAGAAGATGAGAACGTTTATTCCACATTTTCAAATCAAGTAAGTGTTATTGATCGTTCTGGTTCAATGCAGGGGGTATGTTATGTTGCAGTTGCTCTTGGTTTATTTATTGCAAAAGTTTTGGGAAGAGCTGGTAGAGAAAAGTATGGCAATGATTATATCGGATTTGGTGATGTTGTGATTCGATTTTCCGATAATGCTGAGGTAATATCGTTAAATCCAACAAACAATTTTAATGAATATTTGAAAGAATATATTACAAAAGAAAATCGATTTGCTTGTGGATATTCGACCAATATTATGTCTGTTCATGAAAAGGTTGTTAATTTAACTAAAAAATGTGGTTTAAATCAAGCCCCAGATTTGATTATTTTAACGGATATGCAATATAATGAGGTTTGCAATACACGAACAGGTCGCGGTGGTTTGCATCAAAATAAACAAATTGATGAATTTTACAATAACTCTAACGTTAATAGGGGCGAAACACGATCTTGGAATTTGAGGGGAAATACAGCCTCGTTTGAAGCAGAAGGAGATATACCTGGCGTAGTTATGATTGGTGGATTCAATCAAACTATGTTGACTCTTTTTTCAGAAGGGAAGGATGTCGCTGAAGCGAGTGGAAAGGACCGCAAAAATGTAACTACATGGGATACGTTTTTAGCATCGCAAAAACACTATAATATGGCAACACAATGGTTGAAAGATGGTATAGAAGCCATTAAAGAATTGGAAGATCTTAGTTTAGTTGAAAAACAATTAGTCAATTCAATTCCCTCCAATTATATATCTATTTGGGCTGCGGAAGAAGAAGAGGTATAAGTTTTTCTGGATAAATATATGATATATGGGAAATCACAAATATTGGGTAGATTCTAAAGATGAAATGTTAAATATGGCTAAAGACCCTAATAAAATCGGCTCTATATTCGTTTTAGAAGAATCTCCTTATAAATTGATTGGATCATTTGGTGCAACAAATAATTCTAATTTCCATAGTAGAGGCTTTGGTGTAGAATTGTTTATCAAATGTACAAATATTGGAAATTTATCAATGTGGGAGGATTCCAATGGTTTTACTTCAATGACTTATCAATATTAACTGTTAATGAATAAAATACAATAATGGACTTTAAGACTCGATTAATTCGTTATTATCAATTAAATGCTCCCCAAAAGCTTGGAGATGTTGACAAATTAGTTACAAAATATTCGTCAAAGGAAAAAGAATTGTTTAGACAACTTACGTTCAAGTATGGACCAGAGGCAAAGCTATCCGAAGCAGAAAGAAAAGCTATTCAGGCAAGAACCATAAAAGCGCCAATTGTTAAAGCCCCAAAACAGACAATCGACATAAATGAATGGATGGATTCTTTATTAGACGAAAATGATAAAAATTTACTAAGAGAAATAGAGACTTATTCAGGGAATCAAATCCCCCAAAGAATTTTGGATCGGATTTAATATATATATATATATTATACCATGACATTAAAGATGTCAAAAAATGATAAAGCTTTGTTTTACTATTTAGGTCTTACGCTTCTTGTTTTAATTGTATTGGGTGCCGTTTTTGGCATATCCAGTGTAAAGGAATCTTTCGGCCGAGACAAGTATGGTCGTCCGGGGAAGTGGCACATGATCAAAAAATGCATGAGAGGGGGGAGGAGTAAGGATGAGTGTAAACAAAAGTTTAAATATTACCCCTACTGAGCCGCGACCATCGCAGGCCCGGGGCGTCAAAGAAATCAAATCCCCCAAAGGATTTTGGATAGGATTTAAATATTGTTTATAATAAATGACAGAATATTTAATACATATTCTTAAAGAAAACTTTGATTCAAACAACGATAAAAATAAGAATAAATCTAATTCTTTAAACATATTGATTGTACTTATTCATATCGCAATTGCATTATTTGCAATATTTTTGTCGTTCAAACGGAATAATGGGTTTAACATATTAAGCTTTTTAGCAGCGCTGTTATTTCCAATAATATACTGTTTGTATGCATTAGCCGTACCCGTATAAATTCTGAAGATGGATTTAAATGATTAATTATTGATTAAATCATTAATTTTAATCAATTTTCTTTCTTTTTAAAGCTAATTCTTCCATAAAACTTAATTTTTTATTATTTTTTTCATTATTTTGAGCATTTAAATTAATTTTTTTAAATTTTATTGGTTCTTTTTTGTCTAAATAAGCTTGATTTCTTTTTAATCTCGATATTAAAGTATTATTTTTTTCCTGATTTATCATATCAGATAATTTCTCTCTAATACTCGATAACCATTGCATTTTTTCACCAGTATCGTCGTGTTCAAACTTTTCAGGCATACAAGCATAGAGTGCTCTCATTTCAATTAGATCAAGACCCGCAAATGAGTATTTAAACCTGAGATCAGCTAAATGAGTCAATGCTATTTGATTTGGATCCATATGAACAAGCCATAAAACCCTATTTCTCATTAGACGAACGGCTAATTCCTTTTTCAAACCTTTTTCCATTAAAATATCAACAGATGCACCCGAATAGATATTTTTGGGAATAATCTTTTGCTGTATTTCAAGTGCTTCAATATTTTTCAAAAAATTGTCATTCTTCCAAGCTTCCTCTTTTTCTTTTTCTTCTTCAACATATTTCGGGTGGTTCTTAATGAATTCATCCCAGCGTTCTACTTCTTTTATGTTTTCATGGCTATCCGATTCAGAAGCGGCTTTGATAGCATTTTTTAAGAATTCTTTCGCATCTTCGTATGAAACCATCTCCGATATAGGCTTGATACCAGCATTTAACAATTGAGATTTCAAAACCTCGATTTGTTCAAGCAATTCTTTGTCTGTTATGTTATACGTATTTGTAATATTAGCTATTCCAAATGTAGATAATTGACTTGTTTGGCTATTTATAGCAATAGCATTATTCGTTTTTTGCTTTTTCCCCAATATTTTTCTTACTTGTTCTCTATAGATTTCCATATTTCTAGCTTTTCTTAAATGAATTAGATTTTCAGGAGTCTTTGCTTCTTTCGGGTTTTTTAGATACATTTCAGACAAAGCTATGTTCGAATAACTCTCTTGGTTCTTCATATACTATCCAATATAATTTGATAGATAATGCGAATTAAAATCTAATTAGAATTAATCAAATGAATACGCATAAAGATATTGTAAATAAGCGTAAATGCGTTCATATCTACAATAATATGGAGCAAACAGCGGATAACATAAAAGAATATCGTTATGGATATGCTATAGAATCTTATAACAATATAAATATGGAATCAAAAGATGTTAATGGTGAACCTGAAATTGTATTAGAAACTCCATTACAAAGTACTAATTCGGGAAATTATTCTAAGTTGTATCAAGATAATTTGAATTTTGATGAACATAAGGATTTAAAAATGTTTGGTAATGAGGATACGAAGGATATATATGATGGGGGTAGTAAATTTTGGAGAAATCCCAATAAAGATGAACTAAAAGAGAACAAGAATATTAGCACAGACTCTACAAAATCAACTTTTGAGGCTGGAAAAGAATTTTGGGAGAATCGACCATTGATTTCACCCAAAAAGGAAGATTAAATCTTTTTAGGCGCTGCCACCAACATTCTGGCGGAATAGTGTAGCTTCATAAGCTTCTACTTCACGAGCGTAGCGGACCTTATCATCTTCAGCGAGCTGAGTGAACTCAGCCTTCTTAGTCTGGCTGAGCTTACCCCAGTCCTTAGCCATCTTCTTAATGATATCAGCGAAGGCCGCATCCTTGGGTAGGGAATCCTTTACAGACTTGCGGTTCTTTTCACAATAAAGCATGTAACCCGACTTAGGGCGCTTAGGGTGATTCTTATCCTTAAACTTCTTGATACGAATCGAATCATCAATGAACTTTTCTTCAAACTCCTTCTTTCTATCGGGAGCTCCGAGTTCATCACAAAGATGCTCAATAAGCTTTACATGCGAAGCACGAATCGTTTCCATAACACTGCGACAAGCAAGGTAATACTCACGGTGGGCCATTTTGTCTATATATATAATTATAGAGTAGTCCTTATACTCTGAAAGCGTTTTTGTACATACCAAAAATATAATCTATTGGAAGATCAAGTTTTTTAGACATACCAATAATTTCTTCAACTAATTTATCATTTTGTTCATTATATATAGCATTTTCACCAAACATCAAATAATATGTATAGGCCCACGGAGTTGCATTTGTTTCCATTGTATGTTCTATCGTATTATCGCAAGATTCTTTACATGAATTCATTCTTAAAATGGTAATAGCATCTTCATTGGAAGATATGTTAGAATATAGTTCCATCAATCTGTCTGGATATTCAGAACGTATAAATAGCCTATTTCCATTCATTGTAATATTGAATCCTTTAGCAATATTCTTTAGCCAATTACCGTTATCCGTTTCTTTAATATGAACCTCTATACATTCAATTCTATCAAACAAATTCTCATATTGCTTATTTTTTACACGTAACATATTTAGATTGTTCCTATCAGAATTAAGATCCATGTTATCTATTTCTGATTTCACAAGCTCGAGAAGTACATTTACGTCATTTAGTAATTTTTGTATAGCATTTAGCTCATTCTTATTAAAATTTCTGGACATCAATTCAGTTAAAATGTCTTTATAAACATACACATATACAGACCATTTTCTTGATTCTGATAATCTCAATGTTTGAATTTTTGCTAAATTATTCGTTATAATGCGAATAGCGTCTTCTACATTTGTTTCTTGAGATATGTCATCTAAATCGTTTTGAGATTGAATCAATTTGGGAATATTAATATTCGATACTAAATCGGTTAATAAGGATTTGTATAAAGGGCTTGAAGCAATTTTAGACATACCCGATATGACAGTATCTGCAAAATCTGGATAATCATAAAACAAAATATGAGAATATTTTCCAAGTGATTCTTTATCTTTTTTGGTGATTTTGCTACATTCTCTAATAGTTGATTTAAAAGCGTATATCTTATCTTCAGTATTATGGTCGTCTATATCTAAATCATCTCTTAAATAGTCAATTTCTAACAAGTGTTTACAGTTCTTAATTGCTTCTGTCATAATTTGTGATTTTGTTTGGGGTATATCGCATGTTAACATACTCATTAATCTTAACTAATAAAAATGATTTGATAATAACTAAAATTTTAAATAATAACCAAACTATGCTTTTGACTAAATTGAAAGAGTCTTTGAGTAAAGGACAGATTCCTTTAATACACGGACCACATGGTTCGGGTAAAACAACTGTTATCAAAAAAATATTCAAAGATTGTATATTTCATCTATTTTGTCCGTTAGAACCAAATGAATGGGAATCTATGACACATGGGATATCAAATAATCCAAAACAAGTTGTAATTATTGATAATTTAGAAGGAGCTGATTCAATAACTCTCAAACAAATCACTCAATTTCTTACGAAAAAAAGTAAAAACACCATTATGGTTTTGATTTGTGTAGATCCTTACATCAATAATTTGAGAACATTAAGGTCTAAATTACAACTGATTCCAATGCCAGCAATAAATAAAGCAGATGCAATATTACAAGCTGAAAAACTTGGAGCATCACAAGAAGTTTTATCCAATATTGCAAAGAATGGTATTACTGACTATCGATTATTGGAGAATTTAGCTATACATGGTGGAACATCTTATGATTCACAAACAAATATTGCTATTAGGAGTCCATTTAAAGGATTCAGCTGGTTACTTGGACAAAAGAATAAGGCAAATTTGGAATCAGTTGTAGAAGACAATCCATATTTCTATTCTTGTGGAATATTTACAAATTATACAAAAGTGTCCAATAATATTGATACAATTCAGCAATACTCCAAACATTTATCGGATATAGACCATTTGAGTTTTGATGTATCTAATATTCAGAATACTTTACTATCAAAATTGAGCAAACTCAAACAAGTTAGTAAGCCATACATGATTCAATTTCCAAAATTCAATGTAAATTCAAAAGAATTTGATACACGATTATGGAGAACAATTGAACATAGGGATTCTTTATGTTATTTGATAAGATATATCAATACAAACAAAGGACCCAAAAAAAGATTGGAATTCTTAGAAAATTGTATAAAATATTACAATATTAATCCTGATATTGCGGAGAAGGCTTTGCAAGTATTAGGTGATACTAAGAAACCAAAGTTACGAGTTCATATGAAGAAACTATTCAGTTAGGCAATATTTGTTAACCCATGCAAGTAAGCCAATAAATACATCAAGTAATAGGACTATATAGGCATTTTTTTCTCCTTTAAATGCGTATATTGAATATAGGACAAATAACATACCATGAATCGGTCGCAATGAATTCCACCAAATCTTTCCACCAGCTTCTATACCATTTTTTCTTAAATCGAACAAATATAATGATATAAATGAAATACCCAATAATAGTGCTGGTATTGCGGAGAGTTTTAAAGCTTTAGTTGATAAATTTTTAGCAATTAATGCTATAGATAGTCTTAATCCTAAACATAATATTAAAAAAGCAAGAGCTCTTTTCATTACTAGTTACATGATTTTTAGTTGGGTCTCTAAGCTGTTTTCTAACTCATTAATTTCCATATTTTTAGAGTTGAAATCTTCTCCAAATATGTCATAATCTCCAACACAAATATCCATAACTTTTTGACAAATCATCTTTTCTCCATTTTTTAGAGTAAATACATTTTCATCTGTAAAGAAGATATGATTACCAAATTTATCCTTTATTTCAACAATAATATTCAAGTAATCTAAATGGGTTTGGGTTGCCCAGCATTGATTCCTCTTGCTAATAATTTCATATTGGAAATTATAACCATAATTTTCGAATAATTCCTTTAAATAATTAAAAGAATAATCCATTTTAACAATTTAAAATCATATTTAGTGTATTTATTGACTTTATTAATCATTTTTTTGAGTAAAAAAATCAATAATTATAATAAAATTATAAAAATATGAAATATTTGAGACCAAATGAAATAAACGAAATACCAATATACAATAATTGGGAAGAAATTGAAGAATTAACCCTAAATAATCATAAAATTAAAAGACAAAAGGGTTCTATAAAACAAGAAGGATATGATAGTAAATTATGTGATTTTTCTAAGTTATCTCAAATAGCATCTATTGAAGAAGTTGCTTCAATATTAAAGCTCGCAAAACAAGCTACTTTTGATGAAGATCCTGATTCAGTAGATGGCATGTGTAGTCATGAGTTTTATTTAGACAGTCCGGATATAAAAAACGATAATAGTAAGTATAACAATAGCGTATTTACAAATAAGATTAGAAGTAAATTGAAAAATATAGTAGAGCCAATTATAAATGAGCGCATAAGTCCTTATGTTAGAATGGTATATCCTTGTGATGATAAAGAGCATGATTGTACACCATGCTATTGTTTTATAAGAAAATATAAACCAAATGGGAGAGTAACTCATGCAACTCATAGAGATGGACATGCATTTGCGACTGTAGTAATGAGTTTATCGGAATATGGTAAAGATTATAGGGGAGGTATATATGTAGCTACAGCCGAAAGATATAAGAGTTATATAGCATTGAATAAAGGTGATGCGATTGTACATAAACACGATTTATTACATGGGGTTAAAGTTAAAAATGACGGTGGTGAACGATGGTCTTTAATAATATGGTATAAAAATTCGATAAATTGTGTAGATCATTCAAAGGATTGGTATAAAGAAAAGGCGCATAATGGCGAAGCAGTATATCAATCTTTGTATGCAAATCATGCGGGAGGAAATGATATAATAATGTGGCATAAAAAGGCGGCTGACCAAGGATTTACGAATTCAATGGTAAAATTGGCAAGAGCATATTTAAAGAGACTGCCTTCTAATTTAGAGTTTAATCCGAATGAGGCAGAGAGATATTATCGATTAGCAATCAAAATCAGTGAGGATCCGCATGCTCAATATGGTTTAGCAGAGATGATATTAGGTGGATTGGTTAAAATAGAAACAAATTCTATGATGGAAATATTAAAAACAATAATAAATCTATTAGAAGAATCGGCAAAAGGAGGTGATGTTTTTGCTATGTTTAATTTGGGAATAGCCCATTTATATGGATATACGGGAATAGTAGATATGGAATTAGCTAAAGATTGGTTTATATATTCAAATTTACCAGAAGGATTGTATGTAGGTAGTTTATATTATTTAGAAAAAGATAGTAAAATATCGAATAATTTAAGAGAAAGAGCAAAAAGATTAGGGTTTGGAACAAAATGGAGACAAGAAGCAAGACAACATACTGGATTGGGTGGAGCTGGAGGTATAGATATCAATTTACCTTGGCCAGAAATGCCGAATGGAACCAAACCAGAAAGATGGTAAATAAATATTAGTGTAATTGAGTTCTTAGATCTTTTTGTGACTTAAAATAAAAAAGTTCTGATTCACAACCAGTATAATAAAAACCATATTGGATTATATTTTGGTCTCTACATAATTGATTTTCTAACTGAAGATTGTATATTTGTCTGAAAATTTGATTATATTGATCATCAACTTTACGAATAATAGTTGTTGTATCAGGTAATACAGATTTAAAATTGATATTTTGTATCTTATCTCTAAATTTTTTTATATCCGATTCTTTTTCCATCTCGAGTCGTAAGGTTTCTTTCAATTCTTGTAATGTATTTTTTCTTTGTGGATGTTGTATTAGATATATAGATTTCTGTTTATTTGTGATAACTGCTTTAATTTTATTTAGGCTTAATTTATCTATGTTTTGTAGTGATTTGGTGTCACACCAGATAACATAATCATATGAAGCTAATATTTTGGGCAAACAGAATTTATATTTTTTAGTGGTGTGTCTATATTTAGTCATTGGGCACGTTTTACCGCCTAAATCTAGTTCTTTTTCAAGAGTAACTTTCTGAACATTCCATTTAGAAGATTGTATATCCATGTCAGTAAAAAAATAATAATCTATTTCTTTTGAGAAGTTAATATTATCAAGTTTTTTAGCTGAGATTTCTTTTCTATAATCTCCAAAATTAGCAGAATAAACGGCAATTTTCATATATTCTATATGATTTTAAAATTTTGTAAAAAAAAGGTTAAGTATAAATAGAGAATATTATTATATAATATGCGTGGAAAGGCTGTGATTGATGTTTTATGGAATAAGTTCTTTAAGAATCTGGATAGTCACATAGTAGTTCAACGCTACAAAGGTGAATAGTTTAAACAGACCACCTACGCATTTTGCGGCGATTGTTCAAGGTGGTCATATAAAGAGTATTGGAGTACAGAGTTTGGCTGGGACAAGTAAGATAGGAAAAGAGAGGAAGGCAGTTGTGACGCGTCATGCCGAGATGGATGCGATATATAAGTTGAGTGATAAATCATGTTTGATGAAGAAGGGTGGACGTTATGAATTGTATAGTGTTCGATTTAGGCAAATAAATGGTATTTGGGTTGCTGGCAATGCGAAGCCATGTCAACAATGTCAAAATATGTTGATTGAACATGGAATAAATCGTGTGATTTATACAGATGATGAAGGATTGCTTATTAAGGGAGATTTAAAATATATGCGATGTAAGCCTACAAATGGAACTGTTATAGCAAAGAGAGCTAAGGATGGTATGAAGAGACCTCCTCCATTTAGACTGGTGGGTACATTTTCATTTTGTAGTAATAATTGTTGTTGTTAGAAATTACACATATTACCTGAAGGTTCGCACTTTGCATCACTATTAACTCTAATCCTATAATCTGGATTTACATAACAACTCATACCATCTGCGGGATCTGCGGGTATTGTTTCAAGTAGTTTATGTTGTTGATAAAAAATATCACATCCGCGTGAGTGCCATGGACCAGTCGAACTTACACTAATACCACTGTATCCAGTTTTACCGTATTTATTTTCTGCTACCTTCTTACATTTTTCTAAAATCTGATTATGACTCAAACTCAGAATCTGTTTACCGTCATTCTTATAAGGACCTGCTGCACCGATGTCACCTGCTCTTAATTTCATTTTCACTCTTCCACCAGAATTAGCTTTATTACAATCGTAGCCAGTTTTATATCCAGTTTTTCCTGGATAAGCTTCTGCTTGAGACTTGATAGAACTTTCTGCCGGGGTAAAAGTACAATAATTTCCAATACCAGATTCCATATTTTTATAAGATTTTTCGCATGTTGCTTTATTACTGTTATTTTGGCCACAAGAAGCTATTCCATAAAAAGATGGGTCACATTCTTCATATTCTGGAGCTGGAGCTTGAGTTGGAGCTTGAGTTGAAACAGGTGTGGTATTTATTCTACATTTGTCTAATTGTTTTTTAATTTTATTATGATTGGCTTGCTTTTTTTGCAATGTCTTCCTTAATTTATGAAGTTGTATGACATGCGGCCTAAATTGGCGGTGTGCGTGATCTATGCGTTGCTTCATTTTCTGTACCTGAATGTTCTTTTTCTTGAATTGATTCAAAGCATTATTACTGGCGTTTATGGCATTTTTATTGGCTTTCTCTAGGCTGGAACATGAACCTTCGGTAAATGATTCTCTAACATTATAAATTCCAAATACTAAACCTAATAATATGAGAAAAAATAATGTTCCAAACATCCAACAAGGCATTTTTTTATAGGATTTTGACATAATCTTTGACATATATTATAAGGTTTAAATAAAAATAAACTTGTGCTTTTCGAAATTTGAAAATACGAAATATAAAGTAATATAAAGTATATAACATGGCAAAACAAAATGGCATGATAATTTGCGTTATAGCTGCGTCAATTTTAGCGATTGTTCTTTTTTGTGTTTCTATAAGAAATATGAATAAAACCTCTGAAACAAATACTAAGGAGAAGTATATTGGAAAACCAGCTAAAAAATCTGGTAAAGAGGATTTATGTGTAAAGAAACATAAGGTTGAGGAGAATTTACAAAGAAGTATGTATAAGTCGCACTTAAACTTAGATTAAGGTGATATCAAATTACATATTCTTCATTACCTGTTACAAATAATAGGTTTGATGTGAAAGTAAGTTTATATAAGTTATATAGTTATATAACCCGATGGATGGTATTAAAACTGAAACAGATGTAGCAGATGATAACTATGAACTAAGTTCCATCGAAAAAAAAGAAGAACCAATGGATATACCATTATATGGTGGTCAAAGAATAGGTCGTAATTTAATCAAGAATATAGGGTCTCACATCAAAAGTACTTTATTGTATTATAAGAAAAGGCTAAGTGATAGTTTAGTAAATAATGCGGAAAGAGTTCCATTTAAGATAGGAGCAAGAGGTATAAAACAAGTTAATAAGATGTATCTTACACCAGTAGTACCTAAACAAAAATTGAAGTATATAACTTCAGGTTCATTTAATTCTATTTATACAACTACAGATGATAAATACGCTTATAGAATAACTACAGATGCAATAAATGCAAATAGCCAAGAAGCACAAGAGTTAACGTTAGAAATGTTATTGACAGTTCGATTGTCAAAATTAGGAATTTCGCCAAAAATAGTGGATGTATTTTTTGCGAAGAATGATATGCGTTCTGGTAAGAATACACATGCTGTTATGATTACGGAATTTTCTAAATATGGTTCTTTAAGCAATTTTATGAAGTTAGAAGAATGTACACTACATCGAATACCTGAGTTGGTATCACAAACAACAGAACTTTACAAAAAGATGATAAAAAATAAAGTATTTTGTACTGATGTAAAACCCGGAAATATGCTTGTTACGAAATCATATAGATTGTATTTAATAGATTTTGATGACCAATTTTGTGCATCAAAAGAATCAAGTATTTTTAATGGTGAACACATATACTTATATGCACAACAGTTAGCAAAATTATGGAGACCTGAAAACAAACATTCAGAACAAATAGTAAACAAAGGTTTTCTTGGATTAAATCTGCTTCAAACAGGGGTATGCATGTTAATAGATAACATTAAAAACGAGGAAAAGTTCTATGAATATGCAAGACGATTGGTAGCAAATAATATTGCTTTTACAAAAGAAGATCTTGGTAGTATAGTGTTGTGTTCATATATTCCAGTTAGTGCAGATTATAATCCTTACATGATTCTAAAACATTATTTGATCGGAATGGATCCCCCTTATACATTTGCAGGCTTTGAAATAAGTGATGACCCTGTTACTGTTATAGTTACATCATATTTATTATGTGCATTAGGAGAGGCAGATACTGTGCTTATTCTTAGAACAATGTCTGAAAAAGACGATATTATAAAGGTTGCAGATACAGGAAAGTTCCCTGTATTTTCACCAACAAAATACTGGGAAGATAAGAAAAAACCAAAAAATATCAAGGATAAGAAACAAGAGATGATAGATGAATTAACAAAGAAGCATGCTCAAAAAGGAAATAAGAGAAAATAAAAATTAAGATGTAGTAATAGAGATAATTAAATAATCCCAGTAGAATTTTTAATATCTGTATAATCCAATGAAATATGAGAGGTGTTAGATTAATAATATACAATTTACTCCTCGTTTGTGGAATTCAATTAAGACCTACGATAGAAAGAATGGCTAAATATTCATCAAAAGCATATATGTCTACTAAAGATGCGAAAATAAACACATTAATTAGTTTGCCAGAAAAAATAGGTATACGAGCATTTATTGATAATGACGATTTTATAATTACATGCCGTGGAACATGCAATATTGCCGACTGGACAACAAACTTGAATTGTATTTTAACAAAACATCCATATAAGAATTCGGGAAGAGTACATAGAGGATATTTGGAAACAGTATGGAATTTTTTAAAGTTATCAGAATTTAAAGAAATAGAAAAAGCAATTTATACTCAGAAAAATAGAGAAATACTCATATGTGGACATTCAAGTGCAGGAGCGAAAAGTGTTATACTTGGGCATTATTTAGCAATAAATCATCCTACAAAAAGGTTCACAATCGTTACATTTGGTTCTCCAAAAACAGGTGATTATAAATTCTATCAAAATATAGAAACATTAAGAAATTTGAATATAATTTCTGTAAACTTCAGAGATGATTTAGTTCCATTATTGGGTTTTGGAATTAGTAAACCAGATAGGCAAGTTGAGATATTTTCACATGAAAGATGCTATCATCTTATAAAGTCACATTTAATGTTAAGATATGAAGAGGCATTGATACATAACACCGAATTATATCATTGTTTAGAGAGAAATGAAGACAATATTTTTGTTGATAATACTTTTAAATTCAATATAAATTAACAATCAATCGGTTTATAGTGTAATAATAACAAATAATAATATTCATGTTCAAGAGGTTCTCTATAATGTATGTGATCCGTACCATCGAACATCATTATACCTCCTTTATCACAATCACATGCAACACAGTTGTCTTTTGATGGAATTGGTGTGTCACTATAACGACCCTTGTGTTTAACGTTTTGTTTTCTAAGGTCAACATAAATATCCCAATTTGTTCCATTAGGTTTATCTATTAAATATGATACAGTTCTCCAACAATCTGGATTATCAGTATGTTGGGGTAGGTTAGAACCCTTGATATAACAACTTAAATATGTGTATGTTGGTTTCAACTTTTCTCCGGTAATTTTTTCAATTAAGGGAAGCATTTCATAATGTAATACTCGGGCGATTGGGTCATTTCTTGTCTTAAATCTTTTTGATTGTCTATCACCAAATGGAAATTGTTCAGCATTGATACCCTTATGATAATATTCAGATATATAATCAACCGCCTTAGACATAAACACATTATTGACGATTACTGGTGTAAATTCATCAAATTTATAGTCTTTATTCAATATATTTGTATTTAAGATTCCAGTTGTTTCATCTCTAATATCGGAAAATTTTGATATAACACTGTTAATATCATCCCAACCCATACGAATATTGCAGAAACTGAGTGATTTATAACCATTTTTTGGTATAGTGCCATCTTTGAATTGTTTATATGTTTCATTCAAATGATTTATATAGTTAATTGGTTGTAAAGTTTTAGTAGCTTCTTCAAGTTTGATTTCTTTTGGATTGACAGTAGTTTCTGTTTTACCATCGCCAAGCACATATGCTTTTGTTGTTTCTGTTGTTTCTGTTTTTTTAGATGGGGGTTTGTAAACATAAGAAGACTTCCTGCTTCTTTCGCGTACATAAATATGGAAAACAATCAATGGTTTATTCGATAAATTGGTAATTTGTTTGCGAACAGATGCTTCTCTTATATTAGAGCCTGGTTTGACATTTTCGTATACTAATAAGGACATTGGTTCGGGTGTATAACTCAAACAAGTTTTGATAAAAAAATAATTGATACCTTTCTCCATAAAAAAGCTGATAGTTTTACAACGTTGACCCATTTTTTCTTTAAGAATTCTCGATTCAGGAATACTGCTGTCGTATGCATCAAAATGGGGTTTATGAGTAAATCCTCCCGGATATTGGACTGCTTGTATTGTTTCAAAATGGTCAATCGATTCACCGGTAATTCTTGAAATTTTCTGTAATAATCTGATATGATTCCCACTTGGTACCCATGTTGTAGATTTTTTAGTATCATCTTCAAATGCTAAATCTTTTTTTAATAGTTCTAAATCCTCATTAACAAGAACATTGTCATAGCCTTTTATAATCGGATTATAAGAAGCACCAATATTTATCTTTGTTAAATTGGTAATAACAACATCCTTACCATCTTCATTGACTGCTTTATATGTGACGTTTAAGTTTTTATTTCTTGGAGGATCATATACAATTTTTTTGAAGTTATCTTCACGAAACCAGAGATTAAAAGCCCATTTTTCGCCTTCTTCTACTGGGCAACCGGCATGTTCACTCATAGGGTGACGTTTATTTGAATCTTTATATACATTGTGAAAAACTAGTAATCTTCCAGCTTTTGGTTTAACATCCATTTTAAGTCTTGTAAAGCGGGTATTACCTCCTTTTTTTACGTTATTCAAATAACATAATGCCGTTATCATACGCTGACCACCTAGCCGCATACACCTTCTTGATTTTTCACTTCCATCGTGCGGCCAACTATCACAATGATTCCTATATTCTTGATTTTTATCATAATAAATAATTTGATAAGATTCTGCATTAAGCAATGGTAAACCTACATGACTGGCAATTTTTGTAGCAATATTCAAAGTTATATCATCGTGAGAATGTGATATCCAACAATTCTTACCTGTTCTTCCATTAGAGACTTCGCCTTTTTGACCATGTGAGACCAAGGCTTGTTTCAATTTACCCGATGCGATTTGTATGAAATGTAGGCATGTATCATAATCTAAAAAATCATCAATTGTATGTACATGAGGCTCATCGTTATAGTAATTAATTTTTGTTGTGTCATCATTCGTTGACAAATTCATTTGATATGTATATTAAACAGAAACAATTAAAATGGATTATTTAAACACTAAATGGAGTTTCAAACCGTTTGAAGAAAATAATCATTTTACTTTTTCTATTGATAAGAGAGACAATGATTTTACAATGGATATTTCAATAATTAAAGATGATATAGAAGAAACTATGACGAATATACCTTTACAAGTCTGCCCAAATCATGTTTATCGTTCAAAAGAAATATCTATAAAACGGGACATATGTTATAAACAGTATATTGTAAATTCTATAAAGTTTATGTTAAAATTTAGAAATCGAAAGCTTTCTCCAGTATCTTCAATCACTTTGAATTGTGTGAATGTATCTAATGAAACAAAACCAAGAATATTTACATTAAACATGAATAATATCGAAAAATATGGATTCATTACAACTTAATATTGCGCATTTTTGAGAGAATTATAAAATAACATCTCATATTTGGGAAATAATGAACGAAGATTATGAATTATTTGGGTTGGATAAAGAAACTGTAACCAGTAAAGAGGCGAAAAAAGCCTATTATAATTTGTCTTTGTTAGTACATCCCGATAGAAATTCATGTCCTGATCGTAAAATAGGATGTCAAGAAATGGACACAGTAATCAAAGCATATCGTCGAATTATGAAAGATATTTTATCAAGAAATGAAAATAAGATAGTAAAAGAGTGTAAAGATTTGACAAAACTTCAAGAAGAAGAATTGAAAGTTTTGGATGAAGAAACGAAAGAAATGCCATCTTTTATGGATATTTATATAGAAACGCACGATGATATACAAAAATTTAATAAAGCATGGGAAAAACGTTCCAATGAACAAAAAGAAGAGGATTATTTATTGACTTCATCGGGGGGCTATCAAACAATTTGTTCAGAATATGCAAATAAATCAATGGATGGACTTGTTTATAATCCAAATATAGAAAGTGATACACAAGAAGGATTAATAGAATTTAATAAACCAAAAACAGAAATAATATCTATTGACGATTTGAATACTTTTAATACCACAAATTCATGTTGTTTCGATTACAAAGAGGCACACGGAACTCCAGAATTTCTCCAAGATAGGATTCCATCGGAAAGTATTGAAAAATATAATAATGCCGAAGATCTGGAGGTAGCTTACAAGAAGAAATGTAAGGAGTTAGAACATATATTCATATAATGTCTATTATTATATCACTTAATAAATCTGGTTTGTTTGGAGTTAATGGAGAGCTTGCTTATAATTCAAAAACGGATCTAAGTATATTTTCAAGACTTACAAAAACTTTTGGAAATGTAGTCATGGGAACAGCTACATGGAATAGCTTGCCTGATGATATGCGGCCCTTACCTGATAGATTGAATATTATTATTACTCGAAAACCAAGTGAATTTCCCAAACAATTAAATACAATTGCAGTGCAAAGTATTAAAGCTGTATTTGGAATAGTGGACGAACCATGTTTTATTGGTGGTGCTTCTCTTTTGAATTCTCTATTTACAGACCCAATGTTTAACAGAATTTCAAAAATGTATATTACAGAGTTTGATGAGCATGACCAACCCACAAATGGAAAATTTATAGAATTACCAACACAAAATTTTAAAGTTGTTTCCAGTTATTTAACCAAATCTTCAAAGGTAAAGACATATTTAGGCAATGAAATAATCATGGATATGAAGCACATCACATATAGTCGAATTTTTCCAAATAACATTGATTTAGAAAAATCGTATGAGAAAGATTATTTGGAATCTATGAGAAAAATTTTAGATCTTCCAGTTCGGAAAAGTAGAAATGGCGATACATATTCAATGTTTGGATTACAATTTAAATATGATTGTTCAAACGGTAAAGTCCCTTTAATAACAACTAAGCAAATGGCTTGGAAAACGTGTATAAAGGAGTTGCTCTGGTTTATTTCGGGTTCTACCAACAATGCAGATTTGGTAAAGAATAACGTTAGCATATGGACTAAAAATAGTTCAAGGGAATTTTTAGATTCAAGGGGTTTAGTTTCTAATAAAGAAGGAGATCTTGGCCCAGTCTATGGATTTCAATGGCGACATTTCGGAGCATTATATAAGGGGTGTGACGCAAATTACAAAGAAACAGGTTTTGATCAATTAAACAAATGTGAACAAATGCTTAAAACAGACCCCTTTTCACGTAGAATTGTAATGACAGCTTGGAATCCATTGCAAATTGATAAAATGGCTCTTCCACCATGCCATATATTAATACAATGGTACGTATCTAATGACAATAAACTGTGGCTTCAATTTTATCAAAGATCGGGTGACATGTTTTTGGGGATACCATTTAATATGTTCAGCTATTCAGTTTTATTACATATTATGAGCAAAAGAACAGGTATTCCTCCGGGCGGAGTGGTACATTCAATTGGTGATGCACATATCTATTCGAATCATATTCAAGCTGTTTACAAACAATTGAGTAATACTATTAAGCAGCAGCCTACTATCAGTATTGTTGATAAGGAAAACTGGGAAGATTATGATATTAAAGATTTTGAACTCTTCAATTATGAATGCTCCGGAAGAATTTCTGCACCAATGAGCGCCTAAACTTTAAGTTCAAGTATTAACATCAATGCATACATGAATGCAGCTAAAAATATAAAAGCTCCAGCAAGCATATGTTTTCTTTTACTTCTTTGTATTTCTTCTACGTAAAAAATTGAAACAACAAGCGATATAACTGTAAAACTAACAATTGCAGATTGTAATGCGCTTGAAGACATATTAATATTAAAAAAGATTTTTTATGAACAAAATAATTATCCCAAATGAAATATTCATAAATATAATTGAACCATATTCCAGAAAACCTCAATCGAAATTTTTATTAGACGATATTAAAAGCTTTTATTCTACGTTAGAACAGGTAAAAACTTTGTATTCAAATTATATACAAAAAAAATATAGGAATTTTATAGATTTAGGATATCAAGGCTTTCAATACTCATTTTATAATGAGCTATTGAAAGGTCTCCATATTATATGTGGAACAAATGTTATGGATTATTACTCGTATCAATTGTTAGAGTTACAAACCAGATATTGCAGACAATTCTGGGCTAGCTGTACTCATGAAGAGAGAATTGAAATTATTATTGCTCTTACTACTTTATTTACAAGATATTCGAGAAGACCAGGCGATCCTATCTAATAAGGAAAGGGATATACAAATGATTCTATCACTCCAATAACATCCTCATTCAATTTAGATAAGTTCCCCAAACTTGACCTAGTCGCCTTTAATAAACTCTTTTTTGAAGCCCACGAACAACATAATGAAATATTGTCCTTTATATTTACCTTCTCTTTATGTATATCTAATATCGGACCAATATAATAATCCATTTCGAAATTTCTTGACCAATCCATTTTTAAAGCCTTATACATAGTACTTGCCTCTAATCCATAATGGGAACACATCCCAATTATTTTTAATAAGAATGTTCTGGAATGATATTTATGCTTAAATATCAAATTCGCAAGAAAATACTTATCGTTTGGATTACATCCCTTTTTTAGAAGGAAACGTAACATTTTTAATGTTTTTTCTTCCTTACTTTCTATCCTATATTTCAATGTACTATTTGATACTGGAAAACGGCTCACATTGTCTATAGCGTTAGATTCCAACCTATAATCATCATAATTTCTGGGTAGAACGTTCATAGTCCATTCGTCAGTAGGCATAGTGGGGATATACACCCATCTATATGCATTCATACCTTTATTCCAAACTCTATAAAAGATTGTCCCATTTCCTCTGAACTCAAACATAACTGCCAAAGCATATTTAATCAATGTTTCTGGACAACCATCTTTCCTAACCATTGCTTTTACAGATTTCAAATCAAAAGCAGTAATTCTCCCATATAATCTTTTTCTTTTCCAATATCTTTCATGCGTAAACTTTTTCCAACTAATTATCAGTTTACTTAAAAACTTCCTTGTGCTTTTTAACAAAAAGTTTGAACTCAGGCTATAAGATGACACGAGGGTCATCTTACACGCAGCTACAGCGAAAGCGGGTGACGCATTCGCACGAACGTTTATGTTAAAGCCTAAATTACTCATCTTTTCGGACTGGGTATTATAATTTATGTAGTCCTTGGTCGATTTTACGCCGACTCTATATTTACAAACAAGTTACTGTCTTAAGTAAATACTTTGGTACCGAGCATGCAGTTTCCTCCCAGTACTTAATATTTATATCTCTAAGCCTTATATAATATCATTTTTTTAGTATACATAAGGGTATACAAATGAAGATATCATTCCAATAACATCATCGTTCAATTTAGATAAATTACCCAAACTTGAACTGGTTGCCTTCAATAGGTTCTTTTTTTCACCCCATGAGAAACATAATGAAATATTATCTTTGATATTTAGCTTCTCTTTATGTATGTCTAACAAAGGACTGAAATAATAAGACATTTCATATTCTCTTAACCAAGGCATCTTTAAAGCCTCAAACATAGTGCTTGGCTCTAATCCATAATGGGAACACATCCCTATTATTTTTGATAAGAAAGTTCTGGAATGATACTTATGCTTAAATATAATATTTGCCAGAAAGTACTTGTCGTTTGGATTACATCCCTTTTTTAGAAGGAAACGTAAAATTTTCAAAGTGACTTGTTCCTTATGCTCTATTCTAGATTTCAAATTTTCAGAATGAGAACCTCTGCTTCTGCGACTAATATAGTTTGTGTGACTGCTTTGATGTGTTCCACCATGCGTATCATAATCCACATTAAGTTCATTCCTTTTGATATCCGGCATATATGGAACGTATTGTACCACATGATTCTTCCAAATTAGTAGTCGTCGCGTACCTATCTTAAAATCAAACAAAATATGTAAAGCATGTTTAAGAATTCTACGAAGATTTTCATCTTTTCGAACGATTGTCTTTACAGCCTTTAAATCAAAAGCACAAATTCTCCCATAAAATCTCGCGGTTTTCAATGTCCTATCTCTTGTATATCTCTTCCAAGCATCCATCACAACAACAAAAAGATCATACATCATATAATCTTCTTATTTCCCGAATTAAGCCTAATAGACTCCTAATTAGACTTAATAATATTTACAAACAAGTTACTGTTTTAAGTAAATATATGATTCAAAGCTATAACAATCTTAATTAGAAATGCTTTGTGTACCTGGGCATGCAGAGTTTCCCCACACTATATATTCATTGTCTAAGACTTATATAGTATCATTTTTAAAAATAATGTGTATTAATAGTAATGGACCGACGTTTAAAATCCGGAGATATGCGAACATATCTTACAGTACCAATAGACTGTGACTGGATAGATGTTTTTGAGTCAATATCTACTGGTAGAATTTATACTAAATGGGGAAATATAAGACAATTAGAATGTGATCACTTATTACCCGTTTTGTTTAGTATTATATTCAATATAGTCCATGTCGAAGAATTATATACCTTTTTAGAAGGTCCAATCAATAGTTCCAAAGGTGAACGAATACCAAAAATAAGACTGGAAAAGACAAGTAACCGTGATCCAAATGAGTATTTGAGAGATAGTAAATCGAGAAAACATGTAAACATTGCATCCCAGACGGCAAGGTCGTCGAAGTCCAACAACGCGTCCCTAAACCGCATGCGCATCACTAACGTTTCAAAGCCCTCGAGCGGGCAGTTCGGCGCCGCTAAGACGACACAAATAGAGGACATACTGTCCAGATTTCAAGAACAAGAAGAGGATTTTTATGATCACGACCAAGTTCACAAAAACATCGGTTATTACGTATATTTAGATTCTGATTTTATATATAATGAGAATTTTGAAACAGAAATTAAAATAGGTAAAAAGATAAAACAGAGTTTACAACATAATCATCCCCACGTTTCTGTAGAAGATTTTCTTTTAAAAAGATTTAAACCTTTAATTGATTTTTTTAACAAATTAGTAGGAAAAGGAAAAAAGAATATACCCGATATTCTTTCTTATGACGAATATATAGAATTACAAACAAAGAAGAATATACCTGATCATTTGTGGGTGCGGGTCGAGTCGAGAAGCCAACCCGGGCAAATTTACTGGGGAAGAAAGGATGGCAATATTACACAGATTGAGAGACCGACCGGGCTCACGATCGATAATTGGGAACCCGATACTTCTAAAGAGAAAATATCTAAAAAACAATCCCGTAAAAAACAACTTAAAAATATAGATGAAAAGGTGAATCAAATGTTTGTCAAATCAGAATCGGGGACACGTCATACTTTTGAAGAAAGGTATGTAAAATATATAGATTATTTGATGACTATATATGACAAAATACTTGAGAACAATCATACAGAACAATTTGAAACTGATGATGAAAAATTAGATCAGGTTAAAGACATAGCTAGTAAACGTTTCAAATTAATAAATGAATTTTTTAAATCTAATAAATCTAAAATAGATAATAAGTTAAATAGGTTAAAAAAAAATATACCTGAAATAAAAAAACTAATCAATATATCCGGACCTCCCTCACGAACGATTCCAAAATTTGAATATATTATATATCAGAATGAATTGAACGAACATCTGGTTAATAAAGATTACAGATGTAAGTTAACATTTATAGAAAAGCGTCAAGAAAAAAAAGATTATTATCAGAAATTTATTGATATTTGGAATTTGACTCTTAAAGAAAATTATTTGGATTTTCAATTTGATAAAAATAACTGGATGGAAAACCCAAATAATAATGCTAAAATGAATTATTTAGGTATTAACCATTCGGAATTTTATAAGTCAAGAAATAATAATTTATTCGTTTATAGAGACAAAAAATACGAGGATTTTTTTAATAATAAAATAAACTGGCTGATTGATGTAATAAACGCTGGTGTTAAACGATTGGAATTAGAGATGGCGCGACACGACTCAAAACAGCCTTATTTGCCATCATGGTCAAAAGAACAGATAGAAAAACGCAAGCGTAAGCTTGAAAGGAACAAAAGGTTACTTAAAGAAGTTAAAGGAAAATTTATCGCTTTACAAAAACGTGAACTGTATATACCAATAAAATTAAAATCTTTTGGAAAAGATGTTAACGACCGTTTTGGTTATACCGTTGAATATAACTACATACCCTTAAATAAGAAAATAGAGGAAATAGATGTAGAATTTGAAGAATATGAGAATGAAGAAAGCGACAAGTATATAGATTTCTTAAATAACTATCCCTATAGTGACAGTCCTTCGCCGCCAAATATTTCTGAAATAGGAAATTTCATTCAATTTGATAACAATATTCCATCATATCCAACAGAATCTGGAACTAACCATTTTAAAGATTGGCGGTATAGACCCACAATAAATAAGATATGTACAAATGAACAAAAACAAATTTGTGATAAATTGAAACAAATGCGTGATACTATACCCGGAATTGTAGAAAATGATTTCCCCGCAGTTTACGGAAAGGATTATGGAACTTCGACATACGGCACATTTTCGTCCAATGTTCAATGGGGGAGCAGTAAAAAATTTCCAAAATGGTTAAAAGATGTTGCTATAAGCCAAATAAAATTTAAAAAATATTTGGAAAAAGATATAAAGACGCTTGAGGAAAAAACAAGTACAGACAAAACTCAAGATGATTTTAGAAAGGATATTGCAATGAAAAGAACAGAATATGATATTGATAAAATTGATGATGACTTAATAAGAAAACTTGAAGAAGTAATTAATGAAATTGAAATTAAAAAGCGTAGTAAAAAGAGAGAAACGGGCGTAGAATATATAGCACCTATAGACGACGATACTGACAACAATGATAAGAATGATGATGATGACAACAATGATGATGATGATGATGATGACAATGATGATAACAACAACAATGATGATGATGACAATGATGATGATGACAACAATGATGATGACAACAACAATGATGAGGTAGAAAACATACACCCCCCAGATGATGACAACAACAATGATAATGACAACAACAATGATGATGACAACAACAATGATGAGGTAGAAAACATACACCCCCCAGATGATGACAACAATAATGAAAATATGGATGCTTCAGATAAAGAATTTGAAAAAGATCTTAAAAAGTTGTATAAAGATGCAGAATACAATGGAATTCCACCACTCATTTACGCGGCAGGCATATCGGAAGGAGTGAAATACATCGAGTCGTTATTGGAAAAAGGAGAAAGGTTTGATGACAAAACGCGTGCAGCAGGGTTAAACGTGCTCCATATTTGCACTGGAGCGAATGGTGAACTAAAATTTTTAGTTACTTTCTTGAAAATAATTGGTTTTGAGAAAGGTAGGGAACTAGTAAAGCAGGGTGATAATAAAGAAGTAACGCCACTTGAACGAGCTAATAAAGAAAAGGGTAATGCAAGTCACGATATAATAAAAAAACTTTACATAGCACTTGATGAAAATAATAAATCAAAATATGACGAATTAATAGATGATGCCGAACAAGAGATTGAACACTCTAATATGAAAAAACCTCGCATCTCAACCCCAGTCCAGACACAGACTATAGGTGACTGGCGGACGGATGAAAATGGACAGTATAATGATTCACTCTCTGTTGATGAAAAGAATCGTTTCTTGGATAAACATGCAGACCTTCAGCAATTTGCGTACAGATCACCTGAAACACGGCATAATCCAATGGGCGACGACGACGTACCAATGGACGACGACGACGTAGCAATGACCGAGCTCCCCAATAGCGACAGCGACATCCACTCGCCGGCCGCACCTCCTGTCTTTCCCTCAGAGGACCCGGCCGCGCGTTTGACGGTGGGTGACCAATTAGAGGACTCGTCGACCTCCTCGACGACGCCGGAGCAGCGCCGGGCACTTTTCCGAGTTACGCGGCCACGAAAGAGATCACGTTCATCATCCGGTGGAAAAAAACTCACAAGAAGAAGGGTTAAGAAGTCATCAAAGAAGAAGTTAGGGTATAAGCTTCGTAATACCAGAAAACAAAAATAATGTGTATTAATAGTAATGGCTAAAACCAAAAGAAGAAATGTAAAAAAAGGGACATCAACCAAAAAAAAGTCAGATTGTGGATGTAAATACAAATATAATTACGGTGGAACAAAAAAGAACTTAAAACCTGAATTAAGGGCAGATATTCCAGATATTATACCAATGGAAGAATATCCTCAACATAGATTTGAGTCTGGTCTCATAATCCCTGAAGATCAAGCGCTAATGAATAATGTTTCTGATAATGAGTGGTTAAATAAAATTGCGGAACATAATTTAGAAACTATTGGTAGAGAATTAGATTCAGATGATGAAATTTTTATTGAAGGACTATTAGACCTGTCAAAATCACACGATAATGAAAATGACTTGAATGAAGCAATTGAATCGGCAAATGCATTTTGGGTAGCAGAATCAGCTAAGCCAAGCAAACCTACTAAAAAGCGAAAATCGAATAAAAGTAAATCTTCAAGCAAACCTAAGCGAGTTTTCAAACCTTCCGAAGAAACATTGAAAAATTGGCAAATGCCACAAGATAATTCGTCAAAAAAAGCAGGCGGATATTTAATTGATGAAGATAGCGATGATAATGATAGATTTCCTTCAACAGAATTGAAATCATTTGAACCACTTAATATTGATTATGAATCTACTGAACCTACTGATTCAAATGATAGCAAAATGGGAACTGTATTACTTGTTGGTGCAAGTGTGATACTAGTGACTGGTGGTATTTTTATTGCTGGTGCAACCGGAGGATTAGTCGCATTATCTGTTGGTGATATGATTAGATAATCAATTAATTTAACAAATTATCTATTGAATAGTAATATGGCTAAAACCAAAAGAAGAAATATCAATATACGTAAATTATCTAAAAAAAAGTACGTTTATGATCAAATAGGTGGTCTTGATAAAAGTCCACTCAATGATGTTGTATTAAATAGTCCTATATATAACGACGAAGATGAATGGGAAAAAGACAATTACACACC